CAGCAGGAGTGCCTTCAGTGCCAGTAGTAGCTGGAGATTCAGTATGAGTTTCTTCACTTGCTACAGGAGCTGCAGGTTGAGCTGTTTCAGTACCAGTAGTTACAGCAGGAGTGCCTTCAGTACCAGTAGTAGCTGGAGACTCAGTGTGAGTTTCTTCACCAGTAGCAGGTTGAACTGCAGGAGTACCTTCAGTACCAGTAGTTACAGCTGGAGCTTCTGTGTGAGTTTCTTCAGTAGTACCAACAGCTGGAGCTGGGGACTCAGTATGAGTTTCACCAGTAGTAGGTTGATTTACTACAGGAGCTGCAGGTTGTTCAGTATTACCAGTTGCTGGAGCAGCTGGAGTATTACCTGTTTGATCTGCTGGTTTAGGTGTATTTTCAGCAGCACCATTATATGCATCAACCATGAAGTTAGGATCTAATTCTTCATCTTCATGATGTTCAGTATTACCTGTAGATGGTTGAGGATTTGCAGGTGTTTCAGTATGAGTTTCACCAGTAGTAGGATTAGCTGGTTGAGCTGTTTCGGAACCTGTATTCACAGCTGGAGTACCTGTTTCAGTATTACCAGTAGTAGGGTTAGCTGGAGTTTCTGTATGAGCAGTTTCACCAGTAGATGGTTGTTCAGTTGTACCAGTAGAAGGAGCTTCTGTATGAGTTTCAGAACCTGTATTCACAGCTGGAGTACCTTCATTACCAGTGGAAGGAGCAGCTGGAGTTACGGCGGAACCTTCACCTTCGGTTGTACCAGTGGAAGGAGTTTCAGTATGAGTTTCACCAGTGGATGGTTGCTCAGTGTGAGTTTCTTCACCAGTTGTTGGATTTGCAGGTTGTTCAGTATGAGTTTCTTCAGGTTTATTAGGTTGAGCTTCATCATGTTTAGGCTCCTCTGTTTTACCGTTTTCATATGCATTAACGATATCTTTACCTAATTTGTCATCATGCTTATCTTCTGCAGTTGCAGTATAAGTAAGACCAGAGATTACCCAGCCAGCACGAGCTGCACCATCAGCGATAGCTTTAAGGTTACCAGCAACTGTAGAGCCTCTGAAACGAACTTCTTTATCTTCATCTGGACCATTATCGCTCATAGCAGCCAATACAGATGTAACAGAATCTTCGTCCAATGGGCAGTTAGTCAAATCAAGACCAGTATTCAATTTACCAGATAAACGAAGAGTGCTTAATGCAGTAGCATCTTTAAACATATCTTTTGTTGTAGTCAAAGAGCCTACATTCAATTTCAATGCTTTCAAAGATTGACAGCCTTTAAACATAGCTTCAGCATTTTGTAAACCAGGAGTCTTGATTTCAACTTGTTCCAATTTGGAACAACCTTCAAACATACCTTTTGCGGATGCTAAGTTTTCAGAAGTAGTTAATTGAACTTGAGTTAAGTTTTGGTTATCTCTAAACATGTAGTTTGCAGATTTAACTTTAGCCAAGTTCAATGGAGCTAATTCATTCAATGCTAAAGCACCATCAAACATATAATCTGTGTATTCAGTATCATCAGTATTCAAGTTATTATCCAACTTAGTCAATGTAGCATATTCTTTAGGATATGCAACTTTAAGGAAGTTGTAAGCATTCTTAGATACTTTGATGAAGTTAGCTGCAGAATCTTGACTCAATTCAGAATCTTCGATTACACCAGCTGGTTTTAAACCACGAATGTTACGAACGTCGATGGAAAGAAGTTGGTTTTTGAAGTCAATAGATGCATCAAATTTAACAACGATTTTTTCATCACGTTGAATTACGCCATTAGCGGAGTAAGTAGAAAGACCAATGTGTTTATTAGTCCAGTACTCGAAGTTACGTACTTTACCAGCAGCACGTTTCAATTCACCATCTTTTACATAATCGATTTCCCAGATTTCTTTAGCACCTTCAGAGAGAAGAACTTTATAGTTATCATCTGGATTAGAAAATACGAAAGAGATTAATAAAGAACGGCGAATCTCAGCTTTAATGTCAACCATATTAGCTTTAGGACAAGCACGTTTATTATCACCGCTAGCGGTAGAATAAGGGTTACAATTGGTAGGGTCAATTACATTATCAATTGCCATTTAGTTACCTCCATTTATAAAAATATTATATTAAATTACCATAATGTTGAAAAATATTGAGGAAGGTCATTAAGACCTTCCTCTAGATATTTTATTTACTGTTTGGAGACCATTTTTGAGCCATAAGAGCTTCAATAATACGGTCAGTAGATGTTTTAACACCAAGGGAGTTAGCAGAGTTAAGGGAATGACCTACACGAGCTTGTTTCATAGCACGGTTAGCAGTGTATTTTTCAAGCAAGTTTTTAGGTAAGTTCATAATCTTACGAGCTGCCATTTGACGTTGTTCGGATTCAGTCAATTCTGGATCTTCATGGAAGTAGTCAGTAGCTACATCAAGAAGTTCAGTGTATTTGTAAATCATTTCTGTATATACAGATTGATATTTACGACCGAATGTACGAGTATCAGAGATGATACGACCATCTAATGCAATTACAGTAGAACCATCAGCAAAGTTGAATGTGAATTTATGAGAACCAACTTCTTTAGATTCAGTAATAGCAATCTTATTAGCGTTTTCAACTTCTTTACCATTTTCATCTGTAGTTTTCTTATCAACAGATTCAAGGATTTTAGCTTTCAATACATCAGAGAAGTCTTCATAAGGTTTTTCTGGTTCTGCGGAACGACCATCAGAAACCATTTTACCAGCTTTATCAAATTTAACTACAGCATCATCAGAGTAAACGATTTCGATAAAACCTTCTTTATCGATTTTAGCTTCTTTGATTTGAGTTTTAGTCAAACGTACAACAGCAGCTTGATATTCTTTAACAATTTCAGGATGCTCAGCAATTACATCTTCAGGACGTTGTACTATATAGTAGCCAGAACCTTTAAGAGAATTGTAGTCTTCAGCATCACCATGAAGGTTACCTTCATCATCAACTAATACTTCAATTGCAGTAGCACGACGATCTTCTACTTCAACGTTTTCAGTTGGACCATAAGTGATTTTAATAGCAACTGCAGTTTCTTGAACTTCAGATTCCATTAAACCACCTAATTTACCAGGAACGTAGCAACGTTCATCTAATGTTTTACCTTGAGCTTTAGCTACATCGAATGGGGATACGTATTTGTATTTGTCAGTTTTCAATACTTTTTTAACTGTTTCATCAGTATGATCAAAAGCATTGCGAACAAAGTTTAAAACTGTACCATCTGTATATGTGACAGTACCAGTACCCTTTTTATCAGCATCTTCTCGGAATACACCATCAATCTTATTTACAGGAGCAGAATCTGCTGCAGTAGTAGGCTGAGTAGCAGTATTACCAAGTACTTCATTATCAGGCATAATACTTTCTCCTTTTAGAAAAAATAGAATTATAAAATAATGACCCCAATGGTTTTTCACCATTGGGGTAAACCATTATTCATATGTCTATAATTATTTTCTACGTTTTTTAGTTTTAGGAGCTTTAGGTTCTGCAGCTTTTGCTTTTAGACCATTTTCATAAGCTTTAAACCCAGTGGAGATAGTAGAGCATAAACGTTGATAGTTAAATGCTACTTCTTGGAAGATACCAGATACTTCTTTCTTAGTCTTCATAGAATGAAGAGCACCACTTAAGAGAAGCATCATTGTATATAGACGCATCATTTGAATTTTATCACTGAAGTTAGTTGTAACTACAAGAAGTTCCATTAAGATAGAGAAGATATTAATGGATTCAACTTCGAAAGAAGTGAATTCAGAGATAGAATCCATGAATACACCTACATTAATATTCTTAATATTAAGACGTACCAATGCATTATGAATAGCATCAACGTTACGTTGTTGGTGTTTGAATGCTTTACCTACGTTGAGGTAAGATGGTTTATCATTCAATGCTTTATATAAGAAATCATATTCTTTAGCATCATTATTAGCATTCAATACATTGATGCAATGTTCATGAACTTCTTGATTATCTGTGGAATCCATAATACGATTCATTTCAGTAATACGGTTTTCATAAGTTTCTGCAATGTAGTCTTCTAATAATTTAGATACTTCTTTAGTTTCTTCAAGTTCATTAACTTTCTTAATCGCATCATTAACAAAGTCACGACCTTTATCCATGAATGCATTACCACAGATTTCACGAATGAAACCTTCAATGAAGAATTTATAGATTGTAGTATCATTAGTATTGACACCAAGTTTATTAGCTTGAACTAAAAGCTCTTGTTTAGCTTGAGGTCCTAAAATCATTAAGATATCAGATTGTGGATCATTTTGAAGAGAAGCATATGTATGAATAATATCTTGATATACTTCATCAGACAACTCAATATCTTTAAAGTCTTCAGACTCAGCTTGTTGAGCTTTAACATCTTCTACAGTAATATCAATAGTATCAAATTTGTTTAGGATTTCTTCCAATTCTTTACTATCGATAGGACTTTCGACATCTTCGGAATTTCCATCGGTGCTAACAACTCTACTTGAGATTTTAACTTTAGAAGCGTTTCCTTCATATCCGCTCTCAACTGTTGTTTCGTTGGAGGGAAAGTCGGCTTCAGCCTTATCCTCCTCAGGTAATACTTCTACTTTTTCCATCTTTTCGATTTCTTCTACAGTAGGAATAGTCTCTGGGGCGATTGGTTGAATAGTTTCACCTTCAGGGAATTTAGCCATATCTTCTTCAGATACAGTTTCCAATTCATTGATTTCAGTTTCAGTTAAACCCTCAGCATCTTTAGCTAAGTTCTTTACAAATTTGATGTCTTCTTTAGCCGTTGTTGTCATTAGTATTCTCCTCATCTTCTAAAATTATATCATGATCAAAAGCAGTAGCTTCTGTCATATTTGATTCATCAATCTTTTCACCAGGACGATAGATTGGTCTAGTGAAGTCTCTAGTAATAGTAATTTCTTTCTTTTCCATGATTAACCTAACCCTTGAATACGTAGACGTATCTCAGTAATATACTCAGGTAAGAAGTTTTCATTAGATAGAATAACTCTCATAAAATCATTATAGATATTTACATTCTCTCCAAAGTTACTTACAATCAAATCAACCATAGGTTGTTGATAGCAACTTTGAAGAAGATCAATCATATTGATCTCTAATGTAGCTACATATTGGAGTACTTGTGGTAAATTAGCATTAATAACTGCTAACTTGGTATTCTCCATAGTCTTACGATTATAGATAGTAGAACTATCTTTATTCTTTTTAGATTCTTCTAACTCTAAAGCTGCATAGATAGAATCTTGTTCTCTAACGATTAATCCAATAACGAAATCGACCATATGCTTATTGAAGCTACAGACTAAGAAGTCATATAGTGTAGCTGCAGCAAGATAAATATTATCATCCGTCATAGTATCGAATGACATATTACAAGAATTACAGATAATATCGATGATATTCCGATATGTGTCGCCTTCTACTGCATTAGTATTTTCGACATCCATTGGGAAGTTAGCACGGATATTATCAAAGTTAGATTTAAATGTGTTTACAATATTAGGTTTTGGTATAATAGCAAACTCGTAACGTTTACTGATCTGATCAGAGATCACATCATAAATATAATCACTACTAAAATTTGCTAAGATTTCAGATAACTGATGCTCATTGGCTAATTCATAGCCACTTGCTGTACTATATCCGAACATAGCTCCTCCTTACAAAAATAGATTTGTATAAATTTACTATATTGTAACTAGATAAATAATTTTTAAACTTTATCATAAAATTTTGCAAGGTTACCAGATATATGACTCTTGACATTTGGATCATCTAAACTATAGATAGAAGTAAATGCTGATGGATCTAATTCACCCTCAGTCTCATTACGTATTTGATCTATTGCATCTTTAGTCATATTGTATTTATAAGCATAAGCTTTTAAGAATTCAGGATTTCTAAATGCTTCTTTAAGAGCTGCATCTTCTTTAGCTCTCTCAGCTTTCTCCCATTCTTGATAAGTAATACCATGAGCTTTAATCATGGCTTTATATTTATCCATCGGAGTAATCTCTTCAGGATTATCTTTATTCATTTCCTGTTGAACTTGATGGATTTCATCATAGATCTCAACAGTCTCTGTTCCAACATCGAATACTACATCATCAACATCATTATCGGTCTTGATACCTTGCTTTGTAATACCGAAGTTTTCTTTAAGATTCTTACCTTCATACCATACATATAATGCCATGAGATAAGAGAAAGTTAAATCGTCATGTGTATTAGCAGAGTGCTCAATCTTACCATTACGTTTAACTTCTAAACCAATGAATTCATCATAAAGCTGTCTAGTAACAAACTTATCTTTATGATTATCCATACGCTCTCTTAAGATTTCCATTAAGAGTTCACGTACATTCTTAGTTGAATCAAGACCAAATACTTTAACTAAAGCCTTAGTCTTCTTAATTGCCCCAGGACCTTCAAAACGTTCTTCGAGTATCTTTTCTTTATGCTCGAAGTATAAGTTCTTAGAGATACCTGCCTTCTTAAGTAATGCTATAACCGACGCCCCGAACCCGACTGTATTTAGATATAGACGCTACTCTATACCCGTGCGTTTTTTCGCATCCACTCCCATTACAGGACGTGTCTAGATCATTTGTCATCCTCCAACTTTACTTGCTGAGGCTAGAATTTTTCTTCCGCCAATCGCTTGCGGTTCTACTCTCCCGTCAGGAGATGATCGTTGAACGTGTCTTCTTATTAAGAAGCTTTCGCTGCTAAACGTGGGAGATAACTTTACTCCACACATGTCAAAGCAATTAACCCTATTGATACATAGACATTTCTATCTATGCAGTGCGTTCTTACACCATTTCGTTCGACGTTGATTACTACATTAGGCATATACTTTTGTGTCAATTCAACTATAATCTTAGCCAACTCAATTTGACTAATATAGTTACATTTAAACGTACCAATAACTTTAGTAGTCTTACTATCAATAATAGTGATAGCAGAACTATCTCGTCTATAACCACCAGATACGTCAACCCCCATTATTGGAGGATCTATAGGTTTACCGTTTCTACCATAGTCAATCTTACCATATAAGTTAACTTGGAATTTACCACCTAGTACTTCAATAGTACTATCAGGATCTTTAGTTAAACGAGATACTGTTTCTAATTCATCTAAAGTAAACGGTGAGTTATCAGAACCTTGAGACCATTCAAGAAGTACTTCACGACGGATGTCTTCCCAACGGTTATTCATAGTTCTACAGATTTCTCTGAACCAGTCTTCAGATTTACCAAGTTGAGCATAACTAAACTTGATATATACGAAAGTAGACTTAGTATTAGAATTCATTATATCCATAATCTGTTGATATGATTTATCATACCAGAATTCAGAGAATGGAACTGCATCTTCTTTCATTTGGTATGCAAAGATACCTTCAGTGGATGTTAAGAACCCAGGGGTTGTAGTGAATAGGATACCATATGGTGCACCATTTGCTCTAGCATTATCAGCAGCTCTCTTGAATGCAGGAACTGTATTAAGATAAATGATTTCATTATATGGCGCAAATCCCCATTCGTCACCCCAGAGTAATGGAATAGATTTACCACGAAGAGTATTTTGTGCAGCTGTCTTATTACGAGCAGAAGCTACAGTGATAATCTTATTTCTATTAACAGCATGCTCAAGTCTCAATACTGTATCAGAAACTTTAGCATTCTTACCATCACGAGAGAATGTTTGATCCATACGTAAATATGGAGGCAAGCATTCACGTAAGTTTTTAAGAGTTTGTAAGTTATCTTTAGAACCATCTAATGCTTTATGCATAAATGCAATAGTGGAGTTAGATGTACCAAAGTTAAATAAGTGTAAATATCTAACGTCTGCTGATAATGTTTTACCATGCTGACGAGGGAGCTCTAAGAATATATTCATATTATAAATAGAGCAGAAGAATAATGCCATATTACCACGGTGTAGTTCTAATGGAATACCTTTACCACTACCACCTTGGTCTGGTACACGTACTACTTCACGAGCAAAGTACCAGAAGTTTACCATACACTCGGCTAATACTTTACCTTTGTAGTATGCACTTAAATTTGGATCATGTGGATCTATACCAGCAAGATCTGGATCTAGAAGTGCCAGCATGAATTTATTATTCTTTATCCCAATGGCTTTTAAATACTGATGCATCCTTATGAAGCTAGTATTTCGAGTAGACATTTGATAATAGATCTTCATAAATACCTCTAGAATAATATATTATAAACGTGATATAGTGATATAAGATTTATAGTAAGGAGGTTATATCATGCTATTCACAATTAAAGAAATTAAGAAATTGGAATCACAATTCCGACCAACGTTAGTGATATACTATTTAGTATTATTACTTACGATGGTAATCATTATTGGATCTGTTATAGATCCACACTTTATGGTAAGATGGTCTTACTGGTTAACAATGAATGCTACTCAGAATATCAATACTGCAACTACAGTAATGGTATTAGGTAACCTTGCTAAACTAGTAACCATATTCTTACTTGGAAATTATGCTCAATACCTACATAGATTCATTCATGTAAGAATCTATGGTAAAAAAAGAAAAGTATGATAAATATCTCCCATAGGATTCAAAGATCCTATGGGAGCTATATATGTCTTATTTTTTTTCTTTTGTTGCTTTTTTAGCTTCAGAAACTTTTTCTTCAGCGTTTTCAACGATTTCTTCTTCTTTTGCAGGAGCAACTGCAGCTTTAGCTTCTTCTTTAGCTTTATCTTCAGCAGCTTTCTTAGCAGCTTCTTCTTCAGCTTTACGTAAAGCTTCTTCTTTAGCTTTAGCTTCTGCTTCTTTACGAGCTGCTTTAGCCTTAGCTTCAGCTTCTTTACGTGCAGCTTCTGCTTCTTCTTCAGAAATAGAAGGAAGAACTTCTGTATTGTAGTTAGTGAAGTCTAATACTACTGTATCACCAGTAGGAAGGATTTCACGTACTGTAGCTTGTTGAGAAATGCAATCAGCAATTTCTTCTACAGTTAATAATTCACGATAGATACCACGTACAAATTTGTTACGTAAACGAATTGGACGACGGCATTCAACATTAACAAGTTTAGTCTTCAAAGTGCTCATCATATGCCTCCTGAATAGAAACGATTAATTCATCATCGATAAGATCATAAGCTTCTTTAAGCTCAACGTTATCTTCGATTTCTTCAGCAAGATCTTTGCTATCATTTTCATGAGTGCGATCGATATCAGAAAGCAATTCAATTTCAGCTGCATCATCTTCATCGTCAGCTTCAATATCAATTTCTTCATCTTCTAACTCAGCTACGGAATCGATATCAGTGTTGTCATCGTCATCATCTAATTCGATTTCATCCATAGCATCAACGACATTGTCGATTGTATTATCCATATCGTTATCAGTAGCAGTGGAATCAGCAACAACATCTTCTACAGTAGAAGCTGCATCATCAAGCTCTTGATGGATAGTTTTATCATCTGCCATTATTAAATCCTCCTTAAAAATATTAATCTATAGCAGAATCGATGTAATCATCGTTATCATCTGCTAGATCATCTAAATCATCATCGGATAATGTAGATAATGCAATATCTTCATCATCCATAATTTCATCATCATCGTCACCATTTTCAATGGCATCAATGATATCTCTTTTAGCAATTAAAGAATCTAAGAAAGCGTTTTCATCGACCATTACGTCAAATGCATCTTTCTCGTCAATTTGCTCTTTAAAATATTGATCGAGTTCACTGTTCATTGCAGTACCTCCATTAAGATTACTGATATGTTAACGTGATACATTTTTTAATATTGTTTGAACTTGACGTTCTAGGATATAAATAATCACAGGAACGTAGTAAAATATATCATGTTGAGGGATAGTATAGTTAAAGTCTTCTAGAGTCTTGATTAAGAATTCTTCATATCTATTCATCTTATCTGTATTATCATTAAAGTAATCAATGATAATATTCTTGAAATAGTTTAGATCATCAGTTTCATACCGTTCATTATCTCTAATACGCATAACTGTATCATCATCAAATGAAGGTACTTGCCAATAGTCACCCATTTTATATTCATGGAAGATATAATAGTACTTCTCTAGACTATAGTATAATAGAGATGTCTTATCTTCTACCATCATACCATAGCAAGATGGATTACATATAGTACCAATATCTTTTCTTTCCAATGAATGGAAGAAAGATTTAGAGTAATCTAATGCAAATGTAGCTCTAGGAGTTAGTTGATGTGCTACGTGTAGATAATCTAATTCACCACTATTCATAATATCATGACGTTTAATGAACTCAATCATATAACTGTCATAGAAATTATGCTCATCATAAGAAAAAATAAAAGTCTGAGTTTTATTACTATAGAAGAGACTTCTATAGTAAGCAATCATATCTTGACAGATATTTTCTAGTCTACTGATATAAGCGTAATCATCATCTTTGATTACTAAAGATAGATTTGTACCGATATTAGTTGTATCCATAGTATAGGATTCTACAACCAAAGAATCAATATCAGTATTATCACCATCATGGGAACTTAAACGATAAGATATCTTATACATATTAGCCCCAGTAGGTAATGTATCTAAGGATACACTTGTAACTTTGAAGAGGTATTCTTCATTAGTATGATTAATGATAAAATAGTCTTGAGGATATGGTTTAAATGCATTAGGTACAATATATGCATCACCTTCAATTGTATCAGATTCAAGACCAAAATCACCAGCATCCATTTGAACTTGAATTCTATCAAGACCAAAGATAACTGTATCTTTAATTTTATTATATCTTAATGGAGAATCTCCATCAGTATAACTATAAGCTAAGTTTGTAGACTCATCTAATGTACTCTTACTAGTATTGATATTGTAGTAAGTACAGGTAGTAGGAGCTTTATCTGTAAAAGTATAGAATGTATTATCAAGCCGTTGAACTTGTGACTCTAATATAGAGTTTATCGTGGCTGTATATGTAGTGTCAAGGAATTTACCCATAGTCGACCTCCTTTATTAATGTGATGTTTTAGACAAAAAAATAAAGCGGTATGGACTTTTAAGCCCATACCACTATAGTATTTGTGTACAGAAGTCTTGTATCTTACTTAATGGGACTCCATAATCTTTATCTGCTTGATTTACATGAGCAAAAACTCTAGATCCTCTAAAGAATGCTATATTATTCTTTATGAAATATTCTATTTGTCTTTTAGCTATCTCACCAGCAGAATCATTATCGAAGTATAGATGAATATCCATATACATTATACCCTTAGATAGGATATACTTTAATACAGCTGAGTATTTATTACCAGCTGCTGCAAAATATATTCCTGTAGCTCTATTGGCAATATTATTGTATACAGATATGATATCAAATTGTCCTTCTGTAATATGTACCGTAATTCTATCAGATGTATATGGAATAGAAGATGGTATACAGAAAGCTTTATTATAAATATCTCTATCATCTAGCTTACAGATTAGATATCTGTATTTACTATCGACTTCTCTAATACAACGCATAGATAGTGATGTATTATTAACTGAGAGGAATCCTACATAGTCCCTTTGAATTCTTTCAAAATCAGATTCTGTAGCTCCCAGATACCTCATGATCTGGCGTTTAAAAAAAGAGAAATCGAAGATAATCTTCATATTCATCATCTCAGATACTGATAAGTTAGTACCAAGACGATTATTAATATAGTTTACCTTATCTGGATACAGATTATAGTTTACCTCAAATGCATCATATGCTACTTGAGGTTCTCTAATACGATTAGATGCGTAAGAATTACTCCTACTTAATCTCATCTCTTTATTATGAATATCAATGGCTTGGATAAGTTCTTCATCTCTAATATCTAAGAGATTAAGGAAAGTTCTATTGACTAATCCACCTGCCTCACATTTAAAGCAGTTAAACATGTAAGGCTTATCCGGAGATAAGCCTATGTACATGTGTTTTTTACCAGCCGATGACGTATGCCCACAGTATGGGCATCGTAAGACTAATTCCTTTTTACCAGCAGCAAACTGGCTATTAGGAATTAGTGCTTTTAGTTTGCTGCCGATATCCATTATTTTTCTTCGTCTTTCTTATATTTATTTTTTGCTTCAATAATTTGAGCAACACCAGTACACACTGCTGTTGTTAATACTGCTACACCACCTAAGATAGCGGCTACAGATGTACCAGTTTCTTTACTCATTTCGAACGCAGCTTTAGCTGCAGCGCTTGCGAATTCTTTAACCATGATAATATCCTCCTAATTTCTTCCACATGCTTCTTCAATTTTTGCTCTCAATAGTTCATTGATATCATCTTCTATTTGCACTTTAGGTTGACCTTTAGCTTTTTCTAATAAAGCTTCTGCTGCTAGAACTGTACCATATGCTGCAAGTACCGAAGTAGCAGCTTTACCAGTTGTCTCAATTACATCACAGATGCCATCCCAATCTTCTTTTGTTAATGCATCAATAATATCAAATATCATAGTCGTTATCCTCCTACTTAATACGTTGTTAAAATATTAGTTGAAAAGTACTTCCAAGGTAATCTCTTGGATTCTTTTACGTAATTCCTCTTCAGAAGTTTGTTTATATAACCATTGTAATGCCGGAATTAGTCTAGCAGTATTACCATTAGCCAACTCTAATACTTCTTTAGCAGTAGCTTTCTTAAACCCAATAGCAAATCCAATGGATTCATAATTCAAAGTAGTTGTATCAGGTGATGGAATTATATGTCGTTTTGGTTCACCAATTTCGATTTCCATAGATTTAGGTTCTATAGGGGATAGAGTTCCTACTTTAAGAGCCTTATAATTAGATTTTACTTCAACTACTTCTTTCTCTCCAGTTTCCTCATCTTTATGATATAGGAATGGATTAAGTCTATTACCTACTAAATCTTCTTTAGGAAGCTCATCACTGAGAGTAATTTTATTGATACAGATGTCATAGACATCTTTAGGTGTTAGCTGATCTTTGAACTGTTCATATGTAGTTTCTAAATCAGAGCCACATTTTGCAAATACTTCTTTAACATCGTTTGCTAATTTAACTGTAATCATTATTCATTCTCCTTCACTAATTCCAATTTATGATTTAAAATATAACCAGATGGATTAGAACTGGTTAGTTGTGTTAATACATTCATAAGTGGTAAGTATTTAAACTCTTTAATTGTATGGTATTCTTGAGAACCATAAGTAACCTTACCATTTTTAACATATTCATCTAGATAGTCTTCCATATAATAGTATAGACTTAGGTTATTATCCATTCTAGTATATAGATTTCTAGAAGAGTTAGTCTTTAATCCATATTTCAAGAAGATATCTCTAACCATCTCTGGATTAAAGTTTTCACTTCTTGCAGCCATAAGTAGATCATACGTAAACTCAGCAGATTTAACTGCATTTACTTGTGGATCTGTTAGTACACGATGGCTACTAATAATATCTGCATCCGCTGCATACTTATCAAAGTATGCTTGTTGCATGTATCGTCTAATATTAGTCTTAGCACTATTGACTGTGTAATATTCACACTCATACTCAATAGCTAAATCTAATACTTTGATAGACTCACCTAACTTAAACATATCTTCAATCAGCTTACTATTAAAGTATCTGAAGTAGATATTATTTAAGATAGCAATATATGGACGTGTTGTACATTTTTGAAGAATAGTAGTTAAATCTAAATCTTCAATTGTACTATTGAATCTACGTTCAGCTACATCTTTTGCCAAATCATAGTCATCATAGATCCTTTGTCTTAGCACTGGATTGATTTCCATCATACATTCTAGAACGTCATCTCCTGTACCAATGTCTATATTATTCTCACGAATAAATTTGACATTTCTCAATACTACTTCCGGTATATGTTTAAATCTGTATTCCTTATTCATCCGTTTTTACAACTCCTAACTTCTTATCCCATTTTCTTCCAGGGATTTGTCCTTTAATAGTCAACCAAATATAGTATAAGAAAGGCAATGTTTTATATATCCGACTAATCTGCCAAACTTCACCTTTATACATAATAGCACCTTTCTTAGCTATATTATTTAAGTATCGTCTATAATTTCTATAGAATGTGATATTCTTAGTAAAAATCTTTATACTTCTATTAGAGTTATGAGAGTATTTTACATTATATTTATCACATAGATTTTTATAGGTTTCATATGGATCGTTATTATCCAATAAACTATCTATTACTAATACTGCAAAGTCTACAGATCTTTTTAGAATGTAATCTGGTAATCTACCAACTCTTCCAACATAAATGCTGATTTCTTCAGGTTTAGCTGTATATTTCTTGACATATTCATCAGCATCATATGTTTGAGTAGCTAAATACTCACATTTCTTTCTATTACCTCCATACTTTAATTTGATTTGACTTTTAGATAAAGTTGTAGCATCAAATATCTCTTCAATCAATTTTATATTAAAGTATCTGAAATAGATATTGCTAATAATAGCTTTATATTTAAAATAGGATCCTTTACCTAATGATAAGACATCAGTAAGAGTTATTTCTTCGAATGGCTTTTCAATAGCCTCTTCCATTCTAAATATTTGATCTGTATCAGCTCTAATTGTATTAATAAAGGGATTGATTACATTCAATTCAGTTTCCCTAACATTAATATCATATCTTTGACAGAATAGATAGTTCTTTAAAATCATACCATCTACCCCATCAATAAATTGAGTTAATTTCATTAAAATCTACCTCCTTATTTTTGTAAACCAATTCTACCAGCGGAAGCTGAAATATATTCAATCTTATGATTACCATCACGATCAAATTCTACAAATTCTCCTACTTGTAATGCTAGTATTTTCTCTTCATTTTTCAATACCGCCTCCTTAGCTTCATTAGGCAACTTCCAATCTGGATCGCCAAAGTTAACTACATTCTCTTCACTCATTTCACCTCCACCATTCCAGAATTCAGAACCAGATTTACGCACTGCAGAGAAGATGTTTCCATCTATATCTACTTCGGCTGTCATCCAGTCATAATAATGAACGTCATACTGGAAGTATGAGTCATTGTATCCATAATTGGATTCTAACTTATAGCTATTCTCGTCTAAACGAATAATCTTTGTATCTGCACTAGACAAGTTTAAAGATGCTAAAGTTTCAATAAGTTTATTCATGATATATTTCCTCCTTATTCTAATAACACTAAACACAAATATATCATATCACCCTTATAATATACGAATATAAAAAATTTAGAATACAAATGCCACTAGGAGTTAATCTCCTAGTGGCTATCATATTATTTCTTACCGTAAGTATTATCCCAATTAGCAATCTTCTCATTGAGTTCATCTAGCTTATCAGTCTTATAACCATATGCAAGATTGAATCTTAGATCTCTAATATCTTCAATATCCATATCCCATGAAGCAATCATTTCAGATTTGAAGTCATAAAGATACTCCGTATCCACACTATTATATATTTCAGTATATGCTTCTATGAAATCTTTAATAAACGCTGTAGGAAGCTCTATATCTAGTGCATTTTCAATTTCGCCTATGATGTAATCTACTTCCCAATAGAGATCTTGATTAGTAAATTCAATACCATTGATTTCTGCTTTGAATTCTTGAATAACTTTTGATTTCATTTTAGTTTTCCTCCAAATAAAATAATACCACTAGGAGCATTAAACTCCTAGTGGCTTTTCAGTATAATCTCTTGTATCCATATAACTAAGCATATCATTAAATGCTTCTTTTGCTTTAGGATCTGGATTATTCACATTAATGTATCCCTCTGGGGCAAGTATCATTACATTATCAGTTTCATCTAATGCGTATTTGATATCCCCAGTATCAGCTACATAAAAGTTATCTCTATTTACATAGAATTTATATCCAGTATAATCAGATTTAAATACGGTCTTATCCTTTCTTAGCTTATTGCTAATCAAAGTATAATATCCCTTTAGTAACATAGTAAATCTCCTTACATATTAGAATTAGGTATTATTCTTTTGTTGATCCGTATTTAGAATAGATAATTCCCTCTACTTTAAGGGACTTAGTTAATACAGCATCTAGAATTATCATTAAAGTTTCATGCATATATGTATTAGTATTAGATTCCATCATAAATAATACATCATCATCTAATCCATAGTTATGAATCTCAAATGATAGTCTCTTCAATATCGGTTTACTTCCAGATATATCAAATACCATACCAGACTCATAAGTAATACTATCCTTACATTGCCGGCATTCGATGTATATGTGTTTACCTCTATTTATTATCTCAGCATTAACTCTACCGAATAGATATTGCTTATACGTTTCTAAGATTGATTTAAGTATATTAGTCTCCAATTTCTCTTATCCCCTTAAGTTTAATAAATGAACTATAACCAAAATTAAGACTACAATCTTCAAATGATTCTAATACTTCAGCTATTGCATCATCATTAACTCTACCAAGTTTAGTAACTTCTTTGACTGGATAGATTCTATCACTTTCAACGAAGTCTAGCATATTAATATACGCAAAGCTTATCTTATTATCACTCTTTTCAATTATGAATCTACCTTTAATATGATAATAATCATCTTTATGAATACATTCTACAGAGAACGTATTTTGAGTCTCTCTAATAGTAATATTACCGAATAGTAAATTACTTACAGATTCAGAAACTTCACCTAGTTTAAGCATTAATCTTCTCCTTTATTAATAAATCTACTTGAAACCTTAATAGTTGGATCATAACCATATCTCTTATTATACTCCTCAAACTTATTGCGTACCTTGCTTAAGTTACTACTATTAGCTCTGCTAGATAGAAAGACTGATTGGATTTTTTCACCAGGCTTCCTACTAGTAGTATATGCAATATTAATACGGTTTACATTTTTCTTATCTATCATTAACTTACCGTTTATTATAATATCACTATTATTAATTTTACAATATATCACTACATCTCTAGTATATTCTACTATAGATACTCTACCAAATATTAGTGGTCTAATACTATCGATTACTTTATTAAAGTCAATCATTATCTGTTTCCTCTTTATCTATATCTAAGTTTTTAGCTAAAATATAGTTACTGTAAATATAACTTAGTAAATCATCTAAACTTTCTTCTATAGCCATAAGATTCAATACATATCCAGAGTCTAATCTAGTTACGTTAAAATATACCTTTCTAAGTTTATCATTACGGAAGGATAAGTTTAAAGTATATCTATATTCATCTTTAAATATAGCACAAATAATACATAAAGAGTTATTATTCATACTACCACTTATAGATATATCACCAAATAGAAAATCGGAATATCTAAGCAGCATAGGCTCATAATAATCTCTTGGTAATTCAGTTCTCATAGTAAATCTCATTATATTCAATCCTCCTGAAATAAAATATATGGGTAAGAGAGACTAAACTCTCTTACCCTAAAATATTAACCATTATTAATCAAGCTTGCGTAGATTAAGAATTCCTCATTAAGTAATTCCTGTTGTGGGATGAATGCTTTACCAGTATTCTCCTTATTATCGAAATCAATAATTTGGAACTTAGATGATACTATAGTAGCAAGCATAGAAACGAGTAGATTAGTAATCTTCTCATTTCGATAAATGGATGCAACAGATTCATATGTATTAGAAGAGGTAATCTTCAGTAACTCTTTCTTATTCATATTAACCCGTTTAATTACTTTAACAAACTTACCAGATAATATTGCTTCCATAGTATATAATCCATTAGATGCTAATATACGTTTAGCTGCAATGATAAGTTTGATATAATTAGTTAAATCAATAGACCCTAAAGAAGATGGATCTCCAAACCACTTATAGAATAGATAGCATACTAGCATCTTTTGATGTGGTACAATTGGAGACTTACGTCCTTTAGATAATTCTATCTTATAATAATCAATCTCTTCTTTAGAGAATGGACCAAATCGTTCTTCAATTTGCTTCATAGTATTCTTGAAGTTTACTTGATTATGAATCAATAAGGCTTCATTCTTCTTAGAGAGATGGCTTTCAAATTTATCGAATTCTGAATTGTCATCATCATCCCCTTCATTACGATCAGATGATAATTGATTAAATGCGAATTCATATTTAGCATTAACAACCTTATTCTTGATATTGTTTTTAATGGATACATAGATTAGATTCAATAGTGTACCATTATAAACAGCCTTTGGAATAACTTGAATGATAATACTAATGATTGTATCAAAGCTATGAGAGAATTTGTTACGTGAACGGATAAATTGTCTATCCCATGCACCAATATTCTTATTCATATCTTGTAAGATACGACTAGCTGTTGTTTCAGACAACTTAGTATATAGATCCATATCTGGATGCATATCTACAATAAGGATATCATAGAACTTCATCAAGTATTCGTCTATATTTTGTACCTTCTTAATATAAGCATAATGAATCAATAGTGGAATCAATATCAATTGAAACATGCTTACTTCCATTAATGCTTGAAGATGCTTATTAGCATATTGAAGTACATTACCATTCTTCTTATTACGTTTAATATGAATGATAAAGTTATCTTCATTCAATGCCTTTACTTTTCTAGCAAATGTACTAAACAAGATATCTCGTTTAACATCTGCCATGAATGTATCTAGATCATATACATTAGATTCATCTGTATCAATCAAGAACTTAATTCTTGCATAGATAGCAATCAACTCATGTTCAGGATCATAGAATTTTTCAAAGTAATTTAGATAATGTGTAAAGTGATCTACACGTTCTTCAGAAGAATAGCATTTCTTAATGCTCAATACAAATGAGTTAAAGATAAGACTTTCTTCTTGGTTATTAGTTAGCATTTGAGACAATGGAGCAATAATTTGTTTACCTCTAATTGTCTTTAATACTTTATCCTCTTCTGATGTTGGAAACCAATCATCAATAGGTGGAATTGCGTCCTCTGGTCTAATAGACGTAGAGAACGTTCTTGCTTCTGGAGTACGAATAGAGTACTCTCTGTCATATATTTCCCCTGACTCTTCGATATTACGTCGAACAGTTTTACTTGTCAATGCTTCTGTTAGTTGCATTACTTCCTCCTCATACATAAACGAATATCATTACTATTCATCTTTATAATATATGATTTTATATTCGTTTCGTAGTCTTGGTCCTCCTAATATTCGATTTGATATTTTTACTAAGAGCCTTGCTTTGCATTGATGCGGCAGTTGTATTAGTAGTTCTAACTTTACCAATATGCTTAACTACCTTATTTGCATTACCACCAGACTTAACTCCCTTTTTGAGTAATCTATGTTTAAATAACGGATCTATAGCTCGAGCTTGCTTTTCACCTTCAAGACGAAGTTGTGCTTTGGTGCTACAGTCGGTTACTAATTTAAAGAAATCTTTAGCATTTCTAATTACTAAATTAGATTCTTCATAATAATGCTTCTCTAGATAGCCGTGTTGACGTATATATAGGAACCCGAAATATAGAATTTTAGCGAAATTCACTACCCCATAGGGGTTACGTTCTTTAGGCTTAGATTTAAGCACTTCATCAGGCACTTTATCTAAAAGCTCGTCTACTAGAATGCCATTTGCATTATATACATGAGCAAATGTGAAAACAAAAGCTGGGTCATTAGAAAAGAATTGTACTTTATAATTCTTTAGTGTACTAGAGTGACTATCAGTTCCACTCTTAGGGGAAAATTTAAATACAACTTCATATGTAAACTTAGGTACTATCTCTGATGGTACTCTAAGGAGAATGAAATAATTTTTACCATCATTGAAGAAGTTATGATCGATCTTCCCATTATATCTTAACATAACCTTTTCAAATTTCTTCTTATAAGCTTCAGCTAAATATTGCGAGCCAGTTACATTACCTTTACCCGCAGGAGATTTTCCATATTCATCTAAAGTCATTTCTAACTTAGCCATCCAAACTTCTCCTTAATGAGGTTCTTACCAGGATAGGAATTCAATTCCTACCCTAGTAAGCTTGCTCTGGACAATTAATCTTTATAGATATTGTGTGCTGGAGATTGGCAAAGGAATTGCTTAGTCGTAACAAGCATACCAACCACATTAGCAACAATGTCTAACACAGTGATATCTGATTTAATAGAAGATAATACTAAACCATCGGCTTCACCTGTACGTAAGTTAATAGGTGTTTTAGTTTCGATAGTAGTTTTGATCATATCTTTAACTTCATCAGATGCTTCGGAATATGAGGAAGGTACTTCGCCAAGGGAAGAACCATAAAGTTTTGCAAGTAAATCTAAATAGGAGTTGTATACCACACTAATGATTCCACTGTCAGGATTTTTATGAAGTTCATGGAATACATTGAATGCTTGGATATTAGCACCCCAACCATAACCGTGTTCAGCAGCGGACATGCAGTTCAATACAGCATCTTCTGCAGCATCAAAACGATTATCACGTTCTTCTGGTGTAGATCCACCAATATATAAGTCAACCATATTAGCTTTCATGCTATGAATACGACGACGTAAGTTACCAATATCATTTAGGTTCTTACCATCTTGTTTAGCTTGAGCTAATTGCATTTCTAAGTTATTGATGATAGATTTATAGAAGTCGGAGAATTCTGTAGTACCTTCTTTATACATGAGTTTAGGGTTAATAATTTTAGTTTTATTATAACCTGCAACAACTGCATCTGCAGTACCACACCAATCAACGATTGTATCAACTGTTGGAGCATCACCTTTTTCTTGGTCTTTTTCTTGTTGCTCTAAGTTGATATACTTACGAACTGTACGAGCATCACATAAGTTAGCTAAGTCCATAAGTACTTCTTTTTTATAGATATCAGATACAAGACAGAATGGAATATTAAAGCTACTTACTTTAGCATTCATCATTGTCTTAACCAATGGATCCATTACAGCTGCAATATCACTAGATACTTTAGGACACATGATAACTGTTGGAGTTAATTCACGACGATCTTTTAAAGGTTCCATGATATTATGATAGATGATAGCAGAGAAGAAATTAATCATTTCTGGAGTATCAATAGGATCTTCAAAGAAGTAGATTTTAGGTGCATTGATTTCTGCAGTAGATTCAGCTTCATTAGTAACGAATACTTTATCAGCATAACCTGCATCTAATGTCATACCATCGAAGATTTTAATATAGTCTTGGCTATCCATAGAACGTTTAACGTCAATGTATACATCAGTACCATTTTCCATATAGATACCAGAGATCAACTCAGCCATCTCTTCATTGTTATTTGTAGAGATTAAAGCAATCTTATGAATATCTTCATATGTTTTGATTTCACGTGTTTGAGACATAATTGTTTCAGAAGCACGTTTAACCAATTCATTAAGTTGACGTTCTAATTCTGCTGGTGGTAAATGCCAGTTATAGATTTCAGCATTATCTCTATTTGGTTCACATTTAGTAGCCAAACGTTTATAGATAAGTTGAGATAATAAGATAGCAGATGTAGTACCATCACCAACATTCTTAACTACATGGGAAGTTAAGTCTTCTAATACTTCACGGATACTCATTTCTAAAGTACCATTGAAGTAGATATTTTTCAAGATAGTATGACCGTCTTTTGTAAATTTAGGAAGAATGTCATCTTTCTTGATTTGAGTAGCAGACCCATAAGGTCCAAAGGATGTAACTAGGGAATCGGCAATGATTTGCAACACTGCCATAGTTTGTTCATGTAAAGTTTTTTGCTCTACAATGTTAGAGTAGATATGCATAATTACCTCGCAATTTTAACTAACTTGTCATATGGTTCAACGACATAGAATAAGTTCTTAGGAAACATATCGTAGAACTTAGCTTGAACTATATACTTACCTAATGTATAGTCGTAGTCTGTATTGATAGCATTACGTAAAGCAAAGACGTGTTTGCCTTCAACTTTAGGAGAGTAGTCTTCTAATCTGAATAAGCTATCAGTATAGATAGCATCATATTCATTTAAAGGGATATCCCTCTTCTTATAGATACGTAATTTATTCTTTGGGTTTAAGCTCATAGCACGTAGATTAGTTTCTTGATATTCATTATCTACAGCTATAGCTATATTGAAGCTCTTACCTTCGATGCCAATGATATTATAGAATAATCGATAAAGATCAGTCTCATAAGTATTAAAGTAAAGTAGTTCACCATACTTATTAATAATCTCTTCTAATAGATCATCAGCAGAGTCTTGGTATTCTTCTTTTAATAACGCAGTTAATGGATTTGGCTTAGTACGTTCTTGAAAGATATAGATCATATCCAATTGAGATAGATCTAGTATACCATCAATGAAGTACTTAGAGTTCTTGAATCCATACTTTATTACATCATATATCGATAAGTCTGTATTGAATAAACTTGAGTATTCAAATATAGGGGCGACTGTTTTACCTTCCATATGAGTATCCTTACAAAAAAATAAGGAGATAGAGAATGACTCTATCTCCTATAATATTACATGTCATCTAAAGATGCACGTTTGAATTCACTATTACTAGAGGAACTACCACCAAAGCTGCTATTACCAGCATTAGAGTTAACGCCTAACTTTTCTGCAATTGCTTCAATAGTTGCATTAGTATTGCTACTAGCATATTGAGCTGTTTCATGTACAGAGTAAGCATATGCATTAGTCATAGATTTAGCATATTCTTCCAATACAAGAACGAAGTCTTCTAAGTCCATATTCTTATAGCTATCGAAGTCTTTATCACCATCGAAAGATTCTTTATCAAAGTTATGAACGGAGAAGTGTAAGTCTGTACGACAGATGAATAAGATCTCTTCTTCTAAAGCAGAAAGATCTTTATTCAATTTACGAATACAAATTACAGGTTGTTCTAAACCAAAGTCAGAACCATCTGTAACTGTAAGGAATGTATTAGCACCTGTAGTGATACCAACGGAAGTTAATTCACCAGCTAAGAAACGACGAATTTCTTTAGCCAAGATACGAGCTTTAGTGTGTTTCAAATATGCACTAACTTCACGATCACGATCAGGCATTGGATAGTCTTGACCAGATACCATTTTCAATGGAGCGATACCAATTTTTAAAGTACCTTGCCAGAATGTAAAACCAATAGAAGAACCGCCAAAGGTTTTAATATCTTTGGAGTTTGTCATTCGGTAATTAGAGTAAACATTGATAGATTTCTTTTGACTGGATCCACCAGTACGATTGAATAAGCCTTGTCCAAGAGCCATTTTTGTTACCTCCTATAAAATAAGATAATAATTAATCTATTGTAGGCTACACTGTAATATCCTACAACCAGGGTTATAATATATCTTTGTATTGGAGTATATTATTTTTTACCAATATATTTGATTTTTATTTTACCTTTTACAGGATCATGATTTATTGATTTGAATCTACTAGTTGCTAAAACTGCAGGTAGTTCTGTATCTGATATATCATTACTCAAATATAACTGATATTCTGGAATGCAGTAAATTTGTTTATTCTCATTAGAATGATGTTGGTTATTCGACATAGTTGCCTCCTTATAAGTAATATATATATATATTATAATCAGAGTTATAATATATCCTTGTAATAGGATATATCTAGAATCATATATTATTAGTGTGATATGATATAGTTATTTAATTTAAGGAGGAATATATCATGCTAATTCAATCTATCTTAAAAACAATCTTGGGAACTTCTACAAATACAATTGAAATTACAAAGGCTCCTAATGGAGGATTTGCAATTCAATCTATTGATACTGTAGAAGGTAGTATGTGTCAATATCAAACTTGGGTAACGTCTCAAATTGATCTATACGTAGATAAAGATGGTAATATTACAGATGGCGATTATGGTGTTGAAACTATTAGTCAACCAACATGTAAAGAATTAGAATCATCTTATCAATATGAGTTTGATTCTGAAGCATTTAATAATCGTCTAGAAAGAAATTATAATGAGTCTAAAGATAAAAAGAATTTGAATCAATTCCTAGAGGGATTACCTACTACTTTAGATTATATGAAAACTCATGATAAGATTAGTTTTGACTACTCATTCTATAAAGATGAAGTATCTAATCTTAACTTAAAAATGGCTGTTAATCAATAAAAAAATCCCCTAGGAGATTCAATCTCCTAGGGGTATTTATTTTTTTTGTTTTTATCTACGTTTAAGTTCCATATCAGGATAGTTGATATAGATACGATTATAGTCTCTTCTTAAAGTTTCACGCTTAGCTAACTCTTCTCTTAGCTTAATATATTTAGCCTGTAAGATAGAATATTTAGATCTAAGTTTTTCATCCAGATCATCTTCGGATAATACACCATCGATGATAGATAGACGAGTATTGATAGAATGCAATAATAGCAATGCATCATTTTCTTCATCAATATTACGTAAACGTATTTGGAATTCAAAGAGATCATTTTCATAATCTTTGATAGCACTATATTTGAAAGAATTCGTTGTGTCCCTATATTGTTTTCTAGCCCAATCGATTGGACCAGCTTCTAATAGAGAATTGTCATCGATTCGGGATAGTGCTGTAATAACACGTTCGATCTCACGCTTAACTAGACGAATAGCAGTGTAAGACATTGCTTTACGTAAGCCTTTGATTGTAATGATACGATTAGATAATACATCATTATATACAGATAGACACCATGCAATAATAGTAGATGTATCTCTAGGACCACTATTTGTATAGTTGATATATCCAGAGTTCTTTAATTTTTTGATAGCTATTTCAAGATCCATGCCAAAACCACAGCCGATCAAGAAGTCATCAGCTAATAGCATATCATGGTCTTTATACATAACAGAGGTAATCTTCCAAAGTAGATCTTTGAAACCGAATGCTAATAATGCAGCATAGTTTACTGTGTTAGCTCTACGGATAACGCTATTAGTTTTATCTAAGTACATATCGATTTCTGCTTTAGCAATATCGATAGGAGAAGATGTGTTAACCAATGCACCGATATCATGTAGAATCAATGCTAAGATCTCTCTATTAGATAAGTCTAAGATAGGATTGAATAATTTGAAGTCAATCTCTACATAGTACTTATTAACTTTAGCTTTGGAATCATCGCTATTGTATTCAAATGCATCATTCAGAAGAATATCATAGATATCATTATCTTTAATCACTGGCATTACACAGACACCAAAGAATGGAGTATCTGTATTCTTAGAAAGCAATACAGTATTACAAGTACTCCCAGTAAAGAAAGAGTTAAGTTCATGATTCAACTGTCTTAGAAGATCTGGGTCTTGATTTGTACGAAGTTGCTCGATAATATCTAAGCAATCGCCGAAATCATAATTGTTCATACTAGAACTCCCTTCTTGAAAGTAAAGGAAAATGCCTAGAGCCTATGAAGGCTCTAGGCTAGAATCCTAATTAGTTAAATTATGGTTTTACATATTCAACTTTTGTTGGAGCAGTGATGTCACCTTTAGCGTCATTTACTTTAGTGTAAGTAGAAGCGTTAGGGTAACCACCAGCTGTACCAGCAGCTGTCATAGTATCAGGAATGAATGTAGTGTAATCATTCATCAAGTTACGTCCGATAGGATCAGTGTTTTCATAACGTGTACGAAGACCTGTTGGGTTGATGATTTTTACACGACCTTGTACTGGTTGGTAACCTACCAATTTGAAACGTTCGAACGCATGAACTGCTGGCAATGCAGGGTTTTGAGCATTACGGATTTCATTGGATAAGTACAATTGGTAATCATAGATGCAATAGATAATGCGATCAGAATTACGAGGGTTTAACAAGATGATCAAGTTTTGGTTGTTGCGTAGTTTATCAGAGCTTACGAAGTTGTAAACACGTTTGTCGGAAGTTACAACTGTACGAGTGAAGTCTAATTCTACAGGACCAATGGAACTTGGAGCTTGGTAAGTGTAAGTAGTTGGTGTGATTTTGCGAATGATCGCAGGGTTACCAATTACAGAAATAGTGATGTTAGGGTCATTCAATACTTGGATCATATATTGAGCGTAGTTGTCCAAAGCATCCATGAATGTTTTGTGACGGTATTCTACTTGATCCAATGCATAACCTTCTGGTGGAGCGAAGTCAAATACTTCAGCTAAACGGTTAGCTTCTGGCATACGTAAGAAGGATTCATCCAATTCAGCATGAATTTTGTCATCTTTGAAGTTACCAAGAGCTGTTTTGAACAAGGAAAGGATATTAGTCAATTGATCTTCGTTATAAAGAGCTTGAATATCTTTTACTTCTTCAGGGCTGATTGTAGTATTGATTGGGTAAGCATCAGGAATTTCAACGATATTTGTTTGGGAATCCCATTTAACGCTTACAGTGTTGTGCATAGCAGAAGTTGTTTCACGACGAACTGCCAATACTACTTTTTGAATTGTAGTGTCAGAGCAGTACAACATGAATTGGTTGTTTTTGAAGAAACCAGCTAAGTGACCGGAGATAGTTTTAGGAGTACCTGCAGTTTGTTCAACAGTTACGGAGAAAGCAGTCATCATTTGACGGTCGATTTCACCATAGCCTGGTTCGAAGCGGCATTCTTGAATAGGTACTGCAACGTCGATAGGAGCAGCAGCAGTAATTTCAGCAGCTGTTACAGGTTCAACAGCATCACCAGCAGCATTAGGTTTCATGTAACCAGCTTTTGGAATAGCATTAACTACGATATGAGTTACTGCGGATTCGATAGAGAAGTTATCGATGTTTTGAATCAAACCTTGAGGACCAAATACTGCTTTACGGATTTTGTCTTGAGCAGCTGTGTCAGTTGGAGCCAAAGGAAGAGTTACCAACAAGTTATGAGTTGGAGCTGTCGCAAGAATAGCACCAAACATTTCATTTTGTTGAGTGAACATATCGATTTCACGACCATCTGGAGTAACCATTTTGCGGATCTTCATAGTCAATGTGAATTTAGGAGTTTTAGCAACAGCTTTGTTGATAGCGCCTTTATCGAATACGTTGTTCATCAAAAGGTTTTTGTGCAATGGGAATACTAAGCCCATAACTGGGTTGTATGCACCAAGAGTTGCACTTTCCAATAATTTGGAACGGTCATTTTCGTATTGAGCTTCCATCATAGCCATATGGTCTTGATAACCACCTGGGTTGCCAAGGGCTTGGAATTCTTCCATATCAGCGGATTCAGATACGAAGAAATCACGCATAGTTTCATTGGATTCAGGAGACATCATTACACGGCTCATTTCTGTATAGAATTCAGCACCTGTCTCTTGACGGATATTTTCTGCCATTTCACGAATAGCAGAAGCATATTGACGAGTACTGGAAGTGTTATAGCCACGACCAAATACTACGTTGTCTTGTTTAGATTCACCTACAACTGGCATAATCTTTCTCCTTTCGAGATTATAAATGTATTTTTTGTATTTTGATTATATCAGGCATCTATAGGGACACCAAAATATTTACTATATTGTTATACTGTACAAGAGTATACAGTTTACTTTTTAATAGGTTCTTTAGGAGCTAAAGTACCCATTAATTCATTCAATCTATCTAAAACCCAAAGACAATAATAGAAGTCAGATTTGTTTTCAATATAAGACTTAGTATTGAATGTCTTTGTAATATAGTAAGAGATCATATCAGATAACTTGTCTAGCGACTTAGATACCTTAGTAATGATCTTCATATTATCAGAGTTCTTCTTAACGTAATCTACTTTCTCTTTGAAAGCTAATGTTACATTATATAACTCAATGAATCTATCTTTCAATTCTTTAGTACGAATGGCTTTCTGTTCATCAGTAAGATCTTCAAAGATTTCATTCTCTAAACCTTTGATATCTCCTTCTGCACCACCATCGGAGCCACCAGTAGAATCACCAGCATCTCCGCCATCAGGTGTATCATCTCCACCTTCACCGCCGTCTCCATCACCTAGATCGTCAGGTTCCATATCACCATCATCGCCACCGGCATCAGGATCATCGGAATCTCCACCATCATCACCTAAGTCATCTGGTTCCATATCACCATCATCGGTATCGTCACCTGCATCAGGTTCATCGGTGGTATCATCACTATCTTCATCAGGAGCTCCATCTTCTAAATCTTCTGGTTCATCATCTCCACCTTCAGAGTCATCAGCTAATGGATCGTCATCACCTGTATCTTCGCCTTCATCATCGGCATCCATATCAGGTTCTTCAGGAGCTTCATCATCATCATCACTTGGTTCATCATCTGCAGGATCATCACCACCACTTAGATCATCAGGTTCTTCATCAGTACCATCACCATCCGCATCAGGATCACCTGCACCTAAATCTTCAGGAGCATCATCTGCATTATCATCTGTATCAGATTGAAGAGGATCTCCACCATCCCCTGCAGGAGGCGGAGTTTCTTCTTTCTTATCCTCTTCTTTTTTATCATCTTTCTTTTTCTTCTTATCATCATCAGCTTCCATATAAATGGCTTGCTCTTTAAGTTGATCTAAGAAATCATTAAGACCCATAATATATCTCCTTATTAATCATCGTCCTTATTTTTACCAGGTAAGGCTTCACCATGTTTAAATGCCATATTATACATGAGTCTAGCTTTTTGACTTTCGAGTTTTTTCTTGATTTTAAGAAGCTCTCTTTGTTTTTCAAGACTACCATCATCTTCAGCTTTCTTTAGATAACGATTAGTCATTTCTAATTCTAATTCAATTTCTTCTAGAACTTTACGACGTTCTTTAGATTGAGCATCTAAAGACATACCTAAGTAGCCTAGAACTACAATTACTGAAATTGCAGGGTTAATAAAGTAACCTACACCAGCAGTAATAGCTAGTTTAACAATACGGCTCGCTTTAGGTAAGATATTACCAGCAATAACAGCCTCTCTATTTTCAGACTCTAAGTCTTTAGTATTAACTACACCTTTAAGTTGATCCAATTGAGCATCAAATTGTCTACTTAGATTAGATACATCTGAAGATACATCACTAAGTTTAGCTTTAACTTTCTCAGAAGCCATAGCAATAGTATTAGCAATATTCATCTCTTTAAGAGTAGTAGGATATTTAGTAAAGTCATATAAAGAATTTACACAAGCTTCTTTTACTTTAGTAGAAATGATAGCTTCATCTAAAGACATATCTTCATCAGAAGAGTCATCAATATCCTTAAGTTTATTTAGATTATCCTTAATACAGTCGATCTTTTCATAGTCTTCAAATGTTTTATACTGTTTACGTCTAGCTGTTTTAAGAGTATCCTTCAATACAGTTTGATATTCAGTTGGTTTAATTACAGATGGATCTAGTTTAGTTAATTGAGTGATACCATCGATATCATCTAAAGAGAATCTATCAAAGGATTCTTTAATAAGACTATTAGCATCTTTTTCAGATAGAGATTCTAAAGTCTCTAAAAGCATATCAATCTTTGTAGGTAAAGTAATAAGACTTTCTTCAATAGACTCATCAATATTATCTACTAAGAGTCTCATTCTAGCTACAACATCTTTATCAATCTTATTAGCATACTTTTCATATGTATTAAGTAAAGACTTAATCAATAAAGGTTTCATCTTCATAGTACAGCAGGAAAGTAATGCTTCATTATACTTAACCAATGTAGTATAATAAGCTGTAGTATCAATATTTAACATATTCAAAGTATCGAAGATCATATCCATATTATTGATATAAGTATCGATACCTATATTATTTGGAATGGTTTCAATAAGAGTTACAAAGTTTTCATGAGTTGGATCGAATTTGAATTTAGCAATATATGCTTCCATCTTACCATCTCTGAAATCGATAACCTCATCAAGATCAGTTTCTTTTGGTTTATTAATCTTATCTACAATCTTAGCAATATCACTAGAACCAAATGGATTATAGTTTGACATATCGTTTAGAGTAGATTCTAATGCTACAGTATATAATTCTTTATTATCACTATTTAATAAGAAGTAATCTGCAACCGCTTCTACAATATCTACTGTATCGTATGGACATGCATTCTTACTTAATACAAAGAGATAGTTCTCTGTAGCTACTTTGAACTTATTAATGCTAGACATATTGTAAGTATCAATTAGCTTACAGATTCTTGCAGCTTCTCTAACTGCATCATTTTTAGTAAATACTTTTTCAATAACGATCTTATCGAAATCAAAACGTCTACCAATCTTTTCATAGTTTTTAATAATACGATCATAAGTTACATTTTCACATGCAGCCTTATACATCATATTTAAAGTTTCATGTGCAGCTTGCTCTCCACCATTACCAGAACTTCCTGGTATAGCTGATGCAATATTGCTAACTGCTGTCTTAGCTCCATTTTTAATATCATTATGGACTTTATCTACTACATTAGATACTTTGTTTTTTACTCTACCCTTATGGAGAGCCATCTTACGTTGAAGATAGTTTTTGAATTGATTAGCATCACGTACTTTAGTAATGGATTCTAATACCTTTTGACGATGCTTGTTGACTACTACTGGATCATTGTATTTGTATAATTCCAATAATAAGTCTACAGATTTCATGATCGCAGTATCAATATTAGAATCTAACTCCAATATGTTTTTGAATACCGTCTCAGCCTGAGTCATATTGTGGTTCTCGGATACGATGTTATAAAGACCAGCATAATTATCTGATGTCTTACGCATCTTAGTCAATTCGAGTTGCCGTTTTCTAATATTCGTAATCATTTACGCATTCTCCTTTTTAAGACTTATATTTATTATTAATAAGTTCAGATATTAAACATTGTATTCAGCTAAAACTGGGGTCAATTAACATAAATATAATACTAAATTATTTAATCTTGGAGGGTAAAATGAATATTCCATTTATTATACATGAAGCTCCAATGACGGTTGGTGAATCTCGACTCGTTGAAAGTATCAACAACAAACCTGTTGCTGAAGGTATCCTTCAGGATGGTGATGTAATTAATCGTAACCGCCGTTGTTATGCAACTGCTGATTTAAAAGCACAAATTATGTGTGAACGTACAAAAGAATTACTACGTACTGGTAATATGAAAGGTGAACAAGGTCACCCTATGAGTGACAAAGTTGAGCGCCAATCTACAATTGATCCAGCTATGGTAGTAGTTAAATATCTTGATATCAAAGTTGAAGGTAACTTAGTTCTTGGTCGTTTCACTGGTACAAATAACCAAGCCGGTCGTGACTTCAATGAAGATCTTTTAGATGGTGAATTACCAAGTTTCAGTCTTCGTGCATTAGGTGCATTAGAAAACGTTGGTGGTAAGAACTATGTAAAAAATTTAAAGATCATTACATGGGACCGTGTAATCTATCCTTCCCATAAACGTGCATATACTACAGGTCTAATTAAAGAATCTGCTGGTATGGAAGATAACAATGAAGTTGTAGTTCAAGAAGGTTATGAAGGTCGTATTATTCCAATCAATAACCCTGCAGTAATTAGCTATATCCAATCTGAATCTGCAAATGTAGATCTAATTTCTGATGTAATGGAATTCAATAAACGTGGTATGACTGTATTGGAAAATGGTGATGTACGTTTATTCGATGAAAGTGGTGCATCTTTGATTATGTCTCCTGAAAAATACATCAAAGATGAAATCATGGAATGGGCTAAAAAGCAATACTAAGAAAAAAAATAAAACAACCCAAGGAGCTTAGACTCCTTGGGTAATTTTTATCACTAATTTAGAATCACCGTATTCTAAATACTCAACGGTATACTGTTTATCATTTAATAGACGTTCACCTAGATCATTAAGATTTGCAGAATTGATATAGATTCTATTCTCGCATACCATAAATACATAATGAGTCTTCAATCTATCAACGTATTCGATCTCAATATTGTTATTACTAAACTCTCTAAACTTTCTACCTAGCATATACTCTAGTTTACCCATAGCAATAGCCATTGGATATTTAGGAGTATATATAATATTAGTTAAGTTAGCTAGTCTAGCTTGATATACTTCAGGGATTACAACTAACCCAAAGGATCTAATGTATTGGATATTGTCTAATATCCATTGACAAGATTGTTTAACGCATTGGAGTTCGATTTCATCTCTATATCCATTATTGAACTTAATATACTTATAGTCAATCAATTGATCTACATGAGTCAATTCATGGATAATAATTTCCAATGCCAAGTTTCTAATTTGATCTGTATCAATAAATTTATGAGCTTCTACTGTATCAGCAAATGCTTCTAAGCTTATATAGATACATCCATATGGTGTAGTTCTAGCAATATTAGTTTTAGTATCTAAGTATCCTGCAACAAAGTTTAATCTCGTGTAAGGATCTAGTGTATTTACCTTTCCGTTAAATGTATTATAAACAAATATAAGAGTTTCTTGAGCTAATTCTATTATGTCAAATCTGTTCATATCTTTCCTCCTCAACATAATAATATATCAATAAAATGTACTTTTTAAAAAGGAGTCTGAAATTATGTTTAATAGAATGACAGACGTTGTAAATAAAATAGAGAGACGTTTAGGTACAGCTCCTTTGAACTTACCTGAAGAACTCCAAAAAGAACACTGGGCTGATAAAGTAATCAAACCAGATACATTAACTACATTTAGCCGATTCTTTCCTCATATGATTAAAGTCCAACTTAAACCAGAGGATAAGAAAGATGGCTATTATCTATTAGATCGTCAAGTACCAGATAATTATGAGATTCTTGGTGTAAAAGATATCTTATGGTCTGATACTAATAATGAGACTGCTGGTTTACAACAGTATTCTGGTTATGGCATCTATAATGTATTAGCAAGATCTATGGATACAGATAGTATCATGCTTGCTCAAAGCTATGCAGATATGAGTTCACTATTCAATAGTGGTATCTATCTAGATTTCATTCCACCTAATATGGTTAAGCTTGAAATGGCTGTTGGTGGTAATACAGACAATCTATTGTCTAATGTGTATATTGGTGTATTTGTTAAGCACCCAGAAAACTTAATGACTATTGAACCAACTAAGATGGAGACATTCGAACAATTAGCACAGGCTGATGTAGCTACATACTTATTTGAATACCTCAAACACTATGATGGTATTGAAACAGTATATGCTAATATTGACTTGAAATTATCTTCATTAGAATCTCAAGCTCAAAGACGAATGGAGATCATTGAATTCTTAAGAGACAACTATGTTAACCCAGCTAATACTAATCAACCAATCATGTATACTGTATAAAAAAAATAAATATGAGAAGGAGTTTCAAACTCCTTCTCTATTTTTACTTCATCATATTCTGTCTATTATTACCAAGCAATGGAGTAATAGCCATATATCTAGCCATAGATCCAGCATGTAATAATGGATTATATGTCATAAGGAATCTTCTAAATCCCTTAAGACGAGATACTGGTACATCGAATATTAGATCATTATTGAATCTAAACTTCATTGCTTCTGTTAATGTACCATTATGATCATCTATTAATACAAATGGCATTAGATCTAATCTATTACCAAATCTATCTTCAATATGTAAATATCTAACTTTAAGACTATCACACTTGATATCTAATAGATCTCCAGCTGTTGAATACATCCGTTTAAATGGTGACGTCTTATTGTTGGGATCACAGATATCTATCGCTTCATCTATAATATTACATAAGTCATCATAATTATCCCAGTCAATGATTATTCCTACAGTTTCACCTCTAGGTGATAATCTCATTCTATATCTATATCTAAGATTAGTTGTAAGCTTATTAGCTCCAACTACATATTCAGTGTGGAAGTTCTCCTTAATCTCAGTATTGATTCTCTTAATTATATTATTAAACGTAACCTCCATTTTTAATGTCAGTTGATAATTTAGTTCAAAGATTTGTTCGACTACTTTAGTATAGTTTTCAAAGTTAGCCAATATATTCACCCCAATCTATTAGTGATTTGTAACGGCTATCTTAAAAAAATAAAACCCCTAGGAGATTGGACTCCTAGGGGAATTATAATTATTTTCTAGCAGAACTGATTAGATGATGATCAACATCAATCTTATTCAAATCAGGATATATATCCGCATAATACTTAGTAGTTCCATTGATCACTGTAGATAAACGTACTACTAGATCCTTTTCACGTCCTTGATGACGAATCAATTCATAACGTAGACGTTTGTTTGGATCTCCATTAGGATTAAATTCAGATACAAATTGACCGAATTTCATAGCTGCATTTTGATCAGCCATTTTGTAGTTCAACAAGCGGACTGCACGAACAACTTTGTCAGTATTAGATTCTTTGATTTTATTGAAAGAATCATAATCCACATAGTTTCCTAAGATGTGTTCAGTCTTAGGGAACACTACATTTACTTTAGCCTCACCATTATCTGGTGTAGACACCAGTTCTGTTTTAACCTCTTCAGGTTTATTAATCATTTGAGAGAAGTTAACTGCAATACTAGAATCAGTATTCGCTAGAGGTTGCTGAATAGCTTCTTCTGCAGAATCAATGATCTCTACATTTTGCATACCGATTTCTTCCACTGGTGGGATATCATAACCTTCAGGTAGTTTACGAGTTAATGCATATGTAATAAAATCATCAAATGCTGTTGTGTCTTCATTAACCATAATGTTTTTGTTTACTGTAGTTTCCATAATATGTGTCTCCTTTGTAATATAAACTATGGAATAAAATAAATAGGTGATAGATCATCAAGATCTATCACCTTAATAATATATGATTATTTAACTATTTGCTTGCATATTTAGCATACTTAAGTATGTAGTATAAAGCTTTATATTGTCTTACTGGTGGTAATACATTACAAAGCAATGAAGCTACTTCTAATACACCAGGTTTCTTAAATTTAAGTATTTTCTTCTCTTCCATGATTATTCATAATCTCCTTCATACTTTTACGAATATACTCTTTTGTCTCGTTAGGTATATTATTAACTATATGTAGAATAAAGAGATCATAATGCCTTCTAAGAAGTCTACATTTTTGTCGAGTTCTAACATTCATTATTATCACCTAGTAAAGATGCCACTTTAGGATCTTCTAATAATTCTTTGGGAAGATTTATACCAATTAATTTAAGTTTTTCTAATGCAGCATCATTTGTTGCTTCTAATCTATCTACAGTACCAACAGTAGTGATTAAATTTGCTTTAGCTTTATTTCTTGGTCTATTATTCATTAGTTTTTTCCTTCTGTAACTACGATTGTAGATTCTTTATTAAGTCGATCAAGAGCATTACACATTTTTGCAATACTATTGTAGTATTTTATGAATGATTTTCTATAGCATTTCATCTTAGGTTTATAACAAACAAATCTTATTAGATCTGCACATGTTGTTTTAGCAATAAGATTATCATTAAGCTCAGTAATTCTATCAGTGAAGGTTTTATTTATAACTATACCTTCATTGGTAATGATGCTACTAGCATATAAGTTGAATGCTTTAAGAAGATTCTTATATCTACCGTTCTTCTTATATAATAAAGTATCTTTTGTAAATAAATCCTTAGTCTCCATCTTTATATCCATCCTTAGAATAATCTATAACTGAATATCCAGCATCATATTGCTTCTTAACAGATTCCCTAATCTTAAATAAGTCATCAGCTTTCTCTTGTAAAGTATTAAGACTAATCTTAATCTCTCTACATTCAGTAGCATACTTACTAAAGATAGGTTTCTTAGCATTATAAAATCTGGATATAGATCTAAACCCATCATCTACTACTTCAATACATTCCGTGTTAGGGTTACGAGTTCGACCTAAAGTTTGTTTAGCCAATATCTCTGACTTAAATGGTTCAGCCAAGATAATAGTAGCTTTTAAATCTCTGATGTCTAATGCAGCACCAGCAGATTTAGTTGTTGAAAGAATAATAGTCTTTTTAAGTTGCTCTTGTTTAATCTCTTTAGGAATAGCTGAAGTATAAACACCGATATCATCTTTGAATTCAGGGTAGTTGTCCTCAATCCAAGCTTTAACGATATCTATAGCTGATATAGTACCAATATAAACAAGTACTTTACCACCAATCTTCATGATCTTATCCATAACTATATACATCATATCATAGAATTGGTTATTACAAACAATATAATTTGTATAAGCATTTCTATTTAGACCGTATACATTATTAGAGCATTCGCTTATCTCCTGTGGAGTTGGTCTACTATTAAATCTTAATGCAAGATAAGATGTGTGAGGATCATTATCTTCATCAAATAGATTTATGCTAGGAATATTCTTAAAGTATAATCTATAGATAAAGTTTTCAGTCTCATCAGATCTACCAGGTGTTGCAGTAAGATATAATGTCTTCTTAGTATTAGTATAAAAGTCAATCATACAAATATTATCAAAGTTTAGATGTGCTTCATCATAAACCTTTAGGAATACTTGTAATTTCTTGAATAATTCACCAATCATATTCCATCCATTATTAGTACCAAAGTTCTGTAATGTAGAATGAGTAACTAGAAATACTTTATACTTAGATACATCAGTGATACCATTCAATATCTTATGTATACCAACTGATCCATTGATTACTAATACTTCTCTAGTAGGATCTAGATCTGTATATTCACCAACACAATTTCTCCATTGATCTAACCAACCTGTAGTGGATGCAATAACTATAGTTCTAGCTTTCCAATACATTAGAGAAGCTATAGTTACATACGTCTTACCTTTACCAGTTGGTAGATTTATAGATAATTGACTATTATTCTGATTAGAGTAATATTGTCCTTTGCCTAGAATGAAATGAAGAGCTTCTTGTTGTACTTCATCTCTAGGAAGGTACTTAATCTTAATAGGTGGAGTTTCAAAATATGGATCGCTATTATATTCTTTAACTGGTTCTTCTCCTTCAAAGAATTTCTTAACGAAGTATAAGTCTAAACCCCTAGGGAGATAGAGAAGTCTATTAGCCTCATCATATGACATCCCTTTATAACTTTTAGTGAAAGTAATTCTATCAAATATAGTAAAATAAGATTCCAGTCTAGGAGCATCTCCTAGACTGTAATCAGTAATTACTATAGATGAATTACGTAAGATTATCTTATTCATCTTCTTCACTCACACTATAATCTTTTACGTATTCAATAATGGATTGAGCCAATAGATGAGCATAATTACGTGCATTCTTTATAGTAGTAAACATATCGACATCATCATCAATGATATTATATTTACCAAAATAGCCTCTATTAATTATACTATTTAAGGTTTTCTCTAGATTACCAATATCAGATATAAAGTTTCCTAAAGTATAATTACTACTAATCTTAATAGGCGTATATCCATTATTAAAGATATCGTTAAACAAATAACACGTAGTATGACTCCAAGATAAATTAGTGTCATCATTTGTAATATGAAGTTTATATGTAAACTCTTTTGGTGCAACAAGAGACTCATCTGTGCGGAATATATGATTCTTCTTAAGTTTTTTCTTTATAAGAATAATCATATCACACATTCGTACATGCATACTTACAATATCCATTACTTGCTCATTCATATTAAATCTCCTCATTTACTAATGCATCAGTAAGCTTACGTTCATTTCGGATATCCTTATTAGTTAAGCTTGGCTGATTCATAAATAATTGTGGCTGTTCTTGGAAGAAGTAATCTATAGTAGACGGAGCTGTCTTATTATAAGAAGATGGATTCTTCAAGATACTAGCCAAGTTTTGGAAGTCTAATGTCTTAGTAATAGAAGGATTTTCATATAATGCTTTAGTAAGTGGAAGTAATACATAAGGTTCATTTACATTATTCCAGTTAGGCTTATCAAAGATATTATATGCACTTCTAATTTGATTAGACAAGATTGTTTCAGTATGGACTGTATGCTTAGACATACCACCATTCAATAATGCTCTCATGAACTCTTGTGCTAAATCATCTTTAGTAAAGGATGTAGTTACAGCAGCTTTATCTAAGATATCTTTAATACGGTTAAGAGTCTTAGAGAACTCATTATTTACTATAGGTGTATAGAATATAGTTTGATCTTCTTCTTTAGCTAATATGCTAATTGGAATATTAATCTCTCCTTCATCAGTTTGATAGCGTTTCATATTAGTCAATCTAACTAATGGTTCAGAGAGATAAAATTTATCAATCTTATCGATTTCGATTGGATATTCTTCTTTTCGATCAATAATAGTGAACTTATTCACATAATCATTATACTCTAATACAGTATTAGTAGTATCATCTACATCATCTTCATTATCTTTAAAGATCTCATCAATATGGAATCTTAAATAGATATCATTATAATTACGATCTTCAATTAATGAGATGGTTTCTGCAGAACGAACAAAGTTCTCTACAAACTTAATTGGTAATTCAATATCAGGAATATCTGTTACCAATACGTGTTTAGCAGACAACTGTAACTGAGTTGTACTAGCAGTGATATCTTCAGATGGATACTTACCTACATCAATATCCTTATTGATAAAGTATAAGTCACCATAGCAATATCTACAGATGCCTTCACCTTCAGAATGAGACTGACAAGTAATAGGACTTCTAGTATAAATAGTCTTACCAATTAAGTGAGTATCGGCTTCGGTAATAGGACCTAAGTCAAAGTCTTTTACTTGATCAAATCTGTAATACTTACCAATCATTAGACTAAGCTCTTTTGCATCTTTAATATCATATCTAATAAAGTTACGAGAAGAGCATTTAAAATGTGGATCTGGATGCAAACGTGTACCTTGGTTGTTTAACCCAATCTTACGTGCCATTGCACCAGAAGAACCTACATTGATTTTAGAAATGATTTGAGCAGTACGACCTGCAGAGGATTCAATAAAGTAATCCATCAAATCTGTTACACCACCATTGATATAACTATTAGCAATAACATGTGGGAATACGCTACCATTACCATCTGGTTTAGTACCAATAGAGATTGCATATTCTTTAAGCTGACGAATATTAATACTTTCATTAGCTCTAAATGCATTTGTATAGATATGATCATATCCTAAGATGTCTTTAGATTTCAAGACATAATCACGTACTTTACTAATACATTCCATACCATAATCATTAGCCTTTTGTAAGTCTACTTTACTCATATCAGGATGTAATAGATTATAGTATTCAGGGATTGCATTCATCATCAATACATCATCTTGTAAGTTAATGCTATTTACAAATAGATCTGCAAACTCATCTACTTTAGCAATATGATATAATGCATCTGCAATCATATTATTCTTAGTTAGGAAGTCGATATCTTCTACATGAACTTCAATAAAGAATTTATCAATATACTTCTTAATATCTTTAGCTGTAACTTCCCGTTTAAGGAAGATATGCTTTGGTTCAATCTCACAGTCACTCTTAATAATAAGAGACCATAAGATTAAGTTTAACCAATAGTCATGAATAGTTAAACCAAATTCATGACCACTAATAATTAAATTGATCTTAGCCTTAAATAGGCTAGGATCGTCTATACCATCTCTTAGTATACAATGAATAGCTTCGAAGTGGTTAGACCAATTCTCTTTCTTAATTTGTTGGTTTACATCAAGTGTCATTTCTCCTTTGTTTTTAATAAACTCGGTATAAATCCAGTAATTCTCATAGTTGATAATTGTATCAAACATTTAGGAACCTCCTTAATGAATTACATCTATATTATTCTACTACTATAATATATATTCATATGTAAAATTCACTGTAAGAAATAAAACCGGTATAGGATCTTTAAGACCCTATACCGAATGGTTTTATTATTTTTTTGGAGTTGGTAAATGTTTAGAAGTTTTAGCAGTTTTGATGTACTCAACTTGAGATTTGCGAGCTACACGAACTGCTTGGTTATTGTATTTTTGAACGATCTTTTTGATCAAAGCACGTTCGATAACACGGTTTTTAACCAATTTAGTCCAGAGTGGATCTTTCTTTTGTTTAGCGATTTGGAATGCAGCCATTTTCACACGGCGAGCCAAGTCGTCATTTTTGCTTAAGCGAACCAAAGTCTTTTTATTCAATACGGATTTTTCTACCAATAATTGAGCTTCTTCGGATTCTGCGAATGCAATACGTTCGTCTTGAGGCAATTTAGAAGCCTCAGCATAAATCATAGCTTCAAGTAAAGCATTAGGGTTGGCAAGATCTTCACCAAGAACATCTTGTCGATCGTTTTCGTTGAAAAACATGTTTTCGTCCTCCTTGGAGATTATTTTATTTAAATATATTTAAAAACGAAAATTACGTTTTATTAACTTAATGTTATTCATATAAGCTGATATTAGCAAATAAAAGTGCCTAGGACATCCAGTTAGGAGGAATTTGAATATGACTAACTATGATGAACTTGATAAAATTATAGCAATCTCTAAGTATAGAGAACAAGCTAAACAAAACTTAATGATTAACTTCCCTACTCTAACTGAGGGTGAAGTAGATACAGCATTAGATATTATTCTATCTAATGCATATAAGAAACGTGAATGTTTATTACATAATAACTATACTGAAGAAACAGCTGAAACAGATGTAGCTGGTATTAGTAATTATATTTATAAAAAGACTCCTATCATGGTAGCCAATGGCTGCTTATTCAAACAATATACAAAAGAGTTAACTCCTATGTATAAATTGATTACTTCCTTTACTGATAACCGTTCTAAGTTTAAGAAAGAAATGTTTAAATATGAGAAAGGTTCAGAGAAGTTCAATAAGTACAATATGCTTCAGATGTTAGCTAAACGTGACAATAATGCATTGTATGGTGTAATTGGTAACTATAGTAGTGCATTGTATAATCTATACGTTGCAACTGGCATTACTAGAACTGGTCGTGCTTTGATTAGTCATGCTATTACTTTCTTTGAAAGCTTCTTTACAAATAATGTAAAGTTCCATTCTATTGATGAAGCAATCACATTCATCAATCGTGTAGATTCTGAGAAATCTATATATCCATCTGCTTTAGTATTAGATGAGAATGTAGCAGTTGAAGATGTATTCTATAAGCTTATGGATACATTCGATAGAGATTACTTTGATGATGAAGCAATCAATAAAGCTATGAATATTATCTGGAGTTTATTGATTAACTTATCTCAAGAGACTTTGAATAAGTTATTCTATAAGAATAACTGCTTACAATTCTGTGATAATAAATATATGAAAGATTATATTGTAATGACTTTATCTAAACTTGATGAAGCATTCGTAGATCCTAACAAGCCACCAGAAATCATTAAGGATAATTTAGACCACATGTTTGAAGTCCTTAAAGAATGGTGTTATATGAGATATATTGTAGTGGATAAGATTGATCGTTCTGCTACAATGAAACGTGATATTAGTATCATCACAGATACAGACTCTACTATGCCATGCTTTAATGGCTGGTATACATTCGTTCTTAGAGACGTTCTAGGTCCAGTAGATAAATCAAATATTAAACTTATGAATCTTCCTGAAGTAGAACCTGTAATGGAAGAGGATAGAGTGTATAATTTCTCAACTGGTGAGATTGAGACTAAGATGATTAATGTGGCTACATCTAGCAATAAAGAACCATTACGTTTTAGTATCATCAATATCTTATCATATATTGCTGGTAGATTATTACGTGAACACTTTGATTTAGTTGCAGAGAATTATAATACTAAGTCTGAATTTAAAGAATGTCTAATTGCAATGAAGAATGAGTTCTTATTTGGTAGAGCTTTATTGACTGGTGGTAAGAAAAACTATGCATCTAAACAAGAACTTCAAGAAGGTAACTTGGTTCCGCCATCTAAGATGCTTGATGTTAAAGGTTTACCTATAAATAAGTCTACATTAAAAGAGAAGACTCGTAATGCTCTAAAAGATATTCTATTTAAGAAGATTCTTAATGTAGAAGAAGTAAATCAAATGGATGTGTTACAATCATTAGCTCGTGTAGAGTATGATATTAGAAACTCCATTGAATCTGGTGAAAAAGAATATTATAAACCAGCTCAAATTAAGTCTTATGCTAACTATGATAACCCAATGCGTATCCAAGGTATTAAAGGTGCATTGGTATATAATGCATTAAGAGATGAAGGTACCGAGGCTATTGACTTAACTATTCGTAATGCAATTGATATCGTTAAGGTTACAATCGATAATACAACTCTATTACCTTTAATGGATTCTGATCCAGAGTTATATGAAAGAATTAAGAAATTCTTAGATGAAAATCAAAATGATTATAAAGGTGAGATTACTAGTATCTCAATTCCAATTGATGCGGAAGTACCTAAATGGGTATTGAAGTTTGTTGACTATAATGATATTATTAATGACAACTTGAAAAACTTCCCATTAGAATCTATCGGTATTACTAAATTTGAAAAAGATAAAGTAAACTATACTAACGTAATTAAATTCTAAGATATATCCCCTATAGAGTTGAACTCTATAGGGGAATTCTTTTGTTAAAATTTCACTGGACTAAGTTTAGTATCAGGTAATGTTAAAGTCATAGCATATAATGCTTGAATGGATTCTTTAGATGTAGATATAACTGGATTGCCACCTAAGTTAATAAAGTGGATATTACTAGCTAATTGCTTTTTAAGCTCAGCATTAGCTTCATCAGTATATACCCCCTTGATAGTTACCATATCGCCATCATAGTCACCACCGATACTATCCAGATACCCATTACAGATATTCATAGTATCAATAAATGAACTAGATGTATCTTTACCAATATCTTCTTTTCTAATTTTTGGATAGTGAGTGTATACTACATTATCAAATACAGCCTCTTCAGTTTCTATAGTAGAGGATAATCTAATCTTAGTAGCAAACTCATTATAGAAAGTATCGATAGGATAACGTGTGATAAGAATCATTCTATCTTTGACTGCTTCTTCACAAGCCATATAGATTACATCACACCATGTTAAAGGTCTTTCATTTTTCAATGCTTTAACATCAGGTTCTTTATAGAAGCCTTTCCATTTCAAATCAAGATATTCTTGTTTACCTTTAACTCTACATAAGACTTTTACTGGTCTAAATCTATCAGAGTAACCATGAATGAATCTATCTAACTCTTTCTTTAGCATTTCATCAGAGAATTGAATTTGATAGTCTTCAATTTCGCCATAGATAATAGAACCGTCTTTATCTATGATAGGATATTTAGTATCACCAATGAATTCATTCTCAAAGAATCGTCTCATATGGAAGATAACAAATGGGAAGAAGTTAGCAGCAGCTGATGTCATAGGTAATACTGAATAATCAAAGTCAGCTCTAATGTCTTCCATATTTTCTACATCTAACTTAGGTGCAGACATAACTAGACGAGTAGCATAGTCAGTAGTCTTAGATAGATTAGCACGTCTAATTACACCAAACTTACCTGGTAACCCACCATTAGGATTGCTATCTGTGCCAGTACCAAACCATTTATAGATTTCAATTAATCCTTCTTGGAGTCTACCTTCAACGGATTTACCAATACTAAAACCATATTCAGTAGAATCACCAATAGCTGATGCAGATACCATTACATTGATATATAATTTATTGATATCGCCAACAGAGATCTTACCACCATCTACTTTAATATCTCTAAAGAATGGAGGGATTACAATAAGTTTATCGGTAAAGAAATTCTTTCTATTATCATTCAAGAACTTAACATATCTCTCACGTTTAATAGAATCAGTTTCTCTAAACTTAATCTTATCTAAGTTCTTTCTTAAGAAATCAATACCATTATCCCCTTTAGGATCTTCTATAATATTACCAGATTTATCTATAGAGTAAGTTCCGATACCATGGATAACAGATTTAATCTTAGAATCTACTTTACTCCAGATTCTATATACTAATGGCTGTAAGAATTTCTTCTTTAGACTAATATATGCAAAAGTACTAGCTCTAGATTCTTTAGTAATACCAAAGATTGTATTAGAAAGTAATCCATCACTTGTAGGATTACTTGATGCATCAAATATAACTGGATTAGTTATTTCGACTAAGTTATTCTTCTTGACAAAATCATCCACATCAAGAAGAGATACTTGGAGATTATCTTGTCTAATTTGGTCTTTTAATATTGCCATATATACCTCCTTATAAATTACTTATATGTGGAACAAAAACCGAGTTAGTGCATTTATTGCACTAACTCGATTGTGTTGTATTATCGCATAGTTACAATAATTTTACATGGATCATTAAAATCTCTATTAAGGTCTACAACTATAGGATGACTCATACCGTTATTACTATTAACTGTAATGGTATGCTTATATTCATCTACTAAGGAGTCAAATAACTTAGCATCAGTTGTATATATAATAAAGTCGATATAATTATCATAGATGATATGATCAATCTTTGAATTTAATAAACCATGACCTTTCAATATACTATATAATAGACTAGATTCGCCAAAGTAGTCTACTATCTGTTTTCTCGTTTGTTCGTAGTCTCCATTGCCGAATTTGCAGAAAAATTCGACGATATCCATTTATATAAATCCCCTTTTAATTAAAGCATTCCTTCAAGAGCATCTTCAAACCGTGCCATATCTTCCCTAGTCATAGCCGGAGTCTCAGCCTTAGTACCTTGGTTAGGTTGAACTAATCCGGCTTGTGGGTGACCTCTATATGCGGCTTGCATATACTTATATTTTTGCTCTTCATCTTTTTTGTGTTTTTCTTTTTCAGCAGCTGCATCGGCAGCTTCTCTACGATCTCTAATAAATTTATATAGAAGCATCAAATCACCTATAGGCATATTCAATGCTTCTATTATACTTAATCTACCTCGATATTCGTAACAAACATTATCAACTAATTGCATTAGTCGAGCATGTGAATCAACCGATGCCGTGTAAAAACAAGTTCTTGAGCATTCATAGGAATAGCTTCAATTTCTGCACCACATTTAGGGCATGTAGCTGCAGGTACTTGGTAAGAAATATTGATATTTTTATTATTGTCTTCTAAGTATTTGCCAATGAAAGATTGAAGTTCTTTAAATTCATAAGCAGATAGTTTAGATAAGATTTTATAGATACCTTGGATACGATATTTATAAGTCTTAACAATATCATTTGGAGCTGTATTGAATTGAATAGGAATCAATTCTTCATTATCTTCATCGATCTCATATACAGTAGAGATACAGTGGGAGATATTAATGATACCTGCATATTTTTCACGGAAGCTTTCATTCAAAAGACGTTCCTCAAACATGGAGTTGTAAATTTTAGGAATTACTACACCGAAAGCATAGTCGCCATTGGCAACATAGATTTCTTCTTCGAATGTTGGAGGCATAGAAGGATCTTTAGCAATGATTTTATTAAAGGTTTCTTTATCAGCTTCTGTTTCGAATTTAACCATATCAATGATAGGGCGTTTTTCAGTATAGAAGTGTTTACATTTAGGACAGCTAAATGGAATGATATTAGAAGTGCTGAAGTTAGCATTATATAATGCAAAGAATAAATGATTCAAGTCTTGATAGTTCAATAACTTCAACCATGCTTCCATATCCATATTACGGCATTCAGGAGCTAAGTGTTTATATAGGGTACTAAATACTGTACGAGCTTTACCAATATCATTTGCAGAATCAGCATATGGATTAATTTCATCCATTTCGATTGCAGATAATGGAGTCATAGAGATGGATACACCAGTAGCGAATAAACCCCATTCGAAGTATTTCTTTTCAACTGGTTTAGAAAGTACTTTAGTAAATGCAACAGGACGTTTACGTACACGGAATTTACTAATATCAGGTTTACGTTCACCTACTTCATCTAATTGCTGACGAAGTACACGAGCAAACTCTTCCATATTACGTTGTTGTTGTTTTTCCAACTTAGCACGTTCAGCTTCTTCTTTATCTTCATCAAGACCAAGGTCTTCTAGGAGCTCATCATCATAAAGCAATTCATCTTCATCATCAGTAGCCTCTACTACTTCTACAGCAGGTACTGCAGCATCAGATACATCAATAGTATTTACACTTACAGCAGGAGTTGTAGTAGCAGATGTAGTTACGTTAGATACAGCATTTTCAGCTGCATTTTCATAAGCTTCGAATTCAGCTTCAATATCATCTTCAGGAAGAAGATTATTAATACTAGTAGAAGCTTTGATTTCATCATCAGATAAAACGTGTTCTTCTTCATCACGACGAATAGCTTCACGATCTTTATCTGTTAATTCAGGATTAAGATCTAGAGATGGATCATATTTAGAAACTACTTGAGGATTTTCTTCACCCATAGCTTTAAGATCTTCATATTCACGACGCATTTCATGAATTTCTTTTAAAGCTGGACGGAAACGACGTTCAATAGCATCAGAGATACCATTGTCTAATTCTTCCATTAATCCATCACGTGCTTCTTGTGTTTTATCTTCTTTGCCAGAAGGAATAATTACACTAAGATCAGCAGATTGTAAAGAATCCGCATCAAATGTAGGTGCAACTGGAGCTGTAGGTTGAGGTTCAGCTTCTGTTTTAGGTTGTTCTTCTACAACAGCAGTTTCAGTTTTTTCTTCTTCTACTGGTGTAACTTCTTTGGAAGCTTTTTCTTCTTCCAATTTCTCTTTCATGAGGTCTGCTAGTTTTACATTTTCAGACATGGTTCCTCCTAAACAATTTCATCATTCATCAACATTTTTAAAGTTAATTTATCTCGATCATAGAAGTATCTAAATTGGAATTGATCTACAGTCATATCGATAATCATTATATTCTCCCCATTGTTAGAGAAGCCTATATTAACTTCAACTGCTATAGTATTATCAAGATAGTCTTTTATTTGATCTTTAATAGCCTGACTTAACTCAATAGCTCTATCAGACTGCATATACCTATATTTACTAATTAACCCTAGACCCATTTCTGGACTATGAGTTATTGTGCCTGGCTCTAATAGCATTAAACGCATGATTAGAGTACCAACAGCATTAAAGTTCTTATATGTAAGTGGAGTTTTGTAACTGTCAGTAGATAAAGAATATTCCTTTAGTAGAGTTGGAACTTCCTTAGTCTTGGCAGTTATGAAAGTAATATCATCAGCCACGATAAATTCTCCTTTCATATTAATATATTACTACTTAGTTCTAGGGTTTAAAATATACACAAATAGCTATTTTTAACATAGCATTAAATTGATATATACTCATTAAGGAGGATACAATGGCAACTGAACGAAGAATAGCTTGTCCGTTATGTCGACGTAAAGATTTTAAAGACAAGTTAATAAGACATATAGAAAAAGATCATGAAGATATTATCGGTGAAATCTCTGCCGAGCAATTCTTATATGATAAAACTCACCCAGGCTCTGGTAAATGTATCGTATGTGGTAATAAAACAGAGTGGAATGAAAAGACTGGTAAATACCATAGACTTTGCTCTAATCCTAGATGTAAAGAGGAAATGAGAGCTAAGTTTAAAAAGAATATGATTAGAGTGCATGGTAAAGTATCTCTATTAGATGATGCTGCACATCAAGCTAAGATGTTAGCTCATCGTAGCATTAGTGGCACTTATGTATATAGTGATGGTACTAAGTTTACTTATACTGGATCTTATGAGCATAAAGCTATAGAGTTTATGGATAAAGTTCTTAACTGTAACTCTAAAGATATTATCATGCCTGGTCCAGTTATTGATTATACTGATCAATATGGTAATTCTAGACAATGGATTACGGATATTTACTACGTTCCTTATAACTTGATTATCGAAGTTAAAGACGGTGGAGATAATCCTAATAATCGTCAAATGGATGAATATCGTGCTAAGCAAGTTAGTAAAGAAGCTGAGCTTATTAAGCTTGGTGAATACAACTATCTAAGATTAGTAGATAATAAGTTTGTTCAACTCATGGAAGTATTAGCTTTACTCAAAGATCAAGAGATTAATGAGCCTAATACGACTAATAAAGTTATTAGAATCAATGAATCTGCAGTATATGATGATGGTGGATTTATTTTATCTAATATGGAAGAATTTGAAGAGGATACAGATAAAGGCAAATATATCTTTGCAGTAGATGCATCTAATATTGCATGTATTAAAAGTGTATTACCTAAATCATATCCAGATAATATTAAGTATATTGATCTAAATAAGATACTTAACTACTTATTCTATAATACATTTGTGGATAATATAGATGCAGATGATATTACAGAGAAGATGGTCGATCAGTATTTCGCTAATGTATACCCTAACGTAGATCGTAAAGATATATTCCCTAATGCCAATACTGAAGATCTAAATCTAAATATGACTATTGATGAAGTATATGCTGAAATAGTTAAAATGATTAGATATTTCTTCTTTGCTCGTAGAGGGGAAAATAAAACTATATTCATTCTTGACCGATCTTTATATTCATATCTAATAGACCAATATCATAATTTAATTGGTTATGCTACTATGTATTTTGGAACTATGGCTATAGCAGTATATAAAACTTATGCAGCTAAGAAGATACCTCAAGAATATGATATCATTAGACGTCTATCTGACTTAAAAGAATATGCCGCAAGAGAGCATATGGGTGTTGGAGCCGTAGGTGGTATTGTTGGTACCATGGATGGTAATATGCTAGTCCAATATACTCCACATAGACATTCATTCAGTGGAGAGAAAGATGGCTTTGGTATAGTTGATAATAAGAAGTCAACTAAACTAAGAGTTAAATCTGATAATGAAGAAACTGAGATTGTAGATAAAGAACCATTCTTACAAGATAAATTCTATAAGTCCTATAGACATAAACGAGATAGAGTTACTTGGGAGAATGCAATTAATCTATATGAAGAGATTACTGGTAAAGTAATGCTATCTAGAGACCAATTAGAGTATGATGATGACTTTATTGAAGCTGATTTAGATAGAGAAAATAAGTTAGCTTTAATGAATATGGTATACTCTATTGAGTCAGATTTATATAATACAGCTATGCCTTTATGCGATATTCTAGAAGTTAATACTGCAAAGTCTAAACTAAAAGAATTCCCTGAAGGCACTATGATCATGGAAGATTATAATGGATACTTTGCTATTGACTTAGAGTCTGGTGTAAGATCTAAATCTTATGATACTATTCTAGAGATTGAGGCTCCAGCTTTTGTTAAAGCTAAAGATGCTCTAACTCAAGATGATGATACTCAAAGTACTAATAATAAGAAAGTTAAAGAAGTTAATGACTCTGGGATGTATAAAGTACTTGATGATAAGTATGAATCAGAAGAGCAATTAATGGATGACTGGAATGATTATAATAGTCTTACTGCTGATATGAAACGTCATAGTGATGATAAGTCTATTGAGATCTATGGTAAATCTAATGTAGAACGATTTAAAGAATTGAGGTCTAAATACCTTAATTCTGAAATTCCTTATGATGATTTAGCATTAAGTGAATCTGGATTACAATTATCCGACTTAGATAGAGCTAGAGATTATGGTATTGAACTTCGTGGTAAGAAACGTGAGATTGAGTATCTTCAAGCTTGGTCTTTGAACTCTGGTATCTTTGTTATCTTACCATGTGATAGTGAAGAAGAGTTAGATGCTCAATGGAATAATCTCCAATCTATGGATATCTCATTAATTCGTATATCTGATATGAGAATGATGGAAGCATTTGGTTGTAATAATGAAACCATGTATAACTTCCTAAAGAGTGTATTTACTAATAAGGGATTTGATGATTTCTATTATTTACCAATGGTAGAGTCTGCTATGGAAGATGTACAGCCTATTAGAAACTTACCAAATACTATACCATTCTATATTCCACATGAAATAGAGGTATTCAAACGTAATAGTACATTTGGTAATATGCCATCTAAATGGAAATCTAAAGCTGATCAATGGTTGAAAGATTATAAGAATATCTATGAAGGTAAATCTTATGATAAGAAAACTATTCTAGATTGGATGTCTAATGTAAGATATCTAAGTCTAGAGTATGCTAGAACTCAATCTGATGAATATAAACAAGCTTTATTAGAGTTTGGTTGGAATCCTTATATGGAATTCAATCCTATTAATGTGAATAGAGCACATAATCGAGCTAATGCTTTATTCCATAGAAGTATGACTGCTAAGTTATTACAAGAAAAAGGTATTGGTTTTGAATTCGATAATAAAGGAAACTTATTCGTTAAGAACTTCTTAAAGAATAAAAACTATCAAGCTACATATATGGAATCTCATAGATTGCTTATGGAGTATGATAGAGCTAAGAATATCGAAGCAATGAAATATGAACTAGCTAAGATGTATTATCTAAATCTTAAGATTACAGAAGATCTTACTAAACAAGATCGTACTAAGAAAGATAAAGAGCTAGTTAAGATTAGAGCTAGAGTATTGAATGACTTCCATAAGTATCTCAAAGTAGTACTTAAGGGAGATAAACAATTCAACTTCTCTAACTACTATCAACGTAGTGAATTCTGTGATGACTCCTTTGTTATTACAGCACCTACACTAAAACATGCTGGTAAATATGCTAAGATAGCTATGCAAGTATTATAATACAATGAGTCCTACTTACTAGATAAGTAGGACTCTTATAATATGATTTGCTCATATATTATAACTATGATTAAGGAGGTGAATATAAATGTATAATGTCGGACAGAAGCTTTGTAAGAAAGATAAATTCGGTCAGATTACTGAACTATATAGAATAGTATCTAGAAAAGACAAAGACTTCTATAAGGTTACTCCTGTGATAGGAGATAAGTTATTGATTGATAAGTTCAATAATGATGAGTATATGCCATTAGAAATACATTGTAAGATGTTTTTCGAAGTATGTACTCTAAAGAATGGGGAAAAGGAATTGTGTATCAATATCTATTGCCCATATGAAGCAAACAACTATCCATACTTTGCTAGTCGGATTAATATTGATAATCCTGATCCTAAGAAGAAGTTTGGTAAGTATGTATGTAAAGGTGAGTTTGATAACGACAGCTCAATGAGGCAATATAAGAGAGCTTATGATCTTATGATGTATGACATTGCAAGTAAAGACTATGCTTTCAGTGTAGACTTATATCTAAATGATCCGCTTAAGAATATTGTATCATTTGTTAAGTTAGACTCACGTGTTTATGACACTCTTATTTCTATCTGTGATAGTCGTGGATTAGAATACGATGATACAGATCAAGCTATTAAGATAGCATTACAAAATATTCTATTCATGTATTGGTTCCATTATAACTTCAGAGTAATCAATGTATTATTTGAAGTAAAGGATGGTGCTCAATTACGACCTGGCGACTTATTTGCTCTTGAAGCTATAGTACAAGATCGTATAGTGGACTATAACATCGTTGAATATTATCATGATATATTACTATATAAAGCTAGAGGTAACTTCTTCTTTATTCAAGATAAGAATGATAGAACCTTTATAGTTAAATATGTAGGCATGGATGATCTTCCTGGATTACATGTCTTCTAAACTTAGATATATTGATATATTATAATGGTGAAGTTAGGTGATTAATATTTACTATGATCCTAACAGTAGAATAATTTCTTTTATATTTTAAAGGAGGACATAGCTATGTCAAATCAATTGATTAATGGAATTCCACAAGTCGACAATGGATTCCAATCTCTAGGTGAAGTACTTCAACGTGCTTCTCGTGAAACTCGTCGAGACAAAGAAGGAAACGATAAGGGTAATGCAAAACGCATTGAACTTAAAGTTACTCCTGAAACATTTGAAAGCGATTACAAAACAAAAACAATCGCTACAAGCGAATTATGTGAACTTCTCACAAATCGTCTTGGTAACATCTTTGCAGACTATGTAGGTTGCCGTGATATGGTATTTACTAATAGCCCACAAATCGGTATTGCATTAGTATTTGCATTCAATGGTTCTGATAACGAACACGATACTCGTTTGAAAGCTATTGAACAAATTGGTTTAGAAAGTATTGGTCAAAATGCAGCTACTAAAGAACTTGAAATGGTTGCTAAATTCAATGGTACTTCTAACATCCGTCAATTAGTTAAAAGCGGTACTGTATCTGAAACAGTTATGGGCTTCCGTCTTACTAATGAAGCAATTGATATCTTGAAAGATACAATCATTGACTTCGGTAAAGACAATGAAAACCATGATAAATTCCGTGCTCAATGTGTAACTTATGCATATGCTTCTGATGGTTCTGGTAACAGCAACTTGGTAGTATATGGTGCTACAATTGAATCTATTCTTGGTTTCATCTATGGTAACCAATATGACTATATAGCAATTCCTGGTGCTCCAGTAAATACTAATAGCTATTCTGGTCGTCTTCTTGAAATCAAACAATTGCATCCAGATGTAACTAAACGCTTGCTTAAGAAATATGTAAGCCGTCAAGTTGTATCCGATGGTTTATTCCGTCCACAAAAATAATCAAGTTATAGTATGACTGGAGATTAACCTCTCCAGTCTATTATTTTTTGGAGGATTTATGGAATTCAAATTTAATATCAATCCAGATGGTATTGATGAAGTCTTTGATGAAAGAGGAAACTCTATTCTAAAGATTTCTGAAATGAGCTGGAATGACAGAGCTTATAAAATTGAACTACGTAAGTGGGTAGTTCAATCCGATGGAACTATGCAACCTAATAAAGGTTTCTCTTTCCTAACGGAGCAAGGTCCACATGATTTAACTCATATCCTATTAGAAAAGGGATATGGTGATAATCAAAAAATTAAGGAAATCATGGAAAAACGTGGTGTCGAACTTGACATCCCAGTTACTGAGAAAGAAGAAAAGGAAGATGCTCAGGATTTCTATGATCCTGAAGATCTTATTTAGGTGATCACAATGTCTTACAATCATAAACAGCTTGATACATTTTATGATATCAAAAGAAAAATGTTAAATGCATCTTATTGGGATGCTAACTATATTAAAGCTTTCCCAGGATTTGCCTTCTGTGAAGAAGGTCGATATGCTTGGCAAAAAGGTAATCTTAGTAATGATGATGTATTCTTATCTAGCATACGCACACAATACACCTCTGATAAGGATACAATCTTAGAAACCTTAACAGCTCAGCAATATAAATTCTTAATGGATAACATTGAACTTTTCCATACTGTTTATCGTATTGGAGACAACACTTTAATAAGTCTAATTTAAGACGCATAAGTTCTTTTAAGTCAATCTAATAATACATCACAATAAATCCCCATAGGATCCGCGAGTCCTATGGGGTATTTATTTTTTTTGTAATTCTAGCATTCTATAACTGTATATTATTAAGGTGAATATATGATATAGTGTTTATATAAGGAGGTAGTATCATATGTCTTATCAAGATCATGTAGATGCATCTGTTGCATGTTTAATACCATTGTTAGATGCTCTTGAAGAAGAGTGGTTGAAAGAACAGGAGTTGAAGGAGCAGCAAGAAGATAAATAATTTAAATTGTCATATAGGAGGTGATTTATATAGATGCAATAGTATTTTCATTAAGATTATTTCCAGGTGCTAAAGCACAAATAGGTATGTTAGTATATTATTTGTTTCCGCAGGTTATGCCTACACCAGAAGCAAAGAAAGCATCAGATTCCCCATGGTGTATGCTAACAGTTTTAGGGGTTAAAGTTTTAGTAGATTTATTTTAATATATATATATGAGGTGAAAATTATGTTATACGAAGAATTAGACTTATCTGTTGACTGTGGTCAGTTGTTTTCCGATGAGGATGTATTTGGTGTTCATTTGGATGCTGGAATAGTTTCTCATCAATAAGAAAGGAGGTATAATATTAGTAGTAAACTAAATGAATAATCCCCATCTGGTTAAACCAGATGGGGAACTATTATTTTTTTTATTTTTTACTTATACATTGCACGAACTTCTTGCTCATTCAATTGGAATCCTAGTGCTTCAGAGAGTACTAGCATAGTCAACATACATTCTGCTGTTTCTACAATCTTATCAGTATTGATAGTTTTAGATTCAGTCAAGAATTCTGTATGGTTTTCAGAGATTACACGTTTAGCTAAATGTTTAACCATAGCTTCTAGAATGCTCTTCTTAGCACTCTTTACGTTATAGATTTTTCGTTTAGCGCCGATAATCATAGACTCCTTGATGTCCTCTGCTACGTCAGCATTTGCAGCTTTAATATTAGCTACTTTTTCTTTTACTTCATCAAGAATCTCTTTGATTTGTTGTTTATCTTCAACGTTAGATGCAATGAAGTCTTCTACATTATTAGCAACGTGAGATTGTACCATAGCACCAACATCTTCGATTTCTTCTTTTTGTTGACCCATTTTATCAATGAAAGAATCTTGATATTCTGGATCTACAGTGATATCATCAACTTTAGTATCAGGATTCTTAAGTTTATCTTCATTAGCTTTAACTACATCATCTGTAGCTTCTTTGATAGTTTTAGCAATATCAGCTAAGAATAAAGATTTAGTATTGAAAGTACGAATAATATTTTCAACACCATTCTCTTTAATGAACCCACGGATTACAGTATCACGAATGATATTAGTAGATTCTTTTTGAAGGTCAGGAATCATACATTCGTTGTAGATATATTTAATAGCTTCTGTTAAGAAGTGTTCTTTAATTGCAGCTTTAGCAGCCATACGGATATTTAAAGAACGTTTAGAACGGGCTAAAGAACTTTCAGTCATAGCACCAATTTCAGGAATGATAGTCTTAGACTCGTTTAGTTGTTTTTCAAGAGTAGCCTTTTCAGCTTGTTTTACCATCTTCAAGGTATTAGACTCTCTAATTTGTTTTCTAGAAAAATGCATCTTTTCTATGCTCCTTTCGTTAGAATAAAGAAGATGCAGCGGAGTCTGGAAGACTTTCAGTTACATCGTCGATTTTATATTTTTCTTTTTCGTCTTGTTTTACATTTGCTTCAGCTTTATTGGAAGCTTCTTTTGCATCAACTGCGAGATAGTCAGCAATCTTACGGAAACGATCTACATATTTACGTTGTTCGTTTGCTGTTTTAGGGTCACCAGCTGTCTCTAATCGTGCAGCATTTAAAGACAACATTGCAATTTGAGTTTCAAAGTACTCAGCTACACTTGCTCTACAATAGTAGAAGTAGTAGATCAATTCACGCATGATCGGAACGATAGTAAAGATAAGACCAATACTTACACCAATAACTGCTAATACAGATGTACCAGCTAAGTTCTTAGCACTTACTTTAATTAAGTCATTCAATACCTTTTTAAGTTTATTACCTTTACAGAGGTTATTAAATTCTGCAAGAGTTTGTAATTGAAGAAGTTCTTTACTTCTAGATACACCAACACGATCTACAGATACTTCGATAGATTTTGTTTTAGGATCTACGATGAAGTCAATAGTGGAAGCGATAAGTAAAGATACACCACTGATTACAGACATAGCAGTTGTATTATATAATACAATACCCAAGCTAGTATTGGATGCATAACAACGTTGGAATTCATTTTTCAATTCAACCAAGTTATTGATTGCATCAGTTAAGATATTGATATAAGTAAGAGGTTGCTTATATTCTTGATAGATTTTCTTCATATCACTAATAGCTTCAGTTACCATATCAATATTATCAATCTTTAAGAAATCACCTCTAGATTGAGGAATTGTACCAAAGTCAACATCAGTTACTTTAGCTTCAATCTTTTCATATAGTTTATTAGTTACACCTAACAAGACTTCACGTTGTTCAGCTTCATTAACTACACCGACAGTGATATAAGTTTCTTTGTCAGTAAGATCCATTAACTTGCTGGCTTCAACGAATTCTTTTAATACATACTTTTGCATTACTATTTACCTCCAGCTAGTAATTGAATCATTTGTTTATAATCCATTTTATCATCACGTTTCAAAGTTTTGAATGTATATGGCTCATACTCATCATCACCAGTATCAAAGATGATTTTAGCAGACTCAGTAGAGTCATCAACGATAACAATACCAACTAAGTTATAGTCATCCATTAACTTACGGGCTACACGAGAATCAGAGATATCAATGTCTTCCATCTTACGAAGCATTTCTACATCATATGCAGATACCATCAATGTAGTGATAGCTGTTGCATCATTACGTGCAGACATGAAACGATTGATTTTAGATGCTAATGCACGACGTTCTAATACTTTCCAAAGTTTGGAAGAAGAACCACGATGTGTATTAGATACAGCATCAATCTTAGCTTTCTTAATAGCAAATACGAAGTCTCTCCAGAATTCGATTTCACCACTTGTAGCTTTGATTAAGTTATATAAGCTAAAGTTATAGCTACGTTTAGATACTATATGATTAGCAATATCAGCAGAATCTACACAGTAGATTTTAGTCTTAATACCAACATAAGCATCTACAGTGATAGGATCATTATTATCATTAGTACTAATGAATTGAATTTGTAATAATGTAGGCTGTAACTCATTAGCTTTCTTATAGTCTTGATCTTTAGCTAATTTAGTTAAGCCAGCTCTAGTATTATTATGAATATCATCTAAACGAGATTGTAGATTATTATTACTTTGACGTAAGTCATTAATACGTCTATTAGATTGAGCCTGAGTTCTTGCGAAATTTCTTCTCATTCTACCTTCATTGCGCTCTATATCTCTAAGCCGTTGATTTAGATCTCTATTCTGGTTAGATAAATCTCTATTTCGAGTGGCTGTGTCAGTATCCAACATTCTTACTGCTCTAAGTTTATCGTCATCACTTAAATTATTAAATGTATTAGAAGCAACAGCCGTATTGAAGTTTGGATCTTGACGCATACGATCCATCATATCATCCATTAACGATTCACGTAGATGATTGATAGGTTTAGCATGTAAACGTTCTTGTCTAAATGCCTCATATACAGCTTTAATTTCAGCTGCATCAAAAATATGATTAGCTGTAGCTTCTTGGCTGACTGCAAGATAATCATCAACATCAAATAAACTAGATAAATCTAGATTAGAGTGAACGTTTTTAAGATGATCAATAGCATCTTTAGAAGATGTAATGGAAATAGCAGATAATAGCATTTGAGTTAATGTAACAAACTTACGCTCTAATGCTCTAGAAACTAATTGTGCAGATGCTGGATCTACAGTATTAGAAGCCATGACAGGAAATGTCATAGTTAAATCTTTATTTGCTCGAGTAATAGACTTGATGGATGGATTCTTCTTGGAAATAAATTTACCAATTTCAGTACCATCGGCAGCGTCTAAAACGTCTGTAATTAAATCCTTAAGGATCATTTAAAGTACCTCCTTATAGTATCATATATGACTTTAATCTTATGTTAAAATGGGTAAATAAGAAAAAAAAATAAAGCATATAGATTTTTCTCATTAGAATTTGAAAAATCTTTTATTCATACATTTGATGGTATGAGAATAGTTGTTAGTTTGACCTCTTTCGATAAGGTCATTGATTAGTGAGTTATAAAGATCTACTACTTCATTATAATCATCTACTTTAACAAGTTCAAGGTTGATTGATTCATCATCAGACTCTATTGCTATAGTATAAACGTTACATGAATATTTAGCTTCTTCTAATTTAGGTAACTCACCATCTAAAATGTCTTCGATATAATCTCTCATAATCATCAGCCTCGCTTTAAAAAGTATAGTAAAACAAATAACTGAAAGCTGTGATATAAGAGCATATATCTATATGCTTTATCCTATTTCACTATAATAATATACAATTACGATAGAAGTTAGCCATTTTAACATAAGATTAAATTAAATAAGAAAGGGGGAATATATGCAATGGCAGATAATAAACCAACTGGTACTCATAGACATAATGTGTCTAATAATATAATAAATGAAACTGGTAGAGCTGTTGGTACTGCAGTCGGAGCTGCCGCTCCCGGTGTCGGTACGGCTATCGGTAATGCTGCTCCTGGTGTAGGTACCGCAATTGGTAATGCTGCTCCTGGAGTCGGAACAGGTATTGGAAACGTTGTATCTGGCGTTGGTTCTGGTATTGGTAATGTCGCCGGTGGTATAGTATCTGGTGCAGTATCAGGATTAGGTGAAGGTATAGGTAAAGTAGCCGATGGCGTTGGTTCTGGTATTGGTAAAGCTGCCGAAGGCATCGGGACTGGTATTGGTAAAGCGACATCTGGAGGATCTGGATATAATAATATACAGAGTGGTAAGAATGTAGATAATAATTATGCTACTACGGCAACTGCTCCTGGAAGATCTGATAACTATACATATGGTAGTACTAATTCAAATTATGATAGTAGTTTCTCTAACCGTGTAGGTAATGCTATAGGTGGAGTTGTAGATAAAGGTAAAAATGCCGTATATAAAAAGGTTACTGATACTAAAAATAGTATTTATAACTCTACTATAGGTGCAGTAGACACTAAGGTTACTGGATTTGGTAATGATGTCATTAATAAGATTAATGGTATTGGTGATACTATTGAGGGTATTAATGGCAATCCAAGCGTACTTGATCAGACTACTAGACCAGAGTTTGATGAATCAACTGCTGGTCTATTAAAATATGTAAAAGCAAATGGTCTTGGTATTGGTCCTGGAAGGGTAAGTCAAACCGAGAAATATCAAAAGTTTGCTAGATATGAAAGATTAGATCCTAATAACTGGATGGGCGCTACTAGAGAATTTATATTCTTTACTACACCAGATTTACAGTTATTCAAAGGACCTACATTGAATCCATCTATTGCTAATAATGCCTTAATGGTTGAAGCATTTAAAAGATATAACGATGTATTACAAAGTCTAAGCTATTCTGCTTGTGGTAGACCATTCGTTAATCTCTTATCTAACTATAAGAGATCTAATGTAGATCTGCCTGATATTAATACAGCTAGTGATTATGAGACATCTAAAAATATTCTTGGATCTTCTTTATTCTATCGTGGCACTTCATATGAATCAGATGAAAATCATGAATTCTCCGTTGAGTTCGAAGATACAAAGTATCTAGAAGTATATATGTGGTTCAGATTATTCGATGAATATGAACGTATGAAACACTATGGTTTAGTTGACTTTGTTGATGATAACTATCTTAATGGTAAAATCATTCATGATCAAATGGCTATGTATAAATTCATAGTTGGTGAAGATGGTGAATCTATTATACATTACTCTAAGTTTATTGGAGTATATCCTAAGAATGTACCAAGGAGTACATTCTCTGATCTTCCTGCAGATGGTAACGTAAAGTTTACTATTAACTTTAAAGCATCATATGTAGAAGATATGGATCCTAATATTATATTAGACTTTAATGAAGTTGCTAAAAAGATTCCAGCTGGTGATCCAAAGCTAGGTGGATTCATGGATGAATTCAATGGTTGGAGTGGTGAATTTATGCAAAGACCTTATATTGCTTTACCTCCAACTATGTTATATCAAGGTGGTACTGCAGGTAATGCTGTAAATAGCGCTGCAGGAACTAGCGGCGATGCCCAAAATCGTATGGTAGGTGGTATTGGTGGACAGGCTCCAAAGAATATAATCGGTCGTGCTAAAGGTGCAATTAATAGTGCTTATGATACAGTATCCACTGTTAGTAATAATCTTGAGACTGCATATAATGAAACTCAAAAAGCTAAGGCTGCTGAGCCGACTAGTAAGTTCACTTACTTCCAAGACCCTAAATATGAATTAAATTATGGTTATAATGAAACGTTACCTAACAAAGGTTTCTATAAACTAAAATGGGAGGGATAATTAAATGGCATCTGATGCGGTATCAGTAAACAAGACTCTCCGATCTTATCAGGAGACAGTCCTAAATACAGTTCAAAATGATACTTTACTTAATGCCAATATATATGATATACATCAATATATTGAAAATATTAAGAAAAGATATGTAGATGAAGATGAAATAACCCTCTCTATGGGTATCTTTGGCTATCTTGGGGATGTAAATTCTAATGCATTACAAAATGCTGTTACTATGGCAGCTGAGTATTCTAATGAAGCTATCCCTATTAAAGCTAAGTTTGAGAAGAATGTAATTTCTCATGCTTTAATGCTCGGTATTAATAAGATTTTTGCTGAGCCTGCAACTATGCAAGCAATGTTTGTTTTCTATGAAGATGAACTTGTATTGAATACGATCTCTGATACATTCAGATTTGATCGTGATATAAAAATCATGGTAGGTGATTATGAATTCCACTTACCATATGACTTAATTATCAAACGTATTGAGTTGCCTACTGGGGAATATATCTATACGGGTATGTATGATACCACTCAAAGTAACCCTATTATAACTAGAAACTCTAATGATGTTGATCCATACTTAAAACCTACAGTTAGATCTAAGATAGATGGTCGTAATGTAGTTATGCTATTAGTAGATTTACGTCAATATGAATATATGACATATCATAAAACTATCATCACTAATAATCCATTAGAATCTAAAATGCTACAATTTGAATTCGATAATCAACTAGCTGGATTTGATGTAGATGTGAAAGAATATGATCAACCAACTAGAAAACTCAAACCAGTATATAATGGATTAAATACAGATGGTGTAACTAACTTCTGTAACTATACATATATTGACTCTTCTACTATTCGGGTCATGTTTGATAACACATCATACTTACCTACAGCTAATACTGAAGTTACAGTAAATCTATATACTTCTCAGGGTGCTAATGGTAATATCTCCTATAAAGATAGTATTTACTTTAGAGTCAAATCTGATAAGATGAATTATGATAGACTTAACTTATTAGTTATTCCGACTTCGGATTCTCAATATGGTATTGATAAAAAGTCTATTGCTGACTTAAAGAGATTGATTCCTAAAGAAGCTTTAGCTCGTGGTAGTGTTACCAATAGTACTGATATTAATAACTACTTCAATACTATTGATGACGATGATAATAAGTTATTCTTCTTTAAGAAGATGGATAATCCATTAGCCCGTCTATATTATGCATTCGTATTGATGGATTCCCCAACAAATATCATTCCGACTAATACTATTCCAATTGAAGCTATTAGACGTGACTTTGATAATATCTCAGATTCAAACTATATCTTGACTGCTGGTAATATTATTAAATATGATGGTACTACTAATGCATCTATTGCATATCAAGCTTCTGAAGATGAGCTTAATGCTGCAAGAAAGAATGAGTTCTTATATATGAATCCATTTATGTGTATCGTTAATAAGAAACCTTTATATGTATCTTATTATATGAATATCATGGACGTAAATAAGTTACTTGAATTCACTTATGTAAACCAAGATTCTAAAGTACAGTTCATTGCTACTAAGATGAATTGGTATAGACATTACTTATCTGATCGTGATACATATTTTGGTGATATCTCTATTATGCAAAATATCCAATCTGATATTGGTCTAGTTCATAAAGATGATCCACATGATCCAGAGAAGATTACCGGTGTAGATATCAAAGTCTTAGCAGTATTCTATACTGATGAGAAGTATCAAGTTCCTTACAGATGGGCTGAAGCTGAATTTGTAAACTACGACCAAGGTACTTATGTAATGGACTACAAGTTCAAGCTTAATACTGATAATAAGATTGATAAGAATATCAAGCTTAAGATCAATAATGTCTATGAAGTTGGTAATGCAACTAGATTGAGTCCTGGGTATATGGCTAATAATATGCATATGAAAATATTCGTATTTGCTAAAGATGTATTTGGCTATAATGCAGGTCTTCATAAGTCTGATCAAATCTTTACAGCTGATTTCTTAGAAGGCTATAGCTTAACTAATGAATATACAGTTAAGTATGGTATTGACTTCTTGTATAACTACTCTGACTTAATTGAGTCTCATATTAAAGTCAAAAAGCAAGATAATGGTCAAATCTCTTATATTGTAGATCGTGTACCAGTTATCTCATATGACTATGTGAATACGGAAGAACGAATTCAAGACTTCATTAATAATCTTGAAAAGAAACGTATTCATATCCTTGATTGTCTAGACGTTCTAGAAGATAGTTTCGGTATAGACATCAAGTTCTTTAACACTTATGGTCCATCTAAACTATTCTATGTGAATGATGGTGTACCATTAAATAGAGTTAACCTATCTATGACCTTCAAGGTTAAGTTCTTAACAACTACTGATAAATACTTAAGTGAATATATTAAGAATGATATTAGAAAGTATATTGAAGATAAATCTAGAATCTCTGATATTCATATTCCTAACATCGTTACTTATATAACTCAAAAGTATGCAGAGAATGTAACTTACTTTGAATTCTTAGACTTTAATGGATATGGTCCAGGGTATCAACACATTTATCGTAAAGATGAATCTATCGTTGGTAGAATTCCTGAGTTCTTAAATATTAATACCATTGGTACAGAGAATAATGCTTTAGATATTAATATCATAATAGCCTAATTTCTATTAGTCTTTAACTCTATACGTGTAACAATTTAATAAATCTAACCTATTTTGGTTGAAAAATTAATTAAACCTTTTATACTATTAAGTATAACTTTTTAAGGAGGATACTAATTATGGCATTTTTCGGTGGTCATGATACTGAAGATATCAACGTAACCCTTGAAAACTCCGCTATTTATGAAAGCGAAGTAGGTCTTGGTGTTATTACTTTAGAATGCACTCAATTTGAAGCTGAAATTTTCGCTGATTGCGTTCGTTCCGATATGAAAGAATCCGCACTTGTTCAAGAAGGTGCTGACGTAACTGCTTTCCAAGAAAGTGCTTGGGAAACTGTTAAAACTAAAGTTGTAAACTTTGTTAAAAAAGTTTGGGCTAAAGTTAAAGCCTTCTTCAATGGCTGGTATGCTAAAGTTGCTGCTCGTGTAATGAGCGACAATAAAGCTTTCTATAACAAATTCAAAAAATCTTTGGATTCCAAAGATCTTTCTAAATTGGAAGTTAAATATGAAGCTCCAAAATCTTTAACTGTATCTATCGCAGATATTTCTACATTAACTGGTGGTAAATATAGCGATGCAGATGCTTCTGATATTATTGAAGCATGCTATCTTGGCATTAAAGCTTCTTCTCATGCTGAAGCTAAAAAACAAATTCTTGAAGAATCTTTTGCTGATGAAGATGAAGTTAAATACACTTCTATCGCTTCTGAAATTGAGACTGAATTAAGCAGCTCCAAAGCAGTTAAAGATGCTCAAAAAGAATACACTAAAGCTGATAAAGGTTTATCCAAAGCTGTTAGTGAGCTTATGAAAAAAGATGAAAATAAAAAAGTAGAAAATATTTCTATGATTGCTAATGCACATGCTAAAGCAAATGTAGTTTTATTGGAAGCTAAATTAGCGGTTGCTAAGAAAACAGCAGCTCAAGCTCGTCGTATCTTTGCTAAAGCTGTAGCATACAGCCCTAAATCTGAAGGCGCTATCGATACTGATCTTCTTATGGTAGAATCAGACGCTTTGATGGCTTAATTACTGTATAATATACGGAGGTAAAATAAATGGCATTTTTCGCTGAATCTACATACGAAGAATCTTATCAAGATCTTGGTATTAAAGTAAATGATTATACTGATTTTGACATGCTTGCATTAGAAGCATGCAATACAGTTCAAGAAATGGATAATGCTATCATGCAAGGTATTGGTCGTTACGAATTAACACAAGTTCGTGAAGGCGCCGAAGTAGTATATACTGAAGGCATGATGGATACTATTAAATCCAAAATTGAAAAAATCTGGAACTTCATTAAGAACTGGGTTAAAAATGTTTGGAATAAATTTATCGGATGGTTAGAAAGCTATGTTCGTGGCGATAAAGCATTCTTAACTAAATATAAAAAGAAACTTGATGAAAATCTAGCATACTTAGACAAAGATTATGAAAAAACTTTCAAATATGCTAAAATTATTAAAGATGGTATCGAATCTAGCTTTAAAGAATTAGAACAAGCTGGCTCCGCTATTAGTTCTAAAGCTACTACTGGTAGAAATTCTGTTAAATCTGCTGGCGATAAAACTTCTGAAGAAGCTTCTAAAGTTTTAGAAGAAATCGATGACGAAATCGATAATGCAAAAGAAAAATTCAAAGATACTGAATTTGAAGAAGAAGTTAATGCTGGTTGGATTAAAAGCAACTTCGCTAAAATTATCGACATGATTGGTACTGATGTAAGTAAAGTTAAACGTCAATATGATAAAAACTTTAAAGCTCTTGAAAAAGAAGCTAATGATAATATCAAAGCCATCTCTGATGCTGGTAAAGATATGGATCAACCTGGTAAATCTAATCATAATGCATATGTTAACTTCATGAAATCCGTTGCATCTAAATCTTCTAAATACTATACTTGGGTTTCTTCTTTTGAAATCAAAGCTATTAAAGGTGCTAAATCTGATGCTCGTGCAATGGCTCGTGCTATTTTGACAGCAAAACCAAATCCTAAATATAATGAATCCGCTTTCGATCACAATGATTTCGAAGCATACTTCAATATCTAAGATTTAAAACCTTTGAGGAGAGAGATTCAATATCTCTCTCCTCTTTATTTTTATTAACTTTACCTTGGAGGTAATATAATGGAAGGTAATATGAAAGCTTTCTCTTTTGATAGCGTTCTACTAGATAAAATTAAAACTCCAAGCCTTGTTGCTAAAACTTCCTTTGCAACTTTACCTCAAGTTGTCAAGTTAGTTGATACATTTAAAACTAAGGCTTTGAAAGAAAACCAAACTTTCTATCGTAATATCTTAGAAAGTGATTCTGAAGTTACTGCAAGAAAAGCATATGATCAATTCTTCGGTACTTTAACTCGTCTTAATGCATTCTATACTGCAAAGTATGTAGATGTATTAGATGACAATCTTAAACGTCTTAATAACGAAGGTGATTCTAGACTAATCAATGTAGTCAATGAATACCTAAAAGACTTCAATGGTAATGATATTCTTATGGAGCGTGAGATGACTCAATTCGTATTGGATGATGAGATCCCATGCTCTAAGAATATCTTGACTAGTATTTTACACTTCTTCGGTGATAACTTCTATGAGTTATCTGAAGAAGATGCTCGTAAGTTATTAGAGATTACTACTAATAACCAAAGCAAAATCATTAAACGTGCTAAAGCTGAAATCATTGATGCTGATCCAGATGATATCGAAGTTAAAGACTTATCTAGAACTCCAGATATCTTTGTTGGTGAGACTACTACTAGATCTTTCCATAAAGAATGTGTTGGTAAATGCATCGAAATTGTTAAGTCTGTACGTGATGATTTAGAAGCTAATCTAGATAATGCTAGATTGATCAATAAAGAATATAAGAAACTTTTAAACAAAGTTATTCAATATAGAAACTCTACTAAGATTCGTGTAAATAGCGATGATTATATCCGTAAGATTGAACGTATCATCATTAGTATGATCTCTGAAATCTGGACTTATCATTTGACTGTATATGCAATCAAAGCTCAATATATTTGTAATAACTACTACCAAGCTAAAGGTGTCTTAGCTCGTATCTCTATGATGGCAAATGAAGAATTTGTTGATGATACAGTTGAAGCTGTAGCAGTTGAGTCTACTAAGTTCTTAAAAGAAGAAGCATTTAAGTTCACTAAACTTACTGATGCTGAAATCTTGATGAATCATATCACTGATATGAAACACAATGATCTTATTATGGATTGCTGTATCAAAGAAGCAATGATTCTCGCTGAAGGCGTAGACGTTGAAGCTAGATTGACTGCAGTTCACGAAGGTGCTTGGGATAAAGTAAAAGAATTCTTTAATAAAATCAAGACATTCGTAATGGCTTTATTCGATAAAGTATCTAACTGGTTTGATAAATTCTTCAAATCTAATAAAGACTATATTGAAAAATATAAAGATCAAATCGATAAACCTACTGCAGGGTTCACTACAGTTAATATGCCTAACTACAAGGAAGGTTTGAATCGTATTCAAGCTGCTCCTAATATTAACTTCAATGGTGTAATTAGTACAGCTAATGGTATGCCTGAAAATGCTGATGTGGATAAAGTTATTAACGATTTCCGTAAAACTATCATCAATGAATATAAAGATGATGATGACTGGAAAGAAACTTGTAATAACTATTTCAAAGGCGGTAAAGATTCTGATAAAGATTATTCTGCTAATGAAATCAGTATTAGAGAATTAGCTAACCAAGTTTTAAATATTCCTAAGATTGTAGATAATATCAAGAAAGATAAATCTACAAGCGATCAAATGTTTAAATCTTTAGAGTCTGCTATTAATAAAGCTGCTAGCCAACAACCTGCATCTACTACTAATACGGATTCTAATAGCACATCTAATACAGGATCTAATAATTCTGCTACACCTGCTGCAGCTCCAGCACAAGGAGCTCAACATAACTCTACATATTTATATGGTGATGTATTTAGTGAAATTGAAATCAATAAAACTAATGCCCCAGCTGCAGGTGCTACTGGTAGCAATAGTGCATCTATTACTGCATCTGGTAATCAAACTATTGATAACGTTAAAAATGGTGGTGTTGATTCTAAAACAGCAGTTAACGCTCAAAAGATCGTTAATAGAATTGCATCTACTTATAGCACATATATGCAATGCAAATATCAAATGGCTGAAAAGATCATGTCTGATTACATGAAAATTATTAAAGCTCATGTATCTGCATATGTTAATGCTAATAATGATTCTGAAAAAGCTCAACAAGCTAACTAAAAAATATTCCCCTATGGAGTTCAACTCCATAGGGGTTTTCTTTTATATTTTTTTACTATTATCTGCAGTACTCTTAGGGAGTTTAGCAAATGTCATATTAGTAGAAGCCATAAATCTTTCGCCTTGATTAGTATATACTTCTATCTTAGATAACATCAAGTAATCAGTTGTATCTTCTTTATGCTCTTTAGTATTATTATTGATTAGATATCTAACGTTCATATTGAATATAGAGTTATCTAATTGCTGTTTACTTAAAGAGATATAAGTAGACTTCAATTCTAATGCATGTTTAAAGTTCTTGATTAATCCCATATTGTCATTAGGAATACGGATTAACTTACGTTTACCTAAGTCTTCTACCACATCAGTTAAGTCTAATGCTATATCTATCATAGACTCACCATTAGAACCAACCTTAGATATATCGCTTATTCCGCTTATAGCAGTACTACCACTCTGGTATAGTGAAGATAAGTTACTTTTTAGTGCACCCACTGACTTAGATACATTGATTGCGCTACTCTTAGCATTAGCAATCATGTTAGTTTTAGCAACTTGCAAAGATTTAACATAAGTATTTGCACCCTCAAGAATTTGTTTAGAGAAATCTTTTGGAATATCTCTTGTAGCAGCAATTTGTTTCTTTAATCCATCACCTACATTAGAGTTTAGTTTAAGACTATTCTTCATTTGCTCAGTGAAACCTTTCATATCCCCAAGCTTCATTTTAGTAAAGTCCATATTTTTAACCAATTCAGGTAAGTTAGATTTAAGAGCTCTCAAATCTAAATCAAATGTAGTTACAGGTGCACCCTTTTCATCACGTTCTAATACATACGTTACAGTATCAGGACTATTCTGTAGTTTATCTACAATGAAAGTATTACTATGAAGATAATCAGAATATTCACTATTGAAGTCGACCATACCTTTCTTGAAGCTAGCTTTAGATTGCTCTTTCTTTTCAGGTAATTTACTAACTTCTTTTTGTAGATGGGATACGTTATCTGTAAAATTAGTTGGAGAGATTGCACCAACTAGAGACTTAAAGTTTTCTATATGATAAATCTGACCAGTATATGCTGATTTAAATTTAACAAATGTATCTTCAGACTTCTCTATAGTATCAGTAGATTTAGTCTGCATAGTTACAGTATGCTTAATAATATTAAGAAGCATCTCTCTAACATCCGCATCAGGATTTTTAATACTACCATCTACACCAAGTACTCCTGCAGTACCATTTACTACTTGCTCAGGTAACTGTCTAAGTAATGCTTCAGCTTGAGTTGCTACTGTATCAACTGTAGACTTAGCTTCTTTAGCTTGCTCTACTATTTGATTAAAGCTACCTTTAATTGTATCAGTAGTCTGATGAATATTCTTTACTACTTGACGTACACTGCTGGATACTTTCTTAATATTATCCATAGTATTCATAATATTTTGATATGTACCAAAGATACCACCAAATGCTCTAGAGTTTTTAAGATAACTTTGCTGAATAGTTTTAGATGCATCTATTACTGCAGTGAAACCATTTAACTCTTTATCAGTTATATTATCTTTACCATACTTAATATCAGTAGTTGGAACGTCAATGATATAACTCTTAGTTTTATCATCATCACGGAAACCTTCAAGTACAGCATCTTCTTTAGCACCGATGTCGGATAAGTTAAACTTAACGGTTTCATACTTATCTAGATTACGTAGTGTAGCTTTACCAGATTTAGATACTAGATAGATATTATCTAAGTCCATAAAGAATCTATATCCAGTATTATAGAATACACGTACTGTATTCAAGTAATCTAGAGTCTTAGATAAAGATTCCTTTGGGGGAATAATCAATTGATCTACTGGTTCAGTCTCAGTAAATGGTTCAATCAATAGAGGTTCCCCTACATTAAGTAAATCGACTATGATATTTTGCATAGAAGAATTATATATTGTAGCATTATTAGGACTTAGATTTGAGTCTACTAACTTCTTAGAGATTAAACCGAGTTTAAGAATTCTATATACATCTTCACGATCTTCTTCTTTAGAGTTTGTTTTAGCATAATCAATATCTTCAGTTTTATTTGTATCATCATCTGTAAGATATGAGAACTCATGTTGAAAGTATAGTTGTTTGATGGCAGCATTATTATCTAATTGATATTTATATACCATCATAGTCATGGTTGTAGTCTTAGAGTTCTTGATAATATGGTCTGCAAATTTCTTATCTATGTGTAAATTCATAGTAGCAATAGGCATATTATATTTATCATACTCTTTATAGATAGTTAAACTTTTTATATTCTTTTGATCTATCTTATTCTTATCCTTATAATCTGGATGGTTATAGTATAGATCAATATAATATTCGTATTTAAGTTGCGGCATTTCATACACCTCCAGTTATCAAGATGTTCAAAATAGCCCATTTTAACAAAAAAATAATCCCATAGGAGTCAATCTCCTATGGGACTAATTCTAGATTCTATCCAAGTCTATTGGATTTCCTTTAAAGTATTTTTCATTCAATAACTTAACCATATCTGGATCTTGTAAGTTTACATCCCAAGATCTATCTAGATAGTTATTAGACATTCGATATAATTCTGTTTGATATACTAAATCTACAGCTTTATATCTATTAGCTAATTCTGTAGCTCTATCTTTATCTAATAAAGATATCATCTCCATATACTCTGGTGAGATGTATGAATTTGGTATCATATGTCTATCTATAGCACTATTCAATAAGTTAAGAGTAGTACTTACATTATTCATAGAATATAGATCTCTATGCTCATTACGAGTCATAGCCATGAATAGACCAAATAGTTGTGGATTGATAGATAAACATTTCTTGATTGTATTATCGGATAGCTTGTATTTAGATAGCAATTCAATCAATGCATTACCTTTATCTACAACTCTATATCTAATACCACCCTCAACCCATGTATGATCAATCACTACAGTTTGAGCTTCAGCAAATACTGGAACTGCATACTGTAGAGTACTACTAGAAATAATAATATTAGGACTATTATCTTTTCTATCTAAGATAGTTGAATATATCATTACTGAAGTCTCATAAGGTCCTTCAATGTAATAGATATCTGGGAGATATTTACAGAGCTCTTTCAATATAGCACAGTTTTGTACCATGAATGTAGTAATCATATTAGCCAGAACCATCTTCTCTACGTTAGTATGGTTATAGTCTGGATAGAATTTCTCATTCATTAACATCGGACCAGATGTTTGCATTAGATAAATACGTGTATGAACTCCATAGTATTTCTTATAGAATGCTCTATAATGGATACACATATTTACAACTGCTGCAGCAACAGATGATCTATTGCCTACAGCTACATCAGATCTATACATCTTTCTAAATAGCTGGTATAGATCGATATAAATATTTAATACATTTGCATTACTGCCAGCAAATACAGTATTAGTTATTTCAGCTAATGTCTCATATCTAATATAGTTAGCTACAACTATACTTTCAGCACTAGCTGTTCTATATCTTCCTCTAAAGTTATTTTCCATTATGAATTACCACAATTCTTACAATGAATACTTCTTTTTAATTTAGCAAAACACTCATCGCAAATACCACTAAACATGATTTTCGATGGATGTCCTTGAGACTTACCACAGAATACACAGTGGAATGGTAATTCCTCTGCTTTTCTAATACGAGCTAAGCAACTGTCACAAAACATGATCTTCATATCACGTACATCACGCTGTTCAATCTTATGACATGATTGGCATTCAAAATCCCAATGATCTACAAACTGAGGTTTCTCATTTGCAAATACACATGTCTCATAAATGCATCTACCATTAGCATTACGGTAAACACATGTAGTTCTTTGACATTCTTCAAATTGCTCAAAAGGCGGTTGCGTCTTATTCTTAATTTCTTCCTGATTGGAAGGTGTTAATTGAGATGGCATAATTCAATCCTCCTAATTAATAACTATATTATACATCAAGATTATAATATATCACTTCAGTTTATTAAAGTCAAAGTAAGTTACATTAGATGAATCTAAGTCTTGCTTATTCAACTTATTAACTGTAGACGTATATTGAGTTCTATTATAAAGCATATTCATATACTTAAGATGAACTTCCACTCTAGGTTTAATAGAATAATACTTTCTTACAGTACCATCTATAACTAGAGTGTCATCTAACCATATATTAGAGTTAAACATATCGGAATACTTCTTACCAATATTATCCCAGTCAGGTTTATTAGTTGGTCTAATTAATCCAATCTCTGCTAGGAAAGTATCTACTGTATTGAATGAAGATGGAGTCTTAACAAATGCATTGAATTCTACATCACATGGTGTATAAAGCATTTGCTGTACTTGATTAAGTTCACCACTATCTAATAGTCTTTTCATGAATACATTATCTTCTTTACCGGTAATAGAGTATACATGAACAAATTGAGAGTTAGCCATAGCCATATTAGCTAAGTTATATCTATTAACTATTCTAAACCGAGGACGTGGGGATCCTTCAGGTTCTTCAAATAGTACTACTTTAATATCTACAAAGTCTAATGTATTTAACATTAGATCACGTTTAGCTAGAATCTCCTGCTGTTTAGCTGGAGTTAATTTATATTTTTCATACATCCATTCTAATCGTTCTTGAAAACCTTCTGGTATATTACCATACTTCTCTTCGTATTCATAGAATTTCTGTTTACGATTCTTCATAAAATCACCTCAAAAATAAAGACTTAAGGTACTTTAAGTACCTTAAGTCAATGTTTTTATTAGTATATAAATTTAGCCTTTACCGAATACACGGTTAGTGATAATATTAGCAATACTATTACTAATCTTAGTTTGAATGGAGTTAGGGAAGTTAACAATAGTTTGCTCTTTCAATGCTAAGAATAAACGAGCAGTACGAATAATGTCAGGTTCATTAGTATTTACACCAGCCATATTAGCTAGATATGTAATTAATCCGACATTACCAAATGTTTGACTTGCACCTTTACCAAGAATACGTTCAGATGAGATAGAAAGTTTACTATACAAGTCTTTAATTTCTATACTTACATCTACAGTTGTAGGTAAACCATCAACTGTCCAACCACCTTCAGATCCTTTTTGGACTGACATAGACATTAGACCCATATCAATATTAAAGAATCCACGATAGAATGCTCTAACTAAGAACGGAGATACATAACCATTTGGTGATACTTGACGTGGTGCACACATAGCAATCAAATGCATCAATGGTACACCGATATTAATATACCAAGAACGTCTATCATAATCAGGAGATACTAGTTTAAGACTAATAGAGTAGCTACTGGAGTATGAAGAATCTGCCCATAATTCTGGGAACTCTAATTTACCACCAGCAAATACTGTCTTAGCGCCATTCATGATCATTCCCATGAATCCTTTCATAGTACCAAGACCACCAGTTTTAGTCATAGATTCAGTATTAGCTGCATTCTTATTAAGTTCTTTACCAGCAAATAAGTCTACATCAAAGCCACTAATACCAGTCAAGAATTGTACTTCACGACCAATATCAGACATACTGTTGATTTTATCTGCTAAGATACTTCTTGCAGTGTCATTACCGAAGTTCTCTGAGATTTGTGTTTCAGAGTTTAGATATAAACCTACACCGCCATAGTATGAATAGTTATGGGCAATTTGGTTTTTAGATCTATCAAACCAGTTAATATTCCCTATAGGTTCACCATTGTATAATTCATTATTAATATTCAAGAATACTGATAATGCTGTACACATGGAGTTTACGTATCTATAATAGTCTTCAGCTTCAAATTGTAGAGTGTAGTATCTCATTTCATTATCAGTACTATTAACCATACTATCAATAGATTGACCGCTAACTGCACCAAGTAATGAATTCAATACACTCTTACGTTTCTCATCTGCATAACCAGCCATAAAATCTGGTATACCAGGAGTAAGAACTAATAATGGCATTTTAGAAAGAATCTTTTCATGGAACTTTCTACCAAATCCACCTAGATTAGGGATACGGTTATCTACGTTTTCCATCCATTGATATGGCATGCCCATAACTGTGGATAATTCACGTTCAGTAAATCTAAGACCATTACCAGTTTTAGATCCATATACATATGAAGCATTAGTACCGGCTACAATTTCAGCATATAAGTTATCAGCTCTACGTCTAGATTCCTCTTGAGCTTTCTTATACTTAGCTGGATCTACACCAACCATTTTTAAGAATGAATCTTTAATACCAGATAATGCACTGTCAGGATCATTTGGCTTACTAGCTTTAGGATCTTGCTTTGCTTTATCTTTAGCGTCTTTAGTATTCTTATCAGTTTCACTTTTACCCTTACCATCATCTCCACTAGGTTGTGGTTGAGGATCTGGCTGTGGAGCTGGTTGAGTCTGATCATATACATAAGAATCAGTAAATATTGCAGGATTATCAAAAGGATTTGCCACTTTAAAATATTTTGTAAGGGGCAGTGCAGCTTCCCCTTCTATTTTCCCAAGTCTGGATTCAAAGTTCCTTCAGAGAAGAAGAATCCATCAGATTTTTGGACCATTTTCAAATCTTTACGCCATACCCAAGTTTGAATGCCTTTTGGGTAACCAAGTAAAGCTAATTGTTTGGAAGAATCAAGTAATGCTACAATATGAGTTGCAGGTTCATAATCTTTATTATCTAATGGACGACCATAAGCATCTAAAGCACCTTTTTTAAGCATTACAACATCGCCGTATTTTGTGTTTTCATCAGCTGCTGGATAATCTTCAAAGCCTTTATATTCTTCGAAGTAATTAGTGGAGCCTAGCATGGATACACGACGTACATATCCACGTTCAAATTTAATCCAGATATTATCAGTTAGTGTTGGTTTACTGCCATCACGATGATAAATAAATCCAGGAGATACATAGTCAGCATGTACTACTTGACCTTTACGACATACACCAACTACTTGAGAGTAGTCATCTGGATATCTACGGATATATGTAGGTACGTTGCTAACGTGTTGATAGTTTTTATTAGTAATCATAGTAGACTGAGGGTTATTCTCTTTAGCCATATGATATATCCTCCTTTAAATAAATAGAATTTGTATTTAATAAAGTGTTAAGGGATCCTATGGATTAGGATCCCATTTAACACCCATAATATCCTTAACATGTCTATCTAGTTCAATCAATACTTTATTTATAGATCCAAGAGTTAATACCGAGGATACCATACGAGCATTGATAGAACCTACTGGAAGGAAACTATGTACTTTTTCTTCTGGTCGATATTCAGAGTATGGTTCTTTACCTTCAGGGAAGATTTCTTTTACTACACCTTTAAGAGCAGAGAAGTATACTAGTTTATCACCAACAGACATTTTATCATGATATTTGATGTAGAATTCAACTAAGACTTTACCTTCACAGTGTTTTAATTTACCTACTGGAGGTAATACACCAGAAGTACCATATTGAGATCCATCAATACCAAGTTTACTCAACTTAGATTTCATCTTATCTACTGGACCATTGTATTTATTAACAAATGATGCCAATGATTTAGACATTTCAGAAGTTGGAATAGTAGAGTATACTTTAATATCTTGAAGTTTGCCAGTTACTTTGGATTTAACTTTAATCTTACCGATTTCATCCATTAATTCTTTAGAGTCACTACCAGCATTCTTCTGTACCATCTTATTAATGATATCGGTAGCATCTTGATCTTCTAATGCTGCACGATAAGACATAATAACTTCACCTTCATGAAGTTCCTTACCAACTTCTACACATTGGATATCAATATCTTTAGCATCCATTAATACATCAACTTGTAATACGATTTCAGATGCCATCTTTTTAGATAAGTCTTGAGAAATAATAGCGCTATCTTCAAAGCCTTTATCTGTATGCATAATAGCAATCTTAGTTAAAGTACCAATATTATAAGCTAAGTTACCAATACCAACTGTATTAGAGTAGCTAGATTTATCATAAGCTACAATATCTCCAGCTTTAATGGAATCACCTTTCTTATAATTCTTGAATGTATCTAATTTGATTGTAATAAAGAAACCACCATCGGAGTTCTTTTCTACTTTCTCCCGTAAATCAACAAATTCTTTTTCTTTCGGGTTAGATTTATTAGCAATGATCATATAATCATTAGTAATTTCTTCAACTACAGCATTCCATTTAGCTTTATGAGCAAATGTATCAGAAGTCAAGTATGGTAATGCTTGGTCTGCACCATTAGATACCAATAAAGGATCTTGCTCTGTAGTTCTCATACCATGCTTAGATGTTTGAATAAACGTCATAGCTGTACGGAATGGATCATCTCTTGTAGTACCGAATGGAGTCAATGCTTCAGTAATAGATAATGTATTAGCATCAGACATTCTATCTAGTTCACCACCAGATTTAATATAACCTTTAGTGGATTCGATACCCATATTGATAGTAGACTGACGGTTAATACCTACAGTGGCAGAGAAGCCTGTAGACATAGATAACTTATTGATCATTGTCTTATCATAAGTACGTTTATCTAATGAATAACTTCTATCAGAGTTCATACCAGATAAGCCTTTAAAGGTAACTGTATTAGCAGATTCTAATTCCAATAATGGAGATAACTTAGATAAGTCACTTGTAGTTACATCAGCTAATGCCATATCAATAACTGCAGATTGCTTCATAGTCATCTTAGCATCTTTACGATTATTTTTGATTTCACGTAAATACATACCATAGCTAGTTGCTAGAGATTTGTATAAGAAGTGAACTAAACGTTCATTAGTACGGAAACGGTTACCAGTAATATCAGTATGACGATTGAATTTATTAGTAGTTAATAAGCTACTAGCATATGCTAATACTTCAATATAGTCTGTAGGAAGTTTATAAGTCTTACATACTTCTACAGTTATAGGGTCCATCATTAAGTTAGCAAATGAATCTAAACCATCTGCTCTATTACGACCACCAAAGTCATCTAATACATCTAACCACATAGCCTTTGTATCAATATCAGTTAGAGAGTATTCTTGAGTATTGATTACTGATAAGCCATTTACTAGCAATGCCGCATCAGGTGCATAGTTATCATTAAAGGATAAGAAACCATCATTGAATTTAAAGTAATTCTTGGTATTCGTAGGACGTTTCTCGCTTAGATTGTATTCAACTCCAGCGGCATTTAATGCTCCAGTTAATCCAGCAGTATATGCCATGACTACAATGAGAGGAATCTTACTATTCAAGATACTAGCTTGAGAGTAAGTCATTCTAGCACCTGGCTTCATAAATGTATAAGCATATTCATGTATACCTAAATGGTTTATTAAAGCTGAGGATACACCAGTCTCTGGTACAGTAATAGCTTGATTATCTTTGGTGATACCAACAACCATAAATCCTTGATCGGATTCTACTTTAACTTTCTTTTCTTCAAGTTTATGGATAAGTTCATCTCTATTAAAGTAATATACTCTACCATCACTAGTAGTTACTTTATTAAAGATCTTAGATAGCTCTACATATTCTGCAGGTAATTCATATTTAGCAGAGATCTTAGCATTATTACCTAAGTCAATCTTAGATGGTGTAGCTACTGCATCACCATCTTTTACTTCAAGCTTATAGTTGTTTTCTTTAAGCTTAATTAATGCTCTAATTAAAGCATTAGTAGATTGATTGATCTTGCCAACTTGACCATATCTAGTGATAAAGATCTTGTTGTAGTTAGATACTACTTGAACTGTATCTTCATCAGTCTTAATGATAGGTAGATTAATCAACTGACCAGGAATAATCTTATCATTACCACGTAAACGTAAGAAACGTTTATTAATAATCTTAGGCATATCAAAACGTAATGTATGACGTTTACCAAGAGAATCTTCTAAATGAACAGTATAAGTCAAGATAGAGTCTTCAGATGTAGATCTATCTTCTACTGTTACATCGATTACACTCATTGGGATATCTTTATTTTGAGATAAAGAATGTAAGCATTTCATAATATCAGCATCGATATTATAGTCTGCTTCAAAGTTAGGTTTCTTTAAGTTAGCCCATTCATCATCAATAGTCTCAACTTTACTAGATAAGTCTGTAGATTGTAATGGAGTATCTTCGATTGCAACTAATTCTGCAATAGTAGAGTTAGCAATCTTCTCTTTTAAGAATTTATCATTAAGATCATCCATACGAGCTTTACGAGTAGCAGAGATTTTAAATGTATCATCTTGATCATTCTTGGCTTGTAAGATTAACTCTTTTAAGTCTACGGAGTTATCCATTTCTTTCTCTGCTTCTTCAGCATTCTTAGTATAGTCTACAATAGCTTCAACTGATTGATTAATCTTTTCTTCTGTAGGTTTCTCAATCTTAGTTGGATCTACAACCTGAGTATCACCTGTAGCACTTTTAGCAATAACCAATTGAGGTTGGTCTTTTACTGCAGCTACTACTGGAGATATTGGATCTACTTTATGAACACGACTGATATTATTAACTTCAATACCAGTTAAGTCTTCAATCTTACCAATAAGTCTAGTCTTAATATCTTCTTTATCTTCAGGAACGTTATCTTCTACGATATCATTATTTCTAATCTTTAAGATATTAGTCTTGAAGAGATTTAGATTCTTCATATCTAAATCTTCCATCTTCATTTTAAACCAGCTATTATTACCAATAAAGATAAAGTCAATACCAGCTAGTTTATTTAAGTTCTCTTTAGGTTTCTTAAAGAGTCTAACTATCATAGAGAATGGATTGATAGACTTACTAAATTCAAATAAAGATGTAGTTGGGATATCACTAGCCCATTCATTTACTGGAATTAGTACAGTCTTTCTTGTATAGCTTTTATAATTAGCATTATTAATGAATCGATCAAATAAAGCATATAGTAAGTCAATAGCCTTATCTCTATTATAAGTCTCACTCATAGTGAAGATCTTATTATAGATATGATTATCGACATAGATATTCTTATTCTTATACTTGTCGATAGTTGGATAAGTATACTTGATATACTTACATTCATTTTTAATTTGATTTACTCTAAGTTTAACTTCCTTAAAGTTACGTAATCTTTCACGATATAAGATTCTTCTTAATCGTACATCTAATACTCCCTCAGGAGTAGCTTCAGAGAAGAAGAATAGATTTTCAGAATCTTCAAAATGAGATTCTGTCATTATAGGATTATTACCATATGCTTTAGAGTTATATACATCATCAACTTCTAAGTCATCATTTATAATTCTATTAGGTTTAAGTAAATACATAGCATTCCATTCAAGGAAGTATGAATTAAACATATTTAGATTACTAATAAGCTTATGCTCTATCAATTGTTTAGATTGCTCTAAGCTTTTAGTCATTAAGAAAATAGCACTACCATGTCGTTTATCTTTCACATTGAAAGGAGTAAAGAATGGAGTCTTAAGTAGTCTGAAAGGTTTAACCTTATCTATATTAATAGGCATTGTAGTACCTCCTTCACTTATTCTATTGTTAAAATCATATCGTTTAACTTCATTTTTCATTTAATTCTCATATAACAATTAAGTAGTAAGGTTAACCTATTATAAAAACACGCCAAAAAGTAAAAACGTAATTCAAGATAACTATTGATGTCTTTGTTATGTATAGACTCCAAATTATTTTAACACAGAGTTTTGTTACTCCTGAATAATTAATGTTAAGACAATGACTATAATGAAATATTAATTTCTAACTGCAAAACTATAAATCTTTTACACTTTTAGGTCTATACTTAAATTGATATTGATATATACTTGATCCATGATAAGGGCGATTAATATTATAAGAAGATTCAATCTTACCGTTCTTTTATAGAGTTATTCATATTAATAACTTGGTATTGTAATATATACAAACCGTCAAATTCGTACTAACCCCAAACTACGAATCATGCTTTAAAGAGAGCAAGCAATTTTGTATTCTTCTCGAAAGAATAATCCCTAAAAAACAGACAAATGCAATCATAATACCCGTAGGCTACCCCCTAGCCTACGGGTGTTTCGTCTGTCGAAATATACCCTATCCTGTACATTTAAGTACGGAGGATTAATATAAATGGATAAAAAAGACTTTATAGTTGAGTTATCTAAGATGACTCATAAAGAACTTAATGATTTTATTAAATCTAAAGGTAAGATTAAACTAGTAGAAGCTATTATCGAGAACGCTAAATCGTTCGATTAATTCATTATTAATACCCTAGCGTATTAAAATATAACACATGTAACACAAATGTAATCGAAGTTCCATAATTTTATTTTAGGAGGATTGAATCATGGAAAAAGAAAAAACAGTTCTTGCGTTGATTAAAGACGTACAAGACAACTTAACAAACGCATCTGCATCTCATAAAGATGAAGTTCGTATTATGCAAGCATTCTTAAACGATACTTCTTATGAAGTAGGTGTTTATGACAAAACTGGTAAAGTTGGTACAGTTGCACCAGCTAAAGAATTCCGTAGTGTTATCTCTAATGCTATCGTGGCTACAACTAAAATTAGCAAAGAAGAAGCTGATTCCTTGGTTGCTGGCTATGAAGCTAAAAAATCTGATGCGGAAAGTATGTTGACAGTATCCAAAGAGTTCTTAAATACATACTTACAGACCAACCGCAAAATTGGTCTTGGTGGACGAGAAAAATCTAACGTATCTTTGATCAAAAAAGAAATCAAAGAATCTACACGTTCTTACCCTAAACAAGTTGGTGTAGATGCTGCTGGCAAACCTATCTATGAAAAAGCTGAAGTTAAGGTTAGTCCATACGATTCTATTAAGGTTTCTAGTCCTTGCCCAGCATGGATTAAGAAATAAATTTCTATATATCTCACTATATAGGTCATATTTCAATCTCACAAGTAAGATATTCCCTAAGGTGGTTCAACTACCTTAGGGGTATTTTACTATAATCAATACATTATAATGAGATGCTTTAGACATATTAGCTTTCTAATATGTGGGTTACATATAATTGTAGGATGAATGAATATTCTAGCTTTCTAACTACATGCATCCTATCTTTATATTCAATCCAAACTGATACAATATTCCCTAAGAGCTTTCATAGTTCTTAGGGGTATTGTATTGTCAAACATATAGGTAGTGTACGTGTTGCTAAAGTACACAGTGTGTTTCATTACAATTTTCCTCACAATCCAATACATATATTTGCCCAAGGGTCTTAAATGATCCTTGGGCGGTATATGTTGTCATTTTGAACATTAGGATAATCTTAAAAGAAAGGAGGACCTTATATTGGGACTCAAGATCACAAACTATCTTAAGAACCTTGGTAAGTCAGTACAATATGCTGCTGCTGAGGGATTTAAGACAAATTATGATACTACATATAAAACGTTCGATCAAGCTAGTACCGCTACTAAAGAAACTGTAAGTGCTATCGTTAACTATAGACAGACTTTCAAGAAAGCTCAAGAATATTTAATGAAAAGTACTGCATATGAAGCGTCTAACCTAGCTCTCAAAAGTGCCAAAGAAGATTTAAAATCTGGTAAACTCTGGAATCAAGATAGAGCAGATAAAATCATGTTTGGTGGTGATAGTGATGATGATTTTGATTGGAACTTTGATGAAGATGTAAGTAGCGATGATAGTGATAGTAGTCTAGATATTACCACTGGTGATAAGGCTATAGCTAAAACTGTCCATGATGCATCTCGTGCTAGTGCAGATCAGATCTCTGGATCTATCATGACTGCAGCTAAATATAATGCCGATGTAACTAAACAAACTGCATCGTTTATGTTTGCTCAGCAAGAACGTTTATTTGGTAATTTAAATAACTCCATCATGGGTCTTGGTACTACAATGGGCAATATGCAAAACTTCATGACTACAAACATGCAGACGCATATTGAAAACTCAACCAAGTTCTTTGAAGAGTCAACTAAATATCAACGTGAAAACAATGCTATCTTGAAAGAGCTCCTTGATATGGAACGTGAACGTTTCAAAGATTGGAATACTGTAAGAGAAGCAGAGAAGAAACGTCAAGATAAAGGTCTTAAACAAGATATCACTGATATTCTCTCTGGCGGTATAATGGACTGGGGTGCTTATGGTAAGCATATCAAGAAAGGGTTCGTTGACCAAGCTGAGAATTTAGGTCTTGGTATGATTAGTAAAGAAATGCTTATGGGTATGGCTGCTAATCCAATGCAGTTTATTCCGGCATATCTTGTTCAACAGGCTATGGGTAAACCATTAGAAAAAGCTATTGGTGGATTTAATAAAACTTTAACTGGTTTATTTAACCAAATCAATGCCGATCTGTTACGCTCTAAAGATAAAGAGGGTGTTGGTGGTATTTTAGCTAATATCTTTAGCGTAAGAGTTGCTAATAAAGATAAGATCGATACTAGTAAATACATCAAAGGTCAAGTACCTTTCGATGGTATGACTCGTAAGTCTATCGTAGAAGTTATCCCAGCTTACTTAGCACGTATCGAATCACTCTTAGGTGGTGAAGAACGTGTATATGATTTCAATAAAGGTAAATTCTCTTCTATGAAAATTCTCGAAAGAGAAAAGAAGAGAAAAGACCAAAGTTATAAAGATAGAGCTGGTTCTGGTATTAGAAATGCTTTACAATCAGACTTAAAACAATTAGCAAAAGTTAAAGGTCTTTCTGCTAATGAGTTAAAACGTCTAACTGAAAAGATCCCTGATATTGAGGATATTTTATGGGAAAGCCGTGGATCATGGGATGCTGTAATGGAACGTTATGGTGATGATCAATTTGGTAAAATCTTAAAATATCTCCGTACTACTCAAGGATCTAGAACTCGTAAAGAAAGTAAAACTCTAGCAGCTGAATATGCTGATAGTCATAGGGCTAAAGCTAATGATTATGACCGTGAAGAGAAAGCTGGTTGGTCTTCTGAGGCTATGCTTTCTAACCGTAGCAAAAATAAAGGTGCTACTAGAAATCTTATTGCTGAAAATAATGACTTAATGTCTAAGAAGATGGATGAACAACAATCTATCTTCAAAGCTATGCTTTCTGAACTTTACTTAATTCGTACTAGTGGATTACGTAAAGGTAAAAACTTAGGTGTTAAGAATAGACTTAATAGTATGGCTATTCCTGACTATATTGATAATGATTATATCAAATATAGTGTATTAAAGGAAAACCGTGCTGTTACCACAGAGCAAGCTTTAGCTCACTCTGATCGTAATAAGTATAAAGCTACTCCTGTTAATCCAGATGATCAAGGTAAGACTATTGATGACTTAGACGTAAATAAACTTGGCAATGTCTTCTCTAAAGATAAAGGTAAGTTTGATGACGTTACTGGTGCTAAAGGTATCAAAGGTAAAGGTAAAGCTGCATTAAGCAACTGGTCTACTATTCTTAGAAATCCTAGACTATTTGCTGCTGAAGTTATCACTAAAGTAGATGATAGCTTATATGAATTCTTCTTTGATCATGAAACTGGTGAAAAGGATGCAGAGGGTAATCAAATCCGTGGCTTCTATGATAAGATGGCTTTTGAATTAAAGACAACTTTCACTAAAGTCAGAGATTGGTTGGATAAGAAGTTATGGGAACCTATCGTAAAGAAAGGCTGGGGTAAAGTAAAAGACTTTGCTAAAAGCTTTGGTTTAGATTGGTTCAATGATGCTAAAGGTGCTGCTAAGGATAGTATTCTTGGTGCAACTAATAAAGTATCCGAAATGATTAGTGGTCCTAAACCTATAGTGGCTGCACCATCTTCTTTCAATACTGGTTTAGAAGCTGCTGCTAAGCAAATCATGTATGGGTTTAAACCTAAGAAAGTTAACTTAAAGAAAATATCTGCAGCTCCAAGCTCTACTGGTAGCCAAGCCGAAATGATGGCTAAACGTGTATTCTCTAATGGATATGCTTTTGGTTCTTTATCTGTACCAGAGACTGCTTTAACTACTGTATCTAAAGGCGAATTAATTATTCCATCTGAATTGAATCCATTCAATCCAGACTTAGATAAAGCTAATAGTAGAAAAGATAAACAAGATGAGTTAAGATTAAAGAATAAGATCTTCTCTCATGCTGAAGGTGGTAACCAACTTCAAGGTAAAAACTTCTTCCAAACTGTTAAAGATAAACTTCCTGATGGTATTCAAGGTAATACTATACGTGAAGTTGTAGGTAGTGCTTTAGAATTTGCTGTTGGTAGAATGGCTGGTAAAGTTGAATCTACTGATGGTAGTGCTTTAGGTCAAGCTGCTAATGCTTTTGTATCATCTGCTTGGAATACAGGCTTAGATAAAGTAGAAGATTATTCTAAGACTATTGATCCAGAGGTAGGTAAAGCTCTCTCTAGTGATATCGCTAAACTTAGAGGTAATACTGCTAAGTTTGCTGGTCGTACAGGTGTAATGGCAGGTGCTGGTGCTTTAGGTGCAACAGCAATATTCGGTCCTGGTGGATTATTAGCTGGTGCCGCAGTTGGTGCTGCTGCTAATATTATCCGTGAAAGTGATACTGCTAAGAACTTCTTATTTGGTAAAGAAATGTCTGATGGATCCCGTGAAGGTGGTCTTATTAGTCGTAAACAACAAGCTTTATTTAAGAAGTATATGCCTGACCTTGGTAAAGGTGCAGCTGCTGGTATTATTCCTAGTTTAATGCTTGGATTTGGTCCAGTTGGGGCTATTGCTATCGGTGGTGCTTATTCTCTTGCTAAGAATAATAAGAAAGTTAACGAAAGAATCTTCGGTAAAACTTATTATGATAAAGATGGTAAAGAGATAGGTCGTAAAGATGGTATCATTCCTAAGAAAGTACAAGATTACGTTAAGAAAAATATGCCTAAGATTGCTGGTTTTGGTGGAGCTGCTGCTTTACTAGATCCTACAGGAATGGGTTTATTAATGAACTTTGGTCTTGGTGCTGGTTTAGGTCTTATTGGTACTTCTAGTAAATTCCATGATATGGTTCTTGGTAAGAAGAATGAAAAAGGTGAACGTGAAGGTGGTCTAGTAGGTGCTTTAAAAGACCATGTAGTAAATCCATTACGTCGCTTTGGTACAACTTTATATCAAGACTTCTATAAGTTTATGGATTATAACTTATTCAGTCCTCTAAAAGGTACTGGTAAGATGATTGCCCAATCTTTCAAGAATATGGGACGTAGCCTTAAATATGGTATGTTTAATATTCTAGAAAAAGCTTTTGGTGGTCCATTCAGTATGCTTATTGGTAAGCAATTATCCGATATGGTATTGCGTCCTGTAGGTAGAGTATTGGGTCGTAGCTTTAGCGGTATTGGAGATTTAACTAAATTTGTAGTCGGTGCTCCTATAAGAGGTATTGGCTCTGGTTTACGTAAATTCAATAACTGGGGTAATGCTAAAATGATCCGTAAGGGTCAAGCAGATCATCTTAGTGCTCAAGAACGTCTTAACATCATGGGCTCTGAAGATTATAGTAATAAAACTAGAGACCAATATTTAGCTGGAGCTTCTGCAGAAGACTTAACTAAACTTGAAAGTAGCTTAAGCGTTATGAAGAGTCAATTTAAAATTGGCGGTGGTGAAGAGCGTAAAGCTGTTAAACGTTTAGAAGATGGTCTTAAGAAGTATTTACCTGCTAGTGTTATTAAACAACTTGCAAGATATGCTTATGATGGTGATGAACGTGGGGCTATGAGTCTAATCAATGGACTAGATATCCCTGAGTCTGATCGTACTAAAGTAATTAATATCTTTGCTAAAGAAATGCCTAGAATCCAAGTTGCTATTGGTAAGAAGAAGTATTCTAATAAAGAGATTGAAAATGCTAGAGCTCATCTTAAATCTCTTAATATTGATCCGACTGATAGAAAATCTCTTGGTATTGCATTAGATCAAGTTTCCGCTGAACGTGATCGTGCTGAGACTGCAGAACGTTTGATTGGTAAAAATGGTGAAAAGTTTACATCCGAAGAAGCTAAGAATGTAGCTGAAGGTATGCAATCTACTAACTCCATTCTTGAAGAAATTCGAGATAACTTAATCAAGAATGATCATGGTGGTAATGATGATCAACACTTTGATGGTACTAGACAAGCTGATCTTACTAAAGCTAAAAACAATGCTCTTAAGAAAAGCTATCTTAATAACCAAAAAATTATTGATAATAACTTTAGCCATCTTAAAGTATCTGGTAGCGTAATGAGTGCTTCCTCCTTTACTGGTAAGGGTAATAAGAGTAGACTTGCTGCTCTTAAAGCTTTACCTCAAGATATGGAAATTAATCTCGATCAATTAGCTAAACTTGATACTAAGACTATTGAACGTTATTCCCAATTAGCATTAGTAATGGGTCCTATGGCTATTAAATCTATTGGTGATCCATCCGCTTTAGCTCGTGAGAAACTTACTGATTCTGCATTTATGAGCCTTATCAAAATCGCTACATACATGAGTCGTGGTGATAAGAAATTTGAATTTACTGATTCTATTTCTAAATATATTAAAATGCCAGAAGATAAACTTGAGTTCTTAGCAACTCTTGTTGGCTATGGTATGGATCCATCTATTTCTGTTAATGATGCAGAATGGGCATGGAATAATCGATATATGTTTGATAATGGTAGTGCTAATACTAAAGTAGCATTTGCTAAGAGTCTTAATAAAGGTAAATCCTCTGCAGCTACTGCTATGGCTGGTGTTGCTATTCCTAAAACAGCATCTGCTAGTCAAGCCACAGCTATTGTTAATACAGGTTCTACTGGTCAACGTTCTGTAGATGAAAATGGTAATGAAACATATGTATCCACAGACGGCTCTAGAAATAAAGCTGATACTGAATCTGCTCATGATAAGAAAAAAGAAGAAGATGCTAAAGATGAAAAGAATGCTGAACGTCAAGGTTCTATCTTCTCTAAAGCTCTTGGTAAACTTAAAGGATTTGGTGATTCTGCTAAAGAAGGTGCCAAAAATGTTAAGGAAAAATCTCAAGGTTTCTTACATGATATCGTAGATAGTGTAATGGGTAAAGGTGGTTTATTTGGTGGATTAGGAACTATCCTTGGCGGTGGTTTATTATTATCCTTCATTGGACCAATGCTTCCTGAATTAGGTAAAATCTTAACTCATACAATTCTACCAGCAGTTGGTGGTTTCTTAAAAGATGCAGTACTTCCAATGATTTTGGATGGTATGAAAGCTGGGGCTGGTATGCTCTGGAATATGTTTACTAGCGGTGATCCTACATCTATGGCAGTTGCTACAGGTGCAGCTGGGTATGTTGGATATAAGACTTATAAAGCTGGTAAAGCTATTGCCGGTGTAGGTAAAGCTGCAGCACTTGGTGGTGGTAAAGCTTATAAATTTGCACGAGGAATTGGCGGTTTCACTACAGCCTTACGTCGTGGTAAAGGTATAGGTACTGCACTTAAATTAGGTGCTGGTATTTATAAATCTACTAAATTCGGTAAGGATCTTGGTAAGATTGCTAAGACTTCTGAAGATGCTGTTAAAGCTAGTAGATTAGGTAAACTATCTTCTTCTATGATGGATAAAGCTTTTGGTGCTACTAAGAATGGTTTATCCAGAATAGGTTGGGCTATCAGAGATAGAGCTGGTGTAGTTGGTTCTTCTTTATTAGATGGAACTGCTAAAGCATCTATTGCCAATAGCGGTGTAATCTCCAAAATGACTGATCTAGTTAAATCTGGTATCAGTAAAGTTGGTGAAGTTGCATCTAAAGCTACAGATAAAGTTATAGACTTCTTAAAAGATATCTTAACTAAAGGTTTAGAGAAAGTTTCTACGTATATTCCTAAATTAGCTGAGAAGGGTGCACAATTTGCTCCTAAATTAGCTGAAATGATTTTGGATGGTATTAAAGCTTCTGCTAAATTCGGTAAGTTAGTAGCTAAAGCTGGTACTTACTTAGGTGCTACAGTAATGACTGCTGGTATCGGTGGTATCGTAATTGCTATTATTACTGCATTAGACTTAGCTGCATCTGTTACAACTGGTATTAGCCGTTGGTATAACGTTGCAGATTGTCTTGCTGATGAACAACCTCCAAATGAGGATATCAAATGGGTAGCTGGTTTAGCATCTGCTGTCGATTCATTATTATTCGGTGTAATCGGACCTCAATTATTCTTTAAAGTATTAGCTTATATTTGGGATTTAACTGATACAGTTGCTCCTATGCAACAACGTGCATTGGCTGCATTAAACCAATATAATCAAACTGCTGAAAAGAAAATCGATACTATTGAAGAATATAATGATCAAGTATATGATAAAGATAAAGGCTTCATAGATGATATCAAGACTGCATTTAGTGGAGATAGTAATAATAAACAACCTACATATAAACCAAATGCTCAACAGGTAGCTTCACAAACTGGTCCTACGGCTAATGCTCAAGGTACTGGTAAGAATGGTCCTGTAGACATTGGTAGAGGTATTGCTAATGGTGGTGGCTTATTAAGTGGTATGCAAAATAACATGAATAAGCTTTCCCAAGGAACTAGTGGTTTAATAGGTGGACTTGCATCTCAAGCTGGTGACTTACAAGCTCAAGTTTTAGGTACAGGTAAATACTTTAAACAAACTGATCCTAGATATGCAAGTATTAACTTTAATACTTCTGGAGATAGTATAAATCAAACTATTGGAGATTCTGGTTGTGGTCCAGTTGCTGGCGCTAACGCTCTCAAAGCCCTTGGTGCAGGCACGATTAATCCAGCCGAAGCTTCTAATTTCGCTATTTCTGGGGGATATAAGGGTACTGATACTGGGGTAGCTCCATCCTTCTTTGAAGGCTATGCTGCAAGCCATGGTGCTACATCTTATTCTACTGATGCTAGTGGTACAATCAATGCTTTGAAATCTGGTAATCCGGTTGTACTTCAAGGTGAATCTAAATCTGGTACATCTAGTGCTCATCCATTTGGGTCTTATCCTCACTATGTAACTGCAACTGGTTATGATGCTCGTACTGGTAAAGTTACAATCCAAGACCCTGAATCTAATCGTGATAATATGCAATATAATATCCGAGATGTATTACGTAATACTACTACAGCTAATGCTTTCGGTAGAGGAAGATTTGGTCGTGGTAAATTTGCTCAAGGTATTAGATTTGGTCGTGGTATTGAAGGCAATGTACCTATCATTTGGAATAAACTCCAAGGGTTAGGATTCGGTGATATTCATACTGCAGCGATCATGGGTAATATGGCTATTGAATCTGGATTTGATCCAGCTATTAGTGAAATCGGTGGCGGTGGTGGCTTCGGTCTCTGTCAATGGGATGACCGTAAAGGTAGCCTCGCTGAATATGCTCAAAGAGCTGGTAAAGATCCTTCTGATTTAGATATCCAATTACAATTCATCAAATATGAATTACAAGGTTCTGAATCTGCAGCTGCTGCTGAATTCTTTGCTGAAACTAGTGATATAGATAAAGCTACAGAAATCTTCTGTACAAAATATGAACGTCCTTATATGCCAGATGCTAATTTGGCTGGACGTAAACAGGCTGCAAGAGAAATCTTACAATCTAAAGGTACTGGCAAAGTTACTAGTATTGCTGGTGGTAAAGCTGGTGCTTCTGGTCCTACTAAGAGACCTGGTTTATTATCTCCACTCTTCGATATGTATAATTCCATGAAATCTAACTTAGGAGCAATGCTAGGTATAGATTTAGGTGGCAATATCGGAGGATCTAGTGCATCTGGTGGTGTTGGTGGTGCTATTGGTGGCGGTAACACTAAAGCTGCATCTAATTGGGCTGACTCTATGGTTGGTCAACAAGGTTATGGTAATAATGGATGTACTACATTCGTTAATAAATACCTTGATCAAGCTGGCGTTAAACAAATTGATATGTATGTACCTAATGCTGAGACTAATGCTCAACAACAAGGTTTACCATATGCATTCAAAACTGCATCTCAAGGTGGTACTGAAGGCGACGTAGTTCTTCTTAATACACTTAAAGGTGATGCTGAAGCCGATCATGTAGTTATTGCCGATGGTAAAGGTGGATATTGGGGTAACTCCTCTAGTAAAAACCAAATCGTTAAAGGTGATATTGCTAATGACTTCGGTGCTGAAAATATCAATGGTTATATTGCTACAGGTGGTGATGGCAAAGCTAGTGTACCAACTGGACAAGCTACACGATCTGAAGCAGAAATTAAAAATGATTCTACATTAGATAATTTAGGTACTGGTAAATTCTTTGGTAGAGCTAAAGGTGTTCCTAAACAAACACAATTAGCTATCGAAAAAATGGAAGCATCTAACAATAGATCTAATCAAACACAACAAGCAAAATTTGGTAGAGGTGCTATTGATGCAGCTATCCAATCTGCTGGTGGTGGAGAATCTGAAGATATTATTTTATTAAGAGCAATCTATACTGAATTGACTAAGATTACTGGTAATACTGCAGGTATTGGTACTTTACAAGCTAATCAAGCTCAAACTGCACAACAAGTAACAACCGTTCAAAACGGTTTACAAGGTGCAATGGCTACATTAGGTAACAAACTTAATGAAAAGATTAACATGGTATCTCAAAATATCCAAGGTCAAGTTAATAAAGTAACTAAGAACGTTTCCGGTAATACAATCAATCAATTACAATATTTAGCTTCTAAATAAACAAATTCCCCTTAGGATCATAGTAATCCTAAGGGGATTTCTTGTGTTTTGTAAAAAAATACACAACAAACAACGAAGTAATAAAAAATGTAAGAGATGGAGTAGGTATGACAAACCCTACATGATCGAAAACCCGTGGCTAATTGGCGAAACTCCCGCCATAAACTTGCAGGTACGGATGCATGGAAAACGACTCCATGCAGTGGTACACCCTAACAGGTGTGCTTAACGTAAGCCCCTGCGGTTCCTCACAGTTGACTAGAACAGACGAGAAGGCAGGAATGCCGCTCTTTTTTTCGTCTGTTTTGGCTCCTTGTGGGGGGGGAGGGGGGGCAGTATAAACGAAGTTTATACGACACCCATGAAGAAGTGGAGTGCGGACGGGAACGGATGAAATGGGTGTCGTATAAATAAAAAAGTTTATACTATCTGAAACGTGAGAAAGATGTGTTGAATAGATATATTCAACTTTATCGATATACTAGAAATGATTAAATAATATCAGTATACTATTCAATAGTATACTGATATATTAATTTTATCTGTATTAACTAATAGTATATCAATAGAGTATTAGTAAATTAGAAGTAGATAAAAAGTTTATCTATATAAATTATTCTATTGAATAAACTTGTTGATATACTAATTAGTATATTAGATATCAGTATAAGTTTATCTGTAAAAGTATCAGTAAATATTGATATCAATTATTCTATTGAAAGTAAGTAATAGTTTATCTATAACAAGTTAGTTTATTAGATACTTCAATAGAATTCATCTGTATAGAAAAGACATTTGACTACAGTTGCCATTTGCCCTTACGGGCATGGCAACAAAGTTTTTTAGGACGCAACTATACTCAACTGTACTCTGTTGTATTCTATACCGCTTCGCGGGATAAGATGGGAGAACTACGTTCTCCCCTCTTAACTCCCCTCTCCTTTTTAATGACGCAACTGTAGTATATATGAAAAACAAGTTAGTTTATATATTATTATCTTGATAGTAATGATATATTAAAAAGCTATCAATATTCTAATAAGAAATATTTATAAGTAAAGGAGTAAACAATGACAAAGATAATTGATAAACTAAGAGAAATACCATTCAAGTATATGGTAACTTTTGAAGGAACTGATTGTAGCTTTAAGGAAACTAATGCTAAGCAATTAGTAGACTATATTCAGAATGAGTTAGGATATAAAGCTAAACTATTTAGTTTTCCTAATTATGATAGTAGGTCAAGTTATCTATTAACTAATTACTTTAAGAATACAAGTAAAGTTAAACCATTATCAGCAATAAATATTAGTATGCTATATGCATCTGACTTTTATGATACATGGTATAATGATATTAAGAAGTATTATGATAATGGATATATTATTGTAATGGATAGATGGGTATATTCTAATATCTACTATCAAGGTATACGAGAATTACAAACACTAAGAAGTGATTTATCAGTAGATAATCTTAAGTATTATTTAGAATCAGATAAGTTAAAAGATTTCATTAGTAAGTATGAGAATATGATTTATGATGAAATGGAATTACCAGATACTAATATTATGCTTAAGATGATTCATGATAAAAAGACAACTAAGGAATTGATACAAGAAAGAAATTCCGATAATAATATTAATGAAGGTGAGTTTAAATATTTAGAATTGGTGAATGAACTATTTAAACACTTATTCATTAACAAGAGTTATTGTGTAAAGGAAATTCGATTAGATAAGACTGATAAAGAATTCCGTACACAAGAAGAAATATTTAATGAAGTTAGATTAGAATTCGAGACTAACTTTAGATATCATTTAGATAGATGGAGAATGGATAATGAAGTTAATCGATAGAATTAGAACTTACTTTACTCGTGAAGAAATCAAAGAGGAAAAGATTGAAGTTGTTAAGAGTGGAATTAACGTAATACTCTTGTATTGTAATTACTTTGATTCACACTTAGAGAATATTAATATCATCTTTTATCTTAGCTTTGATGAAGACAAAGTAAATATCTTAGACTTAATGAAGTATGGTAGATACGATAATAGTACACATATTTTCATGACGACTTATAAAGAATTATACGATATGAGAATGGAGAATAGAACTTCCGATATTGTAGATACATTCTTTGCACAAATAAGCGATGCTATGAACTTAGATACGATAACTAATCCTCGAGAGGATAAGACTAATGTATCGAATGCATTGTTTAATATTATTAAGACTTATGCTGGATATGAAGATAGAAAGCTTAAGCTAGAATGTGGTATAATTGATTTGCCGAATGACTTTGATCATTATGCATTTGAGATAAATCGATTAGTTGGTAGAGAGATTGACTTTAGACCATACACATTGATTAAAATGAATTTGACTGAGATTCCGTATTACTTCTTAGGATACATTGCTCCATATGCAGAATATCTTTACGTTAATCATTGCACGGAAAGACCACATGCATTCGTAAGTGATAACAACTTCGTAGCTTCCTTTGAGGGACGTTCCGCTACGGTTAATGAATCCATTGCAATATATAATGTGATTAATTATGCTAATACATGCCCTGAATTTATACGTAGCAGTATACTTCCACAGGGTAGTGCAGTAAACATCGAATTTACGATTACACTAGATCGTATCTTTACCTGTTTAGAGGAGTCTGAGAACGATAATTTTAGTTCATTCTTTAGAAATGAAATTTTATTAAATATTTTCACTGAAGAAGATATAGATAATCTTTCATATACTAGAAAGAAGACTGATGAAGAAGTTCAAGATGACTTTGATAGAGAAATAGATGAGATTATTTTCTTAGATGAAGAAGGAGGTGATGAAGATGAAAACTGATAAAGACTGTAAGTTCATTGGAACGATTGTAAACTCTCTTAAAGATGAAACTTGCACAAGATTTAGATTGAAAGCTGAACCATTATCTTTCGATACAGATAGACACTTAGATATTCAACACATTTCGTTGTATATCTCTTCCGAAGAGATTAGTGTTGTATTTAGTAATGGTTATATTAGAATTGATTTGAATACACTAGAAAGTGATGTAGCCGGTAATACATTTGCCGATACAGTTGAGGTATCTAAACTACTTAATATTATTGAAACGAAAATATTGTTAGCTAATATTAAAGAGGAGAATAAGTAAAATGAAAAAGGTCCCTGGATTGAATATATATGACACTGATAAGTTTTACTATACATTAGCATTCCATTCGAAGAATAGAGAATCATTAGATTCATGGTTAGAAACCTTTGGTGAAACCCATGAAGATATCATTGAGTATTATGATCATAATACTCGTAAAGAGAATGTAAGTAGAGAGTTTTATTCTCTTATCATAATTAGATTACCTGAATATAAGGAAAACTTATTTGACTTTGAGAACGAACTACAAGAAGCTGGAATAATTGATGTACAATTTGATTATCGTATTATGACTAAACATGATTTAGTTATTTATGAAAGCAATGTATACTCTCGCTTCTTAGGTCCTAAGCATTACATTGCAGCTATAGTTAAAGGTGATTATAACTTTGACTGTGAAATGTATAATACTTATAGAGAATTACTAGATGCATTACCAGTAGATGCTGAAACTATTAGTAAGATTAATAATTTAGATAGATTATCTGATAAGAATGAAGTACTTCAAGATTATTATGAATTACATAATCCTGAAGTTAGAATTTATATGATGATGTCAGATAAGAACTATCTTAGTTTCTTCTTAGGAGGTCACTAATATGGCAAACTATGCATATAATGCTATAACTTTTATAACTCCTAATACAGAACAGGATCTATTGAACTTAGAATTCTTAGTTACAAACTTATCATACTTATTTGATGAAACTAATGCATATTGTAATCCAGTAACTCATGCTATTACTGATACATATGAAACCAAGAAGTTTAACTTTGATGGTAGAGATAACTTTAATTGGATATCTGATGATATCGAGTATATTGATTCGATGGATATATGGACATACGATATCCAGATAGAAAGTGCATGGTGCCCAGCTATATCTCGATTTAAAGAATGGGTACAATCTATTTATCCAAATATAGATGTTGTTGGTACATGTGAAGAACCAGGATGTTGCATTTATGTAAATACAGATGTCGATGGTAATTTCTATACAACTAGATATGCTTTAAGCATCTGTAAAGATGATGAGTGTATTGATAGATATTATGATTCATTAGTTGAAGTCAATGAAGTACTAGGTCCTATCTTAGGTATACCTAAAGATTGCGACTACGATACTTTATGTCAAAAGATAGTTGAGTATAATAATTCTGAAGAAGAGATTGATGGTGTTGAAGGTATTTCATTAGATGTATATGATACAGAAGATGGTTGTACTTTCGAAGATCTATCTGAATTCATTCCGCAACCTGAAAATTAACATTATGATAACCCTTATTGAAAGGAGGTTATCATGAGAAATCCTTACTCTTTAAGTATGGTGCAATCTAGTTCCAGTGAACCAGAGGTTATTAAACTTACTAATATTCCTCCATATGATTTAAATGACTGGAACTTAGTTGACCAAAAAGACTTTAAGAAATTTCTTTCAGAGTTAGAGAAATCAGTACGTGGATCATTTGAATATCAACAGTATATCCAATATCTGCGTAACTCATTTAATATGAACAGTTGTGCGTTTTATAGAAACGTATCAAACGTTCCAAATCCTAAGATTAAGATCCATGTACATCATGATCCAATTACTCTATACGATATCTGCACAATTATCTTCCGTAAGAGACAAACTCTTGGAGAACCAATTGATGAAGAATCTATTGCTAAAGAAGTAATGTGGAATCATTACAATGGATTTGTGGGATTAATCCCATTATCTGAAACAGCTCATGAGTTAGTTCATGCAAATTACTTATTCGTACCATGTACTCATGTATTTGGTGACTACAAAGAATTTGTAAATATGTATAAACAATTCTTTACACTAGATCAATTAGATCTCCTCAAAGACATTGAGGATGCATCTGCATTATATACTAGTGATAGAGCTAAGCATTTATTTGAACAACGGTTTACGTATGTTGACGACAGTGGTGCTTATGATCTTCCAGATAAACAGAAGATTATCCAAATGCTCAATGAACGTAAGCAAGAGTTATATAATTCTTTATAGTTTTTATTTAAGTATAATAATTCCAACATATAGATAATTTATAGATCACAAAGATTTGTATACAGCAATAGATGATTAGTCTATTCCAGAGTACAAATCTGATCTAATTGGAATTATTATCTAATGAGGTAAAAAAATGAAATTTGATGTATTAAAAGAATTATCTGAAAATTACAAATTAGAAAATACTAATTCCAATGCATTACAAGAAATGAGTCATGATCTACATGATATTCTAGAACAAGTTAACACACTTCAAGCGGCTCCTGAATTCCCAGTTGCGGCAGTTCCAGTTTTTGAAGCTGCGAAGGAAGATGGTTCTAAAGTTCTAGTGGTAGATGCCTACGACCTAGCTCGATATATGGAATCGGCTTTGGAAACGGATCCTTTGACTGCTATCGGAAATATCAAGACTGATAACTTGATTCCTGATGATGCTAAGTTTGCGGTCTTAATCGACAGAAAACGCTTAACTAGCATGAAAGAAGCAGCAGAAACAAATCCTGAATCTGGGCTTGTAAACGTTGGTCACGCAACAAACATGCTTAAAAATATTATCAATAAAGGCATTGAATTAGTATCTAAATAAGAAACGGAATATACCCATAGGAGTTAATCTCCTATGGGTATTTACTTTTTATTTTGCTCGTTACAAAGTATTAATATAAAGGAGGTGAAACCTTATGAAAGTAATTGACATCTTTTCTGATGCATCAGTATTAGGTAAAGTAGATAGAGCTAGAGGCAACAGAGTATGTGCCGGAGCTATATCTGTAATTAATGATAGACGTGATAAAGAATATCATTGTGTTATTGAAGGTAATACTAATAACTATGGTGAATTAACTGGATTATATTTAGCTATCAAATTAGCAGCTGAATATAGAGATGAGTACACTGAATTCAATATCTATTCTGATAGCAATATTTCAGTTATGGGATTAAAAGAATGGATATATAATTGGATAACTCATATGGATGAGAATGGTACAATGTATACTGGTGCTGGTGGAGTAGTAGCCAATCAGACTATTATCAAATCTATAATTGATTTTATAATCAATACATTTGACCCAGAAGTTCATCGTATTAATATCTTACACTGTAAAGGTCATGTAAATATTAATTCTGTTTTCAGTTTAAACAATGCATATGAATGTCTAGCTAGAAACTTTAGACTGGCACCAGATCATCTAGTTGATTTGATTCCATATATACAGAAATGGAATAACTATATTGATGAATCTACTAGAGCATCATTAATTAGAATGCAGCATGGTGTAATTTATAAACCTGATGAAGGTAAATGTACACCAGCGTTATTTGATGAGAGATTAATCTATCCTATCTATTTTAAGATAGTTAGAAATAAACTATAGGAGAGAATATAATGGAAAAGCGTAAAATCTTATTATTTGTAAAAACAAGAAACTCTAAACGTAACCACGAGATTGAAGGTTATATTAGTGCAGATAGTCCTATGCTAGAAGCAAAAGGATTCTTCAACTACTTTGATGAAGAAGAGAATATTCATATCATCCCAGCAGAGAATATTGAATACTTTGCATTATCTTATAGCCTAGTAGAGTATGCAGAGATGGAAGGATTTACAGATAGTAAAGCATCTACTAATCTTATCAATAATACATATACTCTAGATACTAACCAAGATAAAGTAATGGATATCGAAGATTGTTTCTCTGTAGCTAAAGGTACTAAATATATTGCATTTGATACATTTGGCACTGAAGTAGTTAATCGTATCTTTGTACCAATTTCTTCTGTTAAAGATATTACTATTCGTGATAATGAATCACCTACACGATATAAAGCAAGCTTATTATTTGATCCAACTGTTCTTTTAGCTGCAGCTGGTGAAGGTAACGATCATCGTGTATTAGATATCTTTAAGAATCTTAAACCTACAGGTATTACTGAAGCTGAAGTAGTTCAATTATACCAAGCTGGTTTCTATGATTTGACTATTCTTCCAGAAGGAATCGCTAATGGATTAGATGTGTATATTAATCATTCTGAAGAAATTGATACTAGTAATAATAAAATTAGTCCGTTTAATCTAGAAGCAAGAGCTTTTGAACCTGTAGATGATGAATATAAAGTTCCAAATGGAGATAATACATTAAAAACTCATCCAGGTTTTAAAGTTCTACCTACACTAGCCGAAGGTACTGAAATGACTGATGAAGAATTAGTTAAAGCTATTGAAGAGCAACTTGAAGTGCCTAGTAATAATGTATATGAAACTATCGAAGGTGATATCGTAGATTTAGGTACAGAAGCTGATAATATGGAAACTTGTCAGCCAGAAGAACCTGACTTCTCTGAAAACTTAGCAGAATCTCATCCAGAAGCATATGCTGAAGTACAAGAAGAATTCAAACGTGATCTTAATAGACTTAAAGCATTTAGTAAGTATCGTTTACAACAAGAGTTAGCCAATGATCATTTGATTAAAGCTAATAATCCTAACTATTCTTCTACATTATTAGATATTGAAGAAGCATATTATGATATCTTAAAATCTACTGGTACAGATATTACTAAAGATAGTCATTCATTTAAAGAAAATCTAGTTGATTATATTAGAAGTATGTAATATTTACCTCCCTAGGATCATAGTAATCCTAGGGAGGAATATGCTCTCTTTAATTTTTTATATGGGCATATATTATTATGGTGATCTACATATTTCGATTTAAAAAGGAGGTACCCATATGGATATCATTAATTTCGTAGATGAATTCGGCGTACCCCATTGCGTCGAAGTAGAGCAAAGTTCAAAAGAAGAGTATGATAGATTTGGAGGTTCCGAAATCACATTATCAACTAACACATTTTACGATGAAACACAATTAGACAGAGGAGAAGAAATTATGTTGAAACTAAACCCTGGCGTTATCTATGACGCAAACGAAAAACCTTTTATCTTAACAAGTAGTGGTCTAGCACTACCTATTAGTGCTGAAACTGAAGTAGAACTTCACAAATGGGAATATGAAAGAGTAGCAGCTTATATTGAAGAGAAAGCTGCAATCATTCAAGAACGTGCTATGAAAATCTTCAAAGAAGATATTGAACCTGCTCATGAACAAATGATGGCTGAGAAACATCACCATCATTGCGGTTGTGGTTGTAACCATGATCATAAACCTAATAATGGTTATTTTGGTGATCTTATTGCCAAGCATACTGGAACTGGTAAACCTGAAGAGAAACCATATGACCCAGTAGCTGAGAATAAGATTCGTAAACCAAAACCAAAACCTTATAGTGGAATCTTTGGTCGTTATGTAAATGGAGATGCCCCTAACCCAATTAAAGAGGTTATAGCTCCTGAACATCATCAAGACTTCACTAGTAGCTTAAGATACTACATTGATCCAAATGGTGTAGTATATGTCCATCATACTAAGACTGGTGCAACTGATATTGCAGATGCTGGAGAGATCGATGTATTATATCGTCACTGTCCACAATTTAAAGTAGAGTATGATAATATGGTTAGAAGTCGTGTAGGTCAACCAATCTACACAGGTAATCCTATTCAAGATATGATGAATGGTATGGGAGGATTCGCTAGATGATAAAGACAGATAGCTCTGGACAAGTAGTCGGATTTAGCTTATCCGATCTAAATAATCCAGAAGCGATGGATATCATCCGTGGTAAGATTAAAGCATCTGAAAGTAGAATTCGTAATGAGTTCATGGCTCAGACTTTATCCTTACGGAATGAGTATATCAATCGTTTGAATAATATTGTGTGTGGTGTACACATTAGACCGGTTCCATGGAATGAATCTACTGATGAGAATGAAATCCATGAGTTCTTGAAAACACACCCTGAGTATCAATTAGATTATAATCTAGAATTGTATGAAGAAAAGATGCTTAGTATGGGACTAGATCCTACTGAAGGAATGTTTAGACAATTCCCTCCAGGTACAGCAGTATTATCTTCTGGTGTAGGAAGACATCTTGCTTATATGGAGCAACTTAAAGATCAAGAAGGTCTTAATATTCCTGACTTAGAAAACTTCATGGTTGGTGTAACTAAAGATGCTGATCCAGAAATAGATACAACAACTGATGAAGAACTAAATCAAATGGTACAAAATACATATATGGCTGACCAATATCAAATGCAAGCAGCTATTGGATTACCTCCAATGCTTCCAAATGGTCAATATAATTTAGATGCATTAAATGTACCTTTCGGTTATACAATTCCTTTGATGGAAGTTCCTAAAAGAATTTATGACCTAACTAACTTGCAACCTCCAAGAGATATCTCTGCGGAAATGCAAGACCAATCTATTCCTTATGAAGAAAGATTGGCTACTTATAATGCGATGGTTAAATATACTAATGATTATAATGAATACATTAAAGGTGCTTGGTTTGAAGAAAACAAACAATCCATCTATAATGAAATCCGTGCACTTATTGACCAACGTAATACGATTCTTTGCTCCCAATGGACTTACATGCAACCTCAAGTAAGAGCTAGCTGGGAAAGAGAAATTAATAATATCAATAACCGTATTCAAGAACTTCAACAAAACATACCTAACCATCCAATGGATAACTTCTATAAGTATGAACAACAAATCCTTGAATACAACTATCAAGTTCAAAAGTATAATACTAATAAGCTCAAGTATGAGCATTATAAGTATGAGCAATCTGTAAAGAATAATCCTAATATGGTTACATTCATTACAGCTGAAGAACTTCAAGCAAATGGCTGTTACTTTGATAGTAAAGTCAAAGAATGGGTAGATCGTACAGGTCGTCCATTAAATCCTGAGCATGCTCATATTTATGACGAAATGAATAGAATTAAGTCTCAAATGGAGATTAATGCTGAAGCTAAACAACGTCGTGATGAATATACTGAACAAATGTTTATGGTTAATAGTATGATTAGAGATTGCTTTAATCATTTAGGGTATACAGTCGAAGATGCTAATGAAGTTGTTGATAGCGATCCATTTGGTATGATGCGTGATTTGAATTATAATCCATACTATCAAACAGATGGTACATGGAATAGTTTTGTTAAACGTACAAGTCCTCAAATGGGTGGTAATAACTATGATCCTGTGAGTGATAAGAATGTTAATGACTTGACTCCAGAAGAGTTTGAAGCATATACTAAGCGAGCTGAAACGTTAGCTAGAAATGCTAGAGCTGCTAATGTAATTCCAATGTCTGAACAACAAATTCTTTATATGCAATCTCGTAGAGGTGCAGTAGGTCCTAATGGAACGATCCGTGTTTATAGTATGAGATCTCCATTCACTGCTAAACTTCAAGAGATTAATGAACGTCGTAAACCAGGTGAGCATAAAGGCTTGATGAATATGTTTGATACATACTCTGAAGCAATGCCAGCCTATAACTATTCTTTAACTCATGTACGTCCTAGAGACTTAAGTGGATTCTATGATCATGATAAATTCAATGATGCTATTGAAAATTATGCTCATAAAACTCGAATCAGTAGAACTAGTGACTTACTTAATGAGTTAGATGATAATGCAGCTTTTGCTGATGCCATGAATAATGGTATTCTTGGATTATCTTTACCTGATGAAATGGGATACAACTACAATAGACGTAGAGTAGCTTTCGATAACTCTATCTTAGAGCAAATGGAAGCAACTAATAAACCATTCCCTGAAGGTGCTAGAATTAAAGATCCAGAAACTGAAACTTATGATGATAGACCATTGAAAGAAATTCAGAAGGAAGTATATGGTAAAGCTATGGATAGAGCAGCTAGACTTAAACAATACTTTGCTCCTGAATTAGGAGGTACATGGGATGCAACTGCAGTCAACGATAATTGATGATCTGACTGGCAACTTAGATAACTCCAAAATCAATAGTAGGTTATATCATGATGCGGATATCTACCAAAGTATGAATACATTCACTACATTGGAGGAGTTATTCGAATCTATTGAAGGTCCTTGTGTGTATGATTTCTTTAACGATGATGAATTAGCATTGATTAAGAAGATCATCTTTGATCGCAAGGATAAAGCCTTCAAGAAGAAGTTCCAGAAGCTAGATGCTATTGTTAAACCAAAAGGGTTTAAACGATCTGGTTGTGGTACAAACCGTGTTGTTTATGAGCCACTTGATGATAATGCTACATTCTGTATTAAGATAGCATTAGATAAAGCTGGCTCTAAAAACAATCCAGATGAGATCGTAAACCAGAAGTATCTAAAACCATTCGTGGCTAAATGTTTTGATATTAGTCAAGATGGCAATGTTGGTATATTCGAACGAGTAGTACCAATAGAGAACCTCTATCAAATGTGGTCAGTACGTGAAGACATCTATAGAATAATGGAAACCATTGTTGGTAGATTTATCATAGATGACTTTGGTACTAAAGCATTTAAGAACTGGGGTTTAAGAAAAGGATTTGGTCCAGTATTACTTGACTACGCAGACATGTATATTCTGGATCCAAAGATTTTATATTGTACTCATACATTGAATCTAGATACAACCGAGCAATGCCGAGGGGAATTAGATTATGATGCTGGGTTTAACAATATTATATGTCTTAAATGTGGCGGTATTCATATGGCTTCTGAATTCAAAGATGGTCGTAAGAAGATCGCTCTATTTACAAGAAAGAGGGAAATAGACATGACTATGAAGATCCAAATTTTCAAAAACGGAGAATTATATTGGGATAACGATCATGGTGTTTACACTGATGAAGTTAAAGTAAATGATTCTGTCGATAATAAATTAGATATCACTTCTAAACTAGATCTTGAAGAGATTGATAAGATGAAAGAAAACTTAGCTAAACTAGAAGCTAAGTCTATTGTCAATGAAGAAAAAATTCGTAAGTATTATGAAGATATGCATAGAGAAACTGAAGAGTATAAGAAAAAGAAAGCTGAAGAATTTCATAAAGAAGAATTGAAGCCTGAATTGGTTATCGAAGTCCCAGCTATCAATCCAGCTCCTCCACGTATCAATAAATACTTCGCACCTAAACCAGAAAGACCTGCTCGTGATCTAGAAAACACTATGCATAATAAGGCTCTGGAGAAGTTATCTGAGGATATGAAAAAACCTCAAAATACAGTTAAGATCAATCCTATTCATATTGAAACTAAGGTATCTGAGCCTGTAAAAATTGATACTGATGGTGACATTAAATTAGAAGAGAAACCTGTAGAGGAGAAAGAAGATATGTTATTAACAATTGATCAAATTAAAACTTTAGGTGAATTTATTGGTGAAGCTGCAGCAGATATCGAATCCGTTGTAGGTACTGAAGATGCTTATAGTTATAATGAGATCCTAGAATTGGATAAGCAATTTACACGAATCTTGAAAGATCTTGATGATTCTAAAGTAATGACTATTGAAGAACTTCTTCCTGAAGTATTCTATGCTTATATTGATAATGATATCAAGAAAGATAATGAAGTTCGTGTTGGTGATTTCCGTGACGCATTAGGTGATGAATTAGCTAATGCCGCTACAATTATTCTAAATATTAAGTTGGACATTGAATCTGAATTCGAAGAAGAAGACGAAGAAGAACAACCTAAAGTTCGTCGCCGTCGTATGTCCACAAGTGATCGTTACTAAGAGGTGATTCGATGAATGGAATTACGTTCACAAATGATCCAACACTAGCTGCCCAAGCTAGTGTTGATCCTGGGACAAGAGTAGTTATTGTAACTGAACATGCACCGGCAGTTCTATTACAGAATCCTAATGTAGTTAAGCTTCCAGTATTGCTTCCACCATTCAATGTAGTATCAGTCTATGTAGATTATGGTGAAGACGCATTCAAAGAAGCTTACTTATCTTATTTGAATCAAGTAGATATTATTATGAATATCTTCTTAGTCGGTGCAGCTATGCATAATAAGAATGTAGTAGTTTATACTACAGATGAAGAATGGAGTAAAGATAGTATTCCATTCATGGACGTTCTTATGAGTGTATTTGCCGCATCATTACAATTACAGATGACATATAGTGGTCCAACTATGGTATCATTCATTCCATCTGTATTTAGTATTAGTTATGCTGTAACTAACCTATTCCAATATGGATATATCAATGAGCAAAGCTATGTAAGATATATGGCTAATACTTCATTTGATAGAAATACAGTTAACTCTTATCTATTAAGTAAGAATATCAAGTTAGATGATGAAGTTCCTGTAGAGTTACAAGATAAAGCATTCCAAAATATTATGGCAGTTAAGTCTGAAGATCCTGACTTGACTCCTGCATTGATGGGTGATTAGAATGAAGTTTGTATTTTGTACAGAACCAATCTATCAATATTATAGATCTTATCTATATGCAGATGATAAAGATAAATTGGATAAGCAACTCATGATAGAATATGGAGACTATAAAGATATCTGGGATCTAAAGCAACAACAAGATGCTTTACCAGAGAATATCTTTGTGGCTGAATTGACATCAAGAGATTATCCAAGAAATCCATGGAATTATGTAAGTCAGCTTATCTCTAAGCTGACTTATCAATATCTTATTGATAGCCCAGATTTTGAAACTATCTTTAGTGAAGTATTATTCAATCAATCTGAAGTAGAGTTCTATGAATTCTATAAAGCTATCTTTAGATTCTATAATGGTTCTGAAGTATTCATTATTGTAAGCAATGATGAATATTCTGATATGGTTACTCAAATGATGTGTAATGTAATTAGAAGAACGTATGGTATACATCCACAAATCATTTATGATATGGATGATGTATATAGTATACGTGATGATATAGACTTCTCTCCTCAAGGAGCTCAACTTGCATATTTGCAACGTGCAGCTTATTATAAACTTGAGGCTAAGAAGAACTTTGAATCATTACAAGTTTGGTATCCATTTGATATGAATACATATACAAATGCATTGGAGTAAACAATGAGATTTTCATCTATTGATATACTTATAGGTGATACTATCTATAAGTATACATCAGAGAATAAAATGGACTGGTCTTATCATTTAGATAAGATTGAACCAGAAAAGATTTTATATCTTGATGATTGTAATCTAGTATTAAATGATATCGACTTAGATGACGATAATCTTAAAGTAGATGAATACGATAACTTTATTAGAGTTGGTGAATTCATATTGATGACAAAACAAGATATGTTTGGTATGAAGCAAGCTATAGTCGGATTAGATCCACATAATATAGAGCTTCATAAAGACTACTTTATTGCATTGATATTTAAAGTAATGAATATGGTTTCCAAAAATAATATTCAGCTTGCTATTGATACTCTAAGAGATTTCTACCGTGATTATGTAAACGGTGAACTCAATATAGAGTATTATAGAGAATTCAATCTACAATCTAAATTTAAAGTATCTAGTATGAACTACATTTATTATATCGATTCAGATATAGTTGATTTTAAATCATTAGATATTAGTTATAATGAGAAAGTGCTAAGATATATATCTTCTCTTATTTGGGGAGTATATGGAAAAGTATAAATATACCCACTAGGAGTTTAACTCCTAGTGGTTTTCTTTTTTTGTAATAGTGGTATTCTTTGACTGTATATTATTAAGGTGATATAATGATATAGTATTTATTAGTTTAGTCCTTAGGACAGAAAGAGGTATATCATGTTAAACCGTACTCACAAATTTGAATTAGCTAATGTAGAAAAATCTATTAAAGACCATCCAAAAATGTGGATTGGTTTAAGCTTTATTTCTACGTTCCTATTTGTAGTTGATGTAGTTAACACATTAAAGAAAGAAGGTAAATAGCATGTATATAGTTAAAGACCAATTTGGATACACAATCGGAGTTTGCAACAGCTTTGATAATGCTATTGAAGTAGCACGAAACTTTACTTCTAAAGATCCATATGTAGGTAAATCTGCATATGTATTAGAAGGTGGAGTTGATGTATTCCGTACAACAGTATCTGATATCGAAGATTAAAATAATAAGGAGGATGGGAATATTCCCATCCTCCAAAGTTATTTATTTTTTTTACTTGTAGCACCATTATTGTTGATTGCTGTATATGCGGTGACTGCTAGGAAGATCTTCTTAGCAATCAAGTCAGGAATAATATCTTCTTTATAGAAGAGTCTAAGCTTATT